ACGCTTCTCAATAACAAAGGATATGATAACGTTAACAATTAACTTTAAATAATAGAGAAAAATATGCTAACATATAATAGTATATAATTGGGAGGTTATAAATATGCTTGTGATTTATATGAAGAAAATTATGAATAATTATTATAAGTTTTTATTTTTTTTTATATTTATTAATATAATTATTTTTAAATTAAAATAGGGAACTATATAATGAAAAAGAATAAAAAACAATTAGAAGCTTTATTAAACAAAACAAAGATTAAAAAAATAATATGAAGATACAAGAAGTATTAAAAGAAAATGGCAATAAATTTTCTTCACCAGCAGATGCATTTGCGGCTATGTTAGTTTCATCTAAACACTGGGCAAATAAACAAAGCATTTACATTGATGCACGTAATGCTTTTGAAGATTTTACAAATGGATTAAAAGACGCTGAAATTGCAATAATACTTTATGTAGAATATTATAAGTATGGTGATATTGATTTGTATAAATTTCTTCAAAAATTTTATTTAAGATACTTTAATTCTAAAGAAGAAGTGTTAAATCTTATAGACAAATATGCTCGTAAGTTTAACAAAAGTTTCGGTAAAGCAATGTATGTTAAGAATTAATATTAATTAAAATATTTATAAATAATAAAAAAATAGGTAAAAAATGGAACAGCAAAAAATTAAAAAGTTAATTCAAAGAACTAAAAAAGTTCAAAGGATTTTAGAAAGTCAATTGAATGAAAAATCCAACCAAGAAGTAAACGAAGAAATATTGGAGAGATTAGAAGAAAATATTAGTGAGTTTACGAAATTATATTCGCAGTATAAAAAACATTTTGAAGCAATTAATAATTTTGCATCAGAATGTAAATATTATGAAAAAACGTATAAAGATGCTGTTCAAAAATATAAAAAAGGTGCATATAAAGACAAAGATATAGAAAGCCCGAATAGAGATGGTGTTAATGACTATTTGGAAACTATGAATGAAGTGTTAAAAAATAATTTAAAAAATATAAAAAATGTTGCAGATAATCTTGATTTTAGTTAATTAAAGCTTTTAAATAATAAAGCACGTTATTTTTAATTAAACAGCGTGCTTTTTTTATTTTATATAACACATAAACACATCATAAACAATTACCGACATATTTATACACCTAATAACGAATTATGTATAAATATGTTTTATTTATTTTACAATAATCTCTTAACAGTAATATCAACAGCTTCTTGGTTTATATCACAACCTATAAAATTTCTATTTAATTTTTTACATACAACCGCTGTAGTACCACTTCCTAAATAAAAATCAGCTACTATATCATTTTCATTACTGCACATTGTTATTATTCTTTCAATTAGTTTAATTGGTTTTTGTGTATCATAACCGCATCGTTCTGTTTTATCATTTTGACCTAGCATATTTATTTGCCAAACATTACTTATAACTTTACCATCTGGGTGATAATATTTTTCTTTAGCATATCCTCTTGGTGCTGTTTCTGAATATGGTTCTCTTATTTCATTAAAAATATAATTGTTATTATTTTTAGCATACCATAAAATAGTATCGTGATTATTTCTAATGTTATTCTTTTTTCTTGGTGCTGAATTATAATGCCATATTATTTCATTAATAAAATTATTATAACCAAATATATCATCTAATAAACACCGAACCCAATGATTAATTCTATAATCCATTTGTAATAATATTGAACCATTAATACTAAGAACTCGTTTCATTTCAATTAAACGTGGTATATAATGATTTTCTATCTCTGTTCGCATTGGTTTCAAGTCAATGTAATTTTTAAATTTATTGCCAGTGCCATATAGAATATCACAATAAATTAATTGTATAGAATTATTTTGTAAAGTTTGTAATAATTCTAAATTATCTTGTTTAATAATTTTTATCATAAATATTTTTTAACTATATCATTCATATTATAACCTTTTATTAAAATATCTAAATCATCATATTCTTTATTATTTAAAATTCCATTTAATAATAACATACTGTTATTTTTAATATGTAAGTTAAACATATAACGCTTATTAATAGTAGCATATGAATTTGGTAAAATATAACTATTACCTGATAAATCACTAAATATATGCTCACCAACAAATCTAAAATCAAATGTTACTATTATACTATTTATTAACTTACGTATGTGTGGTTTTTTATAACCTCTATAAGATATTATATAATCACTATGAATTTGACGCAAGCTATCAAGTGAATAATATTTTAAAATTTCACCAATTTCAAAAACCATTTTAGTAATACTATCACAATTAAGATTTGATTTCATAATTATTATTGTAATATTTTTAAAAATTCATTTACCTTATCTTCTACACTACTATTACTTTCTATAACAATAACTTTCTTTTTTAATAGTTCATCTTTTTCTAATGTTTCTAAAAATAACTTATTTATTTCTTTTAAATATTCTATATCCATTGACCTAATATTATTTGATATTAATCTACTATAATTTAATAATAATATTATTTTATTTATTTGTTTTAAATAACGCTTATGTGTTCTATAAACATCATCATAAGTTTCTTTTGTTATTTTATTTTTATTATATAAATATTTTGAATATACATATACATCAAATGCACATCTATCATATACTATTGTTTTATCTATAGTATCATCAAATGTTTTAACAGTATTAAATAAATATAATAATTGCTGTGAATCATTACTATTTTCTGATAGGTTAACTTTGTCAACCATTTTTGTTGATGGGCTTTCGGTAAAGTAAAATTCTTTACATTCATCTAATTTTTTTAATTCATTTATTAATGTACTCTTACCACTACAATGCGGACCCGATATAGCAATGTTATATCTTGGTTTATTAATTAATTCTAATAGTTTTAATAAAAGATTATCATAATACTCACCCATTAATTCTTTTGTTAATTTATATGGTACATAACCAATATAGTTATTTTTATAAAAAACATTAAGTTTTTTAATTTCTATTTTATCTGGTGGTTTTTCTAATTTCTTTATTAGATGTGGGAAAGTTAAATGTAATTCAATTTTACCATTAATATATAATTCATTAACATCTTTTAAATTCATAACTACTCCATTTTATTTTTTAATTTACAATCTATAAAAACAATACCACCTTGCACTGTTTTTAATACACCATCATCTGAGCATTCTGGTTTTATAAAATTATCTACATACGAATAATTAAAATACTCTTCTACTAATTTAACTATCTCTTTTGAAAAATCATTTTCTACATATCTCCAAAAACGCTTACCTTTTGAAGATTTTACACCAACTACCCATAAACAATTTTTATGAAAATAAAATTTTAAATCGGTGTATTTTAATGTTCTCTGTTTAAACTCGTCTTCTTTTATATTATTCATTTTTATCTTTTAATTTACAGTTTATAAAAATAACACCATCATAATATTTAGTTATTAAGTGCTTAGAATGATATTCGATTGTTAATATATTTGTTATATCTGTATATGTAAAATAAGTATTTATTAAGTTAAATACTTCTTTAATAAGTTCGTTGTTTTCAAAACATAACCAATCGTGTTCAAATTCAGACAATTTTAAACCATAAACATATAAATCATTGTAATTAAAACTAAAATCTAAGTTAGAATATTTTAATATTTTATCTTTAAATCCTGGTGTATTTATATTAAGATTACTCATCTACTTCTTCGTATGTTAATTTAAATATATCTGGTTTACAAGGATAAAATTCACCATGTATGCCTTTAATTATATAATCACCTGGTAATGCTTTATGATTACCTTCTAGAGTTTCTATAATTATACTAAATATTGGCGGTAACATATTAGCATTATATGAACTAACGTTTTCTAATTCTTTATTTAATTTTTTACCAACAAAATTTTCAATCTCAGAAATATTTAAATTATTATATTGAATAGCTTCAATTACAACTGGCTTTTTTCTATATTTTTTTATCATTTTTATTCACCTAATACAGCAAATGTTACTGTTAATAATTGATTTGAAAAAACTAATTTATGATACATATGTTCTAATAAATATTTAGACTGCATTTTATTTATAAAAACTTCCATATCATTACTATCTAAATATTCTGCTAATTGTATATTTATATGGTCATATAAATAGCCATCAATGTTTTCTTCACTACAACTATGTAAATGTGCTTTTTTGCCAAAACAATTATTAATAATTTCTAATAATTCTTGTATTTTATATTGTTCTAATATGTTTGTATTAAATAATTTTTTCATTTGTTTTCTCCAATATTTTCTAATATAGATTCTATATCTTTAATTGTATCACTTTTTACTGACATCTCTTCTTTTAATAAGCTTTTGACCGCTTCATGCATTGTTGTAAAATAAGTACTTAAATCATAACTTGTATAAAAACCCCAATATTCTGTTGAGAATGATATATACCCTGTTAATCTTTCACCTTTAATAACAACATTAAAAGATGCATTGTGACCAAAACGATGTGCTATTGTTTCGAGTTCTATTATTTCTATTTCTGATATTTTCATTATTTAACTCCTGTTTTTTTAATTTTAATATTATAAATCTATATATAAATCATTAACTTTTAATTTTTTACTCTTTTAATTTATTCAATTGTTGTATAACTATGTGACATTCTACCGTCATAATGACGGTGAGTTCTTGGTTTACTATCTCTATCACCGACCTCAATAATTCTAACACCTGATATTCTGCTATTTATTAATTCTGGTTCTATGTCATTATAAAAGAAATCTTTAACCCAATATTTATTTTCCATACGCAATAAAACTTTTGAATTTGTTGGTATATATGTATTAGTTTGCTCTGTTTTTAATATAAAATTCCCATCTAAATCATATATATTATAAGTATAAAGGTTAGCTTTTATTGAAATTTCACCAACAATTACTTGCTTTGTTATTATTTTAATTTCAGTTAAATAAGAATTAACATAGATTGATAATAATATAGTTATTGCTAAAAAAAAAACAAAACACGCTGTTAATGTTATTTTAATAAATCTGTCTGTTAACATTTTATTACTCACCAAGCTCTTCTAATTTTTCAATTATGGCACTCTGTAGTACTATTAATGCATTTTGAAGTTTTTCATATTGGTAGTTAATTACATCTAAATCTTCAAAGTGCAAAAGAATATCGTCAATTATTTTACATATGACTTTAGCATTTTTTAAGTTTTCTATTAATTCTTTATCTTCCATTTATTCCTCCGTTTTAATAAATTTTATATTTCATTTTTAACTTTAATTTCTAATTTATCAGTTAAATCATCCGCTATATAATGAATAATCCTATCATAAGCATTACCTTTGAACAATTCATTTTCTATTCGATAATCAATAAGTCTTTGTATGTAGTCTGAAATATTAAAACTTTCTAAATATTGTCCTACTGTTTTTATTACAGCTTCTTTAGTCCATTCTCTAATATCTTCTTTCGTAATACCTAATTCATTATACATTATATTACGGAACATTACATATTTATCATTTTTCATTCTGCTCCTCTTGTTTAATATTATTTCTCATATTTTCAATTTCACTATTTAATAAATCTAAAAGATTTTCCATTTGTTCTACTGTTGGTTTTTTACCATCGATTGATAAACAAAAAGGTAAACTTTTTATTAGTAAATTTTCATCGAATAATTTTTCCCTATCAATATTATCAATGTAGCTTAATAAAAATAATTCTTGCCATAATTCAGATTCTTTTGATATTTGTAAATTCGTTGTTATGCTATGAAAAAGTAATGTATCTTTAGTATTAAAATTTTTATATCCTTTTTCTATCTTACTCCAATTACTTGGGTCAACACTAATACTTTCACAAAATTCTCTTAGTCCGATATTACGTTCTAATCTTAATTGTTTTATTTTTTCGCCAAATCTCATTTAAAACCTCTTTATTCATTAAAAAATTCAGAAATTATACATTCTGTGTAAAGTGTACAGTTATTATTTTTATTTACTTTTTCAATTGAAGGTGCAATTGGTTCTAATGGTGTATCTATTTTATTTTGTTTGTTTATACAAATATATGTATCTGGAAAAATATATGCACCTGATTTTTTTACACAATATTTGCAATTTTTACAATAAACTTTTTTATTTTCCATTTTTTACTTCTCCTTCTCCATAAGTCGTAATTGAATCTACCACACTAAATTCACCAGTCCACATTGATGGTGATATTATGCTTGTTTGTTTATTCATTTCTTTTCGTATTAATTCTCTTATTTCTTCTGGTGTTTCAGTTACATTTTCATTGTCTAAATGTTCATGTGTTCTTACCACATAAGTTGATGCAGTATCAAAAAATGTAGTTGATTCTAAACCAGCTATAGTATTTATATTTATAGTAAATTTACTATAAGTTATAGTTTTATTTGAGTATATATATCCTTTCCTCGTTAATTCTATAAACATTTTATTTCTCCGTTTTATTTTTTATTTATCCATATCTTTAATAACATATTCGTATTGTGGTTTAATAGCTAAACACTGTGGTAATCTTTCATTCACTAATTCAGCATTGAATAATTTACATATAAAAAAATTAGAAACATATTTATCTTCTAAAAAGTACGGGCAATTTGTGTTACATGATTTTGTTCCATATACACGCACTTCATCGGTTAATTTAAATATTTTAATATTATTTTCAATTTCTTGTATAGCTTCTTCTCTTGTCATTATTATCTCAAATTTAATTTAATAAATCCCAAAAAATGATTCATCAACATATTTACAATAAACTTTTCTATTTATTCTCACTTTTATCTCCATTAACATTTTGAAAAAAACTAATTAACATTTGTTCAAATTTTTCTAATTGTTCTTCTGTTGGTTTTTTTTGTTCAGCATCTGACAATACTTGCAAAAATATTTTAATATATTCAACAGTATTATAATTTTCAATACGTTCTAAATTATCAGAAAGTATTTCATGATGTAATGTTAAATAATCTAAATCAAACTCACTTAAGCCCAATCCTTTTGCTACAATTGGTAATATTTTTTCATTCGGATATGTGAGGCAATCTTCTATTCTGACCCACATGTTCGGTTTAAACCCTGTATTTCTACAAAACTGCCTTAAACTAATGTTTCTGCTCATTCTCATTTCTTTTATTCTTTGACCGAATTCCATCGTTATTCCTTTATTTTTAAATTGTTATTTATATACTCTGCTGTTTTTAAAACGTTTACTGGAATATTACCATCTGAACCATCATTAACCAATAAAACAATGCTATAATCCCATAAAATTTCAAAATAAACATCACATAAATAATCAGCATCGTTTTTATTATTAGATAAATTATCTTCATTAAAATAACATATACTAACATCACCACGTATTTCTTTAAAAGCTTTATCACTGCTCTCAATAAAACTATAACTTATTTTAATAACTTTATCACGATTAATTTTGCTAAATGGGTCAAGTACTATAGAATTAATAGAATCAAATCCTGTAGAACATTTTACTATTTCTATTATTTCTTCTTCTGTTAGATTTTCAATTTGTTTTAGCATTTTTTTTTACCTAAAATTTTCTATAAAAAAATTATCCCAATACTCTTGCTCCTGATTTAGTCTTCTTTCACTTTCTATCATTTCTTTTAATATAACATCGCTATAAGATTCGCATATACTAAGTTCTACCTTATCATTATTTATCATTTCCTCTGTTATCTCACCAATAAAATAATTATCATTATTATCTAAAAAATCACCACAATTACCACATCGTTTGTAACTATTTTGTATTGTCATTTACTACACCTTTACTTTAAAATTATCTAAACACTTTTGGTATCTTTCATGCCTATATCCTAATTCCGTCATTTCTAAATCCTCACCAAATAAAAAACAAAAATCATCCATATCATCTTCAAAGTTGCATATATGTATGACTCCATTACTTTGAATATCACTACAGCATTCTGAGAACCTTCTATCAACAACTGGTGTTTTGATTAAGGTTAACAATTGTTCTGGATTTATTATTTCTGTTTTCATTTTAACTCCTGATTATTTGTCTTTATACTATGTTTTTCTATTATTTTCTCGCCAATATTATGTTTTATTCTAACACTATAATTAATTTCATTAATTACTTTTATAACATCATTTATTATTTCACTATTATATTCTGTCAATTTGTTTTGTAAATTTTTCTTTAACATAACCAAATCAATACATACATTTTCTATTGCAAGTTCATAATGACCCGCATCTAAAAGCTTATCTAAATATGTGTTAATATTAATTTTTTTAATTATATCAAATTCAAAAACATCTATACTAGTTTCATAATCAGGAATATATATAGAATATTGATATCCCAAATTTCCATATGGTTCTGATTCAACATTGATTATTATTCCAATTACATTATGATTCTTTTTTGTTATTAAATCATAATATATAAATTCAACTTTATCATTTATTTTATATTTTTGCATTTTATATCATCTCGTATTTAATTTAATTTATAATACAAATATAATAAATTTTTTATAAAAAGTAAATAGTTAATTAAGATATTCATAATTATTATTTATATCAAATATATATCTAAAATTTAATTCTTCATTAATTCTATCAATAACTACATTAAGTTCCTTATTTTTAAAATTAGATTTATCTTTAATTATTTCTTCAAAATCACACATATTTTCTTCTTTTAATTTTTTTATATGAGCATAAACCATATGCATATTTAATAGATATAAATCTATAAGACATAATTTTGATAAGTCTATTTCAATATTATCAAAATAGTTAATTGTTAGAATATTTGTTCTTTTCTTTTCTATATTCATTATTATAACCTGTTATAATTTTATTACTTAGTATTATTTAATAATTCTACAAGCGTATTTGAAAATTTTAGTAATCTATTATTTATTACTTTTTCACATTCTAATAATGAATCATAATAGTTACCAAAATTATAATCTAAATGTATTGTTGTTTCATTTAACTCCAAAAACCAATCGCATATTATTTTATTTATTTTAAAACAATTTGGTTTTTTATTATCATGATAATTAGTAAATTCTTCAACTTCTGCTAAAAATATCAAATTATCATAATTTGGATATTTTTTCTTATCAGTTTTTAAAAACAACCTATGTAATAAATAATAACCACGATTAATAACATGCCATTCTAATTTTTTGTTTTCAATCATTTTTAATTATTCTTGTATTTCTTTATTAAGAATATATGCATTTTCTAACATATACCTACTTATTTTTGTATATGCTCTTTGTTGAGCATCTTCTCTAAAACCTCTAAATTTAACTCTTGCTGGATAAACATCCAATATTTTATCATCTTTAATATCAAATACTATTGACCACCCGAAAATGTGAAGTATTTGATTGATAATGACTACTAATCCAGTGTTACGAAATGATTGCCAATCTTGTTTTTTAACCACATTATTTTCCATTTTTAACTCTCATTGTTTTTTAATTTTAATTCTTCTTCCGTTATTTTACGAAAATATATTTTATATGTTGTTAATAAATTAACATCATCCCATTTATGGCACCAATAACCATATTCTTGTGATATTTTTTCTATTTGTTTTGTTTTATCAATGAAATCATTTTTATTATTTATTATAAATGGAAATTTTATTTCAATAGATTCTTCATCAGCAACATGTATATCTATAATTGAACTAATCTCTTGTTTTAATTTTTTTGCTATTTGTAACATATTATATGTATTTTCTGTCATTTTTGTATCTGCGTATATTTTATCATTTCTTTTGTTATCGTTTTGTGTTTTTGTTACAACATCTTTAAATATTTTTGTCACTAATTCTGCTTTTTCTTCTTGATTCATGTTATCTACTAATTTCATACATTCTTTAACAAAATACATAGGTCTATTTTTAATAAAATATTTTTGTTGAATCTTTTCGCTAATTTTATGTTTAATTCTAACGCTATGGTTAATTAAATTAATAGTCTTAGTAACATCATTAACAATATCACTAAAATTATCATTTACATTAAAATTAAAAAGTTTATTTTTTATAGATATTAAATCCAGACATACCCAGTCTAATGCTAAGTCATATTCTTTTTTTTCTAAAAGACTGTCTAAATAACTGTTCTCTTCTTCTTGTTTTTTTAATTCTTCCATTACTTTACTCCTATTATTATTTATTTAATTTTTGACAAGGTTTTAATACTAAACATTTACTCAATCTAAAATGAATATTTTGATTTTCTTCTTCCTTTAAATCTTTATCAAATAATGCGCACACCGGTAATGTTCTTGATATATTATAATATAAACACGTAATTGAACATAATTCTTGTCTTTCGGTGCGACCTTGTATATTATCAATAATTTCATCTATTATTTGTTTTTTTTTCATCATTATTTTTTTAATAATTTTATCTTCTTTAATAAACGAACTATAAGTATCATTATAGCTAATAACATAAGAAAATTTATTATTAGAATCTTCATCAATAATAATATCTTCAATAATTCCTGTAAAAGTATCATATTTCCATTTATTAACATTTATTTCATTAAAAATTACACAATCTCCGATATTATATTTTGCTTTCAAATTAACCTCTATAATTTGTTAATTCTATTTAATAAAGTTTTCATAAATATTTTTTTTAAATAATGAACAATTGTTATTTTTATTAACTTTTTCAATTAGTTGATTAACTTGTTCAAATGGTGTGTCAAGTAGATTATTTTCATGCCAACACTTTTTTTCATTAGTCTGTGAATCTAAATAATAATACACACATGTTTTACAATATACTTTGTTATTTCTAAAATAATCTTTTATAATTTTTTTAATATATTTCAAATATATTTAAACACCGTATAATTTTTTTATTTTTTGTTTAGTTAATTTTTCTATATAATTATGAAATGGTGATTTACCTATAACTAGATATGTATTTGGTTTTAATATAATAGTGTCTGTTTCTTTATAATGAGAAAATTCTATATACAACCGTTTAGATTCATCAAAACTAAAAGTAGTATCAGTAACTAAATTTATGTCTTGATTACCTTCATAAATTTTTAATTCTGTTAAAAATTTATATGAATCTGAATTTTTTATATAATCTGTTACATTTTTTGAAAAATCTGATGCATTATTACCAGTATATAAAAAAGCGTATGGATTATATTCTTTAATCTCAGTATAATTATTAGTTCTAATAAATTTTGGATATTTTAAAAATATTTCATTTTTATCATAAGTTTCAATTTTATATTTTTTTATTTCAGAATAAACTTTTATTATTATATATTCACCAACACTAAATCGTCTTGATAACATATGATTAAACGCACATTCTATAAAAAAGCTTTTTAATTTTGTTTCGCATGTTTTTTCATTAAAAGAATAAGTTGATATTATATTCTTAGTATTTTTATTAGATATATTATTAAATATTTTTATATTTGGTATATATTTTTTAATAAATTTAATAACTTGTTCAGCACTACTTATAACCTCATAAGCGTACGTAACATTTTCTTCATATTTTAATTTTATAATATCTTTCATTTTATTCTCTCTGTTTAATATATATAACAACTGTTGTTATTTTTGAAGCGGTAATAATAATATCATCTAAATAAAAATGTGACAATAAATTAGATACATCATTTTCAATTTGTTTTATAAATTTATAAGAAATATTAAAATAATCATCTTGATAACACGTTATTGTAAAATTATATAATTCACTTATTGTATCATTACTTTTATATTTAATTTCATGCTGTATGTAACCAACATTAAACAAATACTTTTCTAATAATTCTTCTATTTGCTTTTCTACTATTTTGATATCATTCATTTTATTCACCGTATATTTTTGAATAATATTCATCTAACTCTTCACCATGAAGTGCGTCTTTAAATTTCTCATTTAATAAATCTCTAATCCATTCTTTTGTTTCTTTCAATGCACCACCATCATTTGATGGTATAAATAATAAATAATCATCACGGTCTGTTCTATATTCATAACGTGAACATGTTAAACTTAAACTAACGTCTTTTGTGTCAGGTTCATATTCAACCACAGTTAATCTACTCTCACCGTTACAATATCTAGATATTTTTTCAATAATGTGGTTTTTAATCATTGCTTTTAATATTTGTGACCTTTTCATTTTGTAACCTCTTATATTTAATAATTAATTTAATTTACATATATAATATAATACATTTTTTATAAAAAGTAAATAGTTAGTAAAAATAAATTAATAATCCATAATAAAAGCAAATATTTATAAAACTTTCCATATTTAGAAAACTCGTCTATTATACCAACAATTGTTGGTTTTAGCACTTCATCATAAATATCTTTAAATACAGCTAACAAAAATATAATTGGCCACAAAAATATTATATTAATACTTTTTATATATAGCATATATCTACGCTTTGCATATATTTCGCTTTTAGATATTATAAAAATTTTAATCCCCATAATTATTGTTAATATTATTAACGATAACAATATTATAAACATATTTTACCTCTTAAGCTATATCAATCATTTTTTAAAATTTTATTATATTCTTCAACAATATCTTTTTCTAATATTAATAATAATATTTGTATTTTATTAGAAATATTTATAAATTTTATTTTCTCATATATGTTTTTATTAACTTTATTTTTCATTTCTTTTAATTCAGCTATATTAGCTAATAATAACTCGTTTATTTTTTCTTCCGTTAGCATTACCTTAACACCTATTTGTTTAACGTGCCTTCAACATTTCTTTTAAGTCTATCGGTTTTTCTTTTAATTTGAGAAAGCTCAGCTTTATTTAAATATTCTATAGTTTCTTTGTTTTCATCACATGGCACTGTTTCATTTAACACATATACTAAATTTTTACAAAATTGAATCATATCTTCTACTTGTAAGCCATTTATACCAACTTCTGGTATAGGGTCGGATTGTATTGTAAAACTCACAATTGGTGTAACACCTTTAATATTTTCATCATTTTCAATTTTAATAAATTTAGATAATGGATTTTGTTGTTGCATATTTTCTAATGCTCTTACTACATATCTCTTCATAATTATTTCCTTATTTTTTTTATTAAAATAACAACCGAAGAGATTCGAACTCTTATACTACACCTGAATGTAGATCCTATCCAATTAAATGATGGTTGTTATTTATTAATTATTTTTATTAATTAAATCAAAATATACTTTAGCAGTAACTTCACAATCATATAATGGATTGTGTGTTGTTAAATAACTTTTTGATAATTTTAAATTATATTTTTTAACATATTCATCAACAGATGATGGATTTTCACCAAACAACAATAATAAAGTTGATACTTCAATCGGTGTGTATGGTGCATTCCATTCACCTATATATTTTTTTTCAACTAATAATCTAAATAAATTAGATTCTACAACATGACCCATGTGCCATATTGTTGTTGCTGAGTTATATTTATTATAAAATTTTGAAAAATCCTCTAGCAACTCATCAAGACTGCTATGTGTATATTCATTTGGTAATTGTGGTAAAACATTTTCAATTACCCATTCATTTTTAATAAAACTTTTTGGTAAAGAACCATAAAAACTATCAAGTTCAGTTCCGCTCTCATCATATAAAATCGCACCTATTGAAAATGGGTTGCCCCACAATCCGTCTGTTTCTGCATCAACTGATAAATACTGTTTCATTTTATAACCTCTATAATTAATTTAATTTACATTATAAATATAATAAATTATTTTATAAAAGTAAATAGTTAATTAAAATTATTTTAACTATTTTCGTTAAACTTTAACATTACTGTTTCATCTTGTGAAATATAATGTTCAAAAATTCCAGACATTTTAGAAATACTTGAATCAAATAATATATTTGGTTTACCATTTATAAAAACAAGCTCAAAGGAATATGTAAATGTTATTGAACCACCAGTATTAGGACACTTAACAGTTTCGTTAGGTTGTTTTAATTTAACACCTTGACCTAGTCTTTTACTCGGGTCCATTTTTAATAAATTATTAATATCATTATCTGTTATTTCTAATTTTATCTTTGTTTCAGAATAAACTTTTTTTGCTATTTTTTCAAAAATACTTTTTATATTTCTAAAATTATAATCATCTGTTTCTGATACTTCGTTCAATCGGTTTTCTAAAATTTTCTGAACCCCTTCAGTTCTTTTGATTAACTTTTTGATTTCTTCCTGTTTCATTTAATCCTCTATTATATTATAATATAAATAAATATAAAATAAAACTAAAAAATGTATTACTTTTTATTTATTTCTGAATTAACATTAGTTCCATCTGCTGTAGTAGTAGTAGTATATGTAACTGTTGGCGTTAATGGATTAGGATAAAATGGATATACTGGAAAAGTTGGGTAAGTTACTTGACGCATCTGTTGCTCAAAAAGTTTTTCATTAGATTTATTAATTAATTCATATAAGTTATAAATTTTTTTTAATAATTCTAACTCCCTTTCTAAACGTTCAATTTTTTTACTATATTCTAACATTTCATTTGATATTTCTGGCATTTTATCACCTATATTTTGTTTGTAAGTATTTATTTATTTTTGTATTATTTATTCCTAATTCAGGATTTGTATTCCATTTGTATTTAAAATATTTAATAGCATTTTGTTCTTTAATTATCATATCATTTACTACAAATTTATCTCCATTATTTTTTGTACTCAAACTACCAAAATGATATAAATGAAAATATTTACTTAATCTCATTTTTATATCATTTAATTCCAACTTTAGAAAAAAATCCCAGTCCATAATATATGGGCTATTATAAGCAATATCAAAGCCATTAACTATCATAAAATTCTTTTTTGATATTAAAAACGGAAACAATCCACCACCATAATCGAATAGTCCATCATCAGAATAACCTTCATTAATGTTATTAAATAAATCAAAATTAAAATTATCAACATCACCGCAATCATATATTTTAATATTTTTATATATACTTCGTGTTCTTTCAATTTGATTTATTGTTACACATGTTTTACTTAAACCATTATCTAATAATAATTTATGTAGTTTTGTATCAAAATTTATGGGAAATACATTATCATCATTAACAACTAATAAAAAATCACTATCAGATTTATACGCTGATATATTAATTGCTGTTGCTAATCCATAATTTTTTTGATTTTTTATAAATTTTACTTTATTCTCATATCTTGTCATAACAGAACTAAATAAACCAATATTACCATCAATATATACTATAATATCAATGTTTTTTAATTCATTTTTATAAAAAATAGACCCTAAACACTTATCAAGTGCATCAGGTCTATTATAAGAGGGTATTATAATGGAAACTTTAAACATTTAAATTGAACCTATAAAATTAAGGAATAATATTGTTATTATAAATATTGCAAATGTATAAAAAACATACACACAACCTAATGCACTTTTATATCTATCACAATCATAATTTTTATTTCGCTCATTGCATAAAACTGCAGTTTCAAAATCAAATTCAGTTCTACTTGGTTCTATTTGAGTTTCTTTTGTTTTTTTAGAATGCAATACTCTAATATTTTTGCAATAGTAATTATCTCTGCTTTTTCCTTTTATAGATACATCGTAATCATAATCTTCATGAGGAAAAAATTCACAATTAAAACAACATTTCCTTTTTGACATCTTTTTCTCCAATTTTTTGCCAATTTGTTAAAGGTGATAACCATTTTGTTTCACCGTGTGTTGAATATCCAGGTATAGGTGATAATAATGACCTTTTATGTATTTTTATTAATTCTTTGAACATTAAATAATCTTGCGGATAATCTTCACTAATATATTTATTAATAACATCATAATCTTTTTTTAACTGAATAACTGTAGTTGCAAATGTCATGGTCGTACTATTAGTTAATTTAAAATGGCAATTTTTACCTAAGTAAACTTTAGTTATTTCACCACCATCTTGTTTAACTTCAGGATTTGCACCATAAATATATTTATCTGGATGGTCGTATAAAGTTACGTAATTTGCTTTTAAATTTTTTATTGCGTCAAATATTATTTCTTGAAAATTTGATTTATGTAAATAATCATTTTCAACAAAATAAACATGTGTATCATCATCTAAATAATTTAATACAAAATCAAAAACATGTTTAAATGATTTAGCACTAGAGCCACATTTAATGTCATGTGTGTGAAATTCAAAATATTTATCTAAATATGAAATATCACATGTAAAATTTTCATAAACATAAATTTCTAAAAAATCTGTAACAAGTTTTTTCGTTTCATATGAGCAGTTATCTAAAAACACATTTATATAAATTTTCTCATATGGATTTAACCCTATACTTTCAATAAAATTTTTTAAACAATTAATATTATTTATATATTCTGGTTTTTCTTTTTTATAACCAGCATCACTTATTCTATATAATATATTTAGTACATTTGACATCTTAACTCCATTTAATTTTTTCCTGTATTTTTTCTGCTAATAATATTGCTTTGTACATAGCCATATCCATATTATAGTATTTATAATCTGCTAATCTACCGCATAAAAATAAATTATCAGAGTTATATAACTTATTATTATCATATAATGTTTTTAAATATTCTTCATAAACTTTATCATTTTTTATATTATTTATAGGATAATATTTTTCATCACTTAATATACATTCCTTTGGAAATTCATAACACAATATTGTTTTTTTACTATTTTTATTTTTATTATAATCAAAATATAAAAAATCTGTTACTCTAGTAACCGTACCAATATCCGCAAAGTTTAATTGTGCACACCCTATTGTTTTACTTATATCAACTGTTTTAAAAACAAAATCTAAAGAACGATATTGCAATTTGTTTTGTAATATTATTAAGTCATCTAATGAACCTGTGTAAACGCAAATATCACCTTCTTTTAATTTTTGTTTAATAAAGTTAAAATCTATTTTTTTATTTAGTATTATATTTTCTTTATTTATGTTTTTTAATAAACTTTCAAATATTTTAGAATAACCACCAATTGGAATACCCTGCAAATCATCATCAAAATAATCATCTATAAAATTATTTCTAATTGGTATTCTCTTAGCAATTTCTACTGGAAGTTCATCTCCGCTAACACCCCATTGCTTTCTAGTATAATATTTGTATAAAATACTATATGCACGTTTTCCTATTTTTTGTATTAAATAATCTTCAAAATTTTTAGCGGATGTTGGTTCTTTAACAACAAAACAATTATTAATACCGTCATAAATTTGATTATGTGTTAATTTGTTATATGGAAATGAATAATATGAAAGATTGTTATATACTTTTACTTTATGAATATAATTATTAAATTTTATATCTAACCCGTTTAAAAAACTTTTTACAACATCATTACTAGTATGGAATATATGCGGCCCGTATTTATGTACTTCTATATTTGTTTTTTCATCAATATAAGAATAACAGTTACCACCGACATGTTCTCTAGAATCATATATAAAAATATCCTTCGTTATACCACTTAATTTATTTGCCACTGTTAATCCACTTATACCAGCACCTATTATATGTACTTTCATAAATTTCCTATTAATTTTTTAATTTCTTCAAATATATACTCATTATCACAACTACATAATCTTAAAAATAAATGTATATCCTCATTATTACTTTTTTCATTTAACCAAATTGATGCATCTTTTTCAAAACAATATAAAACCACATGATTTTTTGTTAATTTTATTTTAACACCATTTTGAACTAACATAAAATTAAAAAATTCATCTGACATATTTTATCTCTATTTTTTTTATTTTATAATTTTATTTTAATATATTATTACTTATTGTTAATATTATTTTATTATTAAATTGCTTTTCTGATATAATATAATTATCAGTAATTTTACACTTATATGTAAAAACTGTAAAATAATTTATCGGTATAATAACTGTAAAATTATTTTTATTTTTAGATTCAAAACTGCCGTTAAAACGATATAAAATTTCTTTTATGTTTTTCAATGTCATTTACTATCACTCCGAAATATTCATATATTAAATCTATTACATTTTTTTCTAAAATTTTAATCTCAGTACTAACAGAATTAAATATAGGTTTAACTCTAACTTCTTGTTCTTCATTATCAACATTTAATTCATTCATAATATATAAATATTGATAATAAATTTCTACAGCATCTCTAATATTATACCAAGCTTCTGATGATTTTTCTATATTTTTAACTAAGCTGTATAATGCTAACTCACACTCACTAAATTCATTGTCAATCTTTGTAAAAATACTATTAAATTCTGAACCAAAATCTAATTTTAATGGATATTGTAATTCATGTGATTTTAATAATGCAAATCTTTTTGTAAATAAATTTAAATATTCATGTATCTCATATGTTAAATTCATATTTAATCCATATTATTATAACAGTTTGTAAATTCGTAAGTTAATTGGTATGCCGTTGTTGAACATTCTCTTATATTACCTAATAAATAACTAACCTCGTTATTTATATCTTTTAATATTGTTTTATCATCAATAACATTTTCAACTTTTTTTATTAATTCTTTAACATCAGATTTAAGTTCGTCAACATCTACTTGTAAACACTGTGTTGAACTTTCTAATTCTTCTATTTGTTCTTCTAAACTATCTAATTTTTCCGTATTATCTTCAGTTGCATTTTCTAAAACATAACTCAATAAATTTTCATATTGAATATTTGTTAGGTTTATATCATTAAAATATAAAAATTTATCTAACAATTGTCTGTGTAATGATTCTTTATTTAAGGCCATATGTACTCCAAATTATTTTGTTCTTTCCAATTATATTGACTATAAAAACTTTCATCTTTTCTTAATAAGTTACTTCTGTGGCTTGCGTGAAATTTTTCATCACCGAACCAATTAATCTATCTAATTGTCTATCTAATTCTTTATATTCCTTTTTCATTTTATAACCTCTTATATTTAATTTAATTTACAATACTAATATAATAAATTATTTATAAAAAGTAAATAGTTATGATAAAAAAATTATCTTTTTCTTTTTTCTAGTTCAGAATCAATCCAAACTTTAGCTGATGGATTAGTTATACCTTTATTTAAAAAATTTCTAATAATTTTAGATAAGTTAGTTTTAATATCACTTGTTTTTGATTCATCACTAGTATCTAAAAGTCTAAAATTATTTCCAAAATAATTGGAATATCTACTAATATTACCTAATACTTGTTTTCTAATCTTTTTCAATAAATCAACTGGTACACTTCTCGGCCTTTTCGCATTGCGTTCAATGGCTATATCTTCTTCTGCTGTTACTAAAACCATAAATGTATCATAACCTATTTCTTTTAATTTTTCAGATAAACCTATTAATTCATCGGCATCTTTTCCAGTTCCATCTATTATTATACCTAATCTATTATTGATATAAGTATCTCTAAACTTAACCGTTATCTTTTTAGCGGTATCTCTAACAGCATCTCTTTCTGTTTTTTCAGAATCTGGCATTTTTAGTGATAAATTTTGTTTATTCATTAAAATCTCAAAAACTTTATCTGAATCAACAACCTTTAATCCATAACCACTTAATGCATTATTACTAATAAATGATTTACCAACACCAGAACCACCTGCTAAAAATATACATTTAAATATGTGTTTATCAAAAACACCTTCGTTTAATAGTGACCCATAAAAAATATCATTATACAATATGCTTAATTTCATTTTTTTATCCTTAACTTATATAGCAATTTAATTCATAATTAGTTCTATTACCATATACCTGCATGTGTGCATATTTTCTTTGTATTTTTCCATTTTTGTATATTGGTATTGAAACCTTTGTTGTTCTTCCTTCTGATGGTCTAACAGAATTTATACCTATAGCATCAGCAACTTCATCTTTATCATATGTATAGCCAGATTTTTCTATATACTTTAAAAATTCAGATACAGCATCAGTATAAGTTTTGTGATATAAAATATAATTTGATTCTTTTAATACTTCTTTCATTTTCATAATAATACTCAATTTTATATTTATAATATAATAAATTATTTAACAAAAGTAAATAGTTAATTTAATTATTTTCATTAAATCTTTTTATAATTAAACTAATAACAGGATTTCTAACAATATCTTCTTCTTTGAATTTAAATAAACCTATTTGCGGAATATCCTTTAAGTTTTCTAAAGCAAAGTATAAACCTGATTTTTTATAATCATCGACTCTATCTGATTGACTTAAATCACCGTTTAAAATAAATTTAGAATCTTCACCAATTCTGGTTAATAGCGTTTTTAATGTTTTTTTAGTTAAGTTTTGAGCTTCATCACATATTAATATAGCATTATCGATATTTACACCACGTAAATATGCTAATGCTATAACCTCAACATCTTTACTTTTTATTAATCTGTCTACTTTAACATCACCTAATATCTTTTTTAATAGATATAAAGAACTATATGTATATGGTGCTAACTTTTCTTCAACACCACCTGGTAAAAAACCCATTTGTTCACCATCAGCTTCTTTCGCTGGTGTTGTTATAAATATTTTTTTATATTTCTTAGGATATTTTTTTGTTAACTCTAATGCTTTTAATAATGATATATGTGACTTACCAGTACCGGCGTCACCAGCACAAATTATTATTTCTTTACTTTCTATCATGTTCCATAACTGCTCTTGTGACTCTGTTTTAAAATTAACATCTAACTTTTTAATTTTAGAACCTATTAATACTTTTTGGGTTTCATCTTGATTTTCATCTTGATTTTGCTGTTGATTTAATAATACATTTTTTACTTCATTTTCCATATTTTGCGAATTTTTAACTCGTTTTTTCGACACAAAATTACCCACATATTAGTTGATTAATAATTATAAATATATAAAATTAAAATAAATTTAGTAACTTTAATGAATTTATTATTATATCAACTCGATTTTTAACAGTTCCTGATAATCTGATTAATTTATTTGGTATAATCTCACTACATTTCTCATAATAATATTCAAACGCCTCATTAGATTTATTATAAAACTCAATATCAGTACTCCTCACACCGTCATCCACCATATTAAATTCAGGTTTTGATATAAATATCACATCATAAGTATTTATATATTGGTTAAATATAAGAGACACATAATCATGTACATTTTTTGATATTTTATTCATACCAAATAAACATTCAGTGTATGCCATCGCGTCAATCAAAGTCCTGTCGGAAACCGTGTTACCCGGTTTAAATATACCTTCGACTGTCCGATTAACCAGCATAACCTGCGCCACATCATCTGCTGCTTCATTTATATTTATCCCTTCGTTTTTTAATTTGCGAGCAGGTCCGTCTATAAACGAAAACTTTTCAAATGCTTCTAACCGCTTCAATTCATTAAATACTGTGGTTTTCCCTGAAGAGTGAATACCTGTTAACCCTATTTTAATATATTTGTTCATGTTGTTTACTCACAAAATTGTTTAAATGTGTATATATTATGGTATATAATATGACGAAAACGATCAATAACATCCATTGGTGTGGATATTATGTCAACTAATTTTATATTTAATTTTTCTTCCAATCCATTATCGGAATATTTAATTCCGTGAATTCCGTGGACAACTGGGTTTGATGTGTCACAGGACTCTATAAACCCATATCGCTTCTTGTCTTTATAAAATGAAAATTCCTGAGGTAACACACATCCTAGTAAGTGATGTGGTTTTTTATTATTGATCAAATCATTTTCTATTAAATATTTTATAAAATAATATCGACCGCGTATGGATAAATAACGGGAAGATTTATTTAACCGAACATTAATTGGTATAAATTGTGACATCACGTCATTTGTAAAATTAATCGCGATTTTATCAACGCGATAATCTTCTGACATATGTTTATAGCATGTTATAATATCTTCTTTGGAGTTTCCTTGCACAACTCCTATTTTTTTACCTTTCACGTCTTTAGGTAGTATTTTTAAAAACTCATCCATTTGCCGTAACGTCGAACGCATGTCACTCAAGCTATCAGGGATAACAAATTCAGTAGTATTCGTCGGGTTTATTCTGAAGAGTTGGTCAATGAATTTATGAGTATCAAACGCCTTTCCCAATTCAAAAACGCTATTATCTATTAAAACAACTCGATTTCGTTTATGAATCGAGTCATAATAAAATTGAAAATAATTTTCATTTTGTTCAAATAAATGAACTAGTGCGTAATCATAATCGTTAAATTCAAGAGATTCATTCATCAGTGTATATGGTACTTCATGTGATATTTTCATATTATTTTGTTATTAAAGTTATTAAATTATATTATTATCAAAAGACTCTCTGTGAGAGTCTTTCGGTTATTTCGAAATTATTTTAAATATCTGCCAGCTGTTAATATTGAGGTTGCTTGTAAATCACCCGAGTGAATACTTTCTTCATTATTTACAACAATGACATAATCATTAATTTCATTGTCTAACAATTTATTTAATTTCTCAGCTATTAATCGAGAAATATCTTCGACAAATTTTGGACCGTATTGATCTTCACTACCGACTTTAACAAACGATTTACTGTCGTCAAAATACCCACCCGTGTAACTCACCTCAGTTACCCATTTTTCATCAGGTCGTTTTAATACAATAAACGTAGGGCATGAAGAACTTTGTTTTATTATATCCACCAGATCTTCTATATAAAATATTTTATCAGATTCAACTGTGACTGTTATATTAGATTTTTGATTGTGGGCACCAAACCCTGACAGTTTTAATTTATTTACAGTGTGTTGTGATAATTTTGATATCTCTTCGAGCTCACTCTCATTTAAATTATTCATTAAAGATGACATTTCTTTCGAACATGGGCATAATGACATCTCAGTGGAAGACACAGTTAAATATGTTTTTAACACACTTACATTATCTATTGTTTTTAAAACACTTTCCATTATAACATCAACAGGTTCGTATGAAGGTAACTGTGTCACTGGAGAAACTAACTCCATTAAGTATTTGAATTCAGCTTTTATATATACGTCATCCGCTCCGTGTGCATGTTTAAGCTCTGTTACAAATTCGTTTAAATTAACGAATCCAATATTATGTGGTTGTTTAGATAATACATCATTAATCGTTCGAGAAATCCTTGACATATTTATCCCTTTTATATTTTCAACCAGTGAGCAGTATGAACTAACAGTTGCTGTGGTTGAAAACAGCCCACCACTCTTTTTATATAATGTGATGGGGACTACTATTCCTCTCACTCCAACTTTTTCGATTGGGATTTTAGGAAACCCTGTTTGAGTGCTTTGCATATCCGGTAAATTTTTCATATGTATATCCTTATATTATTATTATTATTTTTTATCTAAAACACCCTGCCACTGGCCGTTATAAATATTTTGTGTTGGTATATTTTCTGTTATAAATATTGTGGCAACCCTGCTGTTGATTTCAATTTTAATATCATCATTAAATATCATTAGACATGCTCCTAGATTTGCTGTGTAAAACCCCGGGTCAAAAATTCCACTCGATATCATACCACCCATTCGGAGTAGGCTGCTACGATGGGTAATAAATGCTGTCAGTGAAGGTGGTAGTGGTGTTAACCCCTCATTAAATGTCATACTGTATGACCCTCGCTTTAAATGAAATACACCATTAACGAGTTCAACTTCTTCATAATCATATAATTGTGTACTATCATTACTGATGTAACCACCTTGTATTTTATTAATGTGTTTAACAGTTAAATCTACGGATACTTGCTGTTTTTGTTTAATTTTGTGAACATTTGTTACATATTGTAAAACTTGATCGCTATTTAATAACATAATACCTCCTAAACATTTTTTTTATTTCCGTATAAAAACGTGTGAATTCGAGGGCAAAACCTATACCCATGTTGTATAGCATATTGAACCACTTTATTATAATGAGCAGTGGATTTACTTACCATTAACCCCTCAGGCATTATTAGAACATTTTCAGTTTTTATATTGTTTAATTTATGTAAAATCGTTTGTATTTCGTTTATATCAGTTTCATAATCATAAGATGATATTACAAATTTTAATTGATAATTAATAGAATTGTCAATATATTGCTGTAATACATTTATGTTAATTCGTTTTTTATCATGCGCAATCGCGATGTTTTTATTAAATTTATATGGTGTATTAATTAAATGACTCTCTAAAGGAACAGATGATTTTAATTTAGGAGATAATGAGATTAAATCAACATTTTGAGCAACAAAATCATTATATAAAGTTCCATTGGTTTCTAATGTTATCATATACTGATGTTTTTTTAATTTAGTAATCAGTTCAACTAACGCATTCGTTTGAATGGTTGGTTCTCCCCCTGTGATCACAATATGTTTTATATTAACACTCACAGTATTCTGTTGAACTATGGACACCACATCATCGATTTCTGCTTTAAAAATTTCACGATCGAACGACGAGTATGGGGTATCACAAGGAGATCCACCACCAGGGGTTTCCCACGCACATCTCAAATTACACCCTGTGGTTCTAATAAAAATACTTGGAATACCGCTGAAAACCCCTTCACCTTGTAATGTTCCCGGAATTTGATACCCAGTGTCTGTGATCTCATTTATTAACACTCCATTTTTATCATATATAATCGGAAATACACCATCAGGTGTTAAATTTATTATCATAGCTCACCCAAGATTTTCGTTGTGTGCTTTTGTGTAACATCCCAATTATTTACATACTCAATAGGGTCTTGAATTCCCATTTTAGAAAATGCCTCAATCCTTTCAACACAAGACCCACATTTTCCACAACTCCGACCAGTGCTGTTAGGTTGATAACACGTGATGGTGTTACTATACAACGTATTAAAATCCAAATTCAGATTATCACAGCACGTTTTACCATCTAATAATATTTCATATTTTGTTACACCAACATACGGTAAATAATAAGACACATTTTCTGATTTCCAGTTACCCATCTTAAACACACGCTCGATTGAATCAAAGAATTCAGGCCGACAGTCTGGATAAATCTCACGATCCCCTGAATGAACTCCGAGTGCTATATCGACGTGGGTATTAAATCTACTGACATCTGACAGTGCCATTCCGTATACAATCGATGAAAAAATAGCATTTCTGTTCGGTACGACAGTGGGCTTCATGTTTTCGGATGAATAGTGACCTTCCGGGATATCAACACCACCTCTTATCAGAGCAGAATCATACAGTGACATAACTGAGGATAAGTCTACAGTGTGATGGTCTATGAAAAATCCTTTATTTTTTAAGTATAGGATATTATTTTTTAACCTGCTCAATTCAATGTCGTGTTTTTGATTGTAAAAAAAACTTAACACTCTTAAATTATAACCTTTATTTAACATATGTATCATGAGAGTGGTTGAATCCATCCCCCCTGAAACTGATAGTACTGCTCTTTTTTTCATGGTATCCTCTTTAATATATAAAACTATATGTATTTTTTATTTTTTTACTACTACACCTCATCATGTCTAATTTTTCTTTCTTCTTTTTCACGGCGTGTTTATCTCTTATACATTTATGTATATTATCGATAAACTCATTTAATTCTGTGTTAAAATACCCTTTACTCAGCCATCTGATATTCCTATCACATAAATCATTGAACACAGTGGATAGCCGTTTATCGTCATATTTTAATATACTACTCTCTGAAGACACTTGATTGGTTTCTTTCGATTTACACTTTATCGAATAAGACTCGTCAATTTTTTCAATAATGATGTCGACGGATTGCATATCATTCGAAGCCTTATATCCTAACAGCAACCCTTCTAACCAATTTATATACCGTTCTTTATTATCAACTGTCATATTTTCTTTAAAATATTGCTCACATACTGCGATTTTTTCTTCACATGTTTTCATTTTTTTGGCACAGACTCTTATTATTTGCCAATCAATATTATATTTAGTTATGTCTTTTGTTTTTTTCATTTAATTCACACTTATATTTATGATAAATAAATATATTAAAATTTTACATAAAAACCAACGGTTATTTTAAATTTTGGTGCAATCATATTCTATTATACCCTTTTCAGCTGCATATTTTCTTATTTCATGACTTCTCGCTGTATTAAAATTTTCTTTTTCTTTGTCACTTATTTCACCTAAATAACAATCAGTCCAGCAATTAGGCGTTTCATATAAACGTAATGAATGAAAATATAATCCATTATGTTTTTCAAATAATATTTGCTGAGCTAAACAAATTTCTCGGGCTATATTTTCTGCTGTCGGGTTACAATACCCACCCCCGTTCAACGACATTATCCAATATTTACTACCCATTTGTTTAGCAGTGGTTATCAACAGATCGTCCTTTGGGTTAAGTATCATACCGTGGTCTAAATAATCGTCTATCCACTGGCACCCTACTCGCTTGATTTCTTTGAAATCTATAGCATACCCTATATCCATCATGTCGTTAAATTCGAAGTTTAATTCATACAAATACGTGTGACCGTGGATGTTATAACACTTGAATTTTTCATTCATTACACGGTGACCCGAATCGAAACTACCTTTTCTGCTAATTAGCTGCATATTTTTCTCCACTGATATTTTTTTGATATTTTCACAGTAAAACAGACGGTGACACCAACACACCATGTAATTTGTTGTTTTTAGATTAACATCGCTGTGTTGTTTTAATTTAATAACTGTTTTATCACGTTTGAAAACTATAATATTATTTTATCACCAATTCTATTGAATTTTATCATTAACTATAACCTACATTTTATATTAGTAAATATAACAAAATTGTATATTTTAATAACATTTTATATGATTTTTTAATTAATATATTATTAACTAACAAATTCTAAACACAAAGAAATTCCATTATTAAGTTTATCAGATTCTTGTTGTGTTAAAGAATCTAAATTTTCTATATGTAGTTTATTCTTAATAAAATTTAAATCAACTTCTGGTAATTTTTTTAATACATTTTTAACACAAAATTTTTTATCAAAATAAAACTTTTGATAAAATTCTTCTTTATTAATATCTTTAACTTCTTTAAAAATAACATCAATATATAATTTTTCTAAATTTTTATCTAATGTTACACACCAGGCATCGGAATATTCATTCATAATTTTTAAAAATCTATCATTAGACTTTAAGAAAAAATAAATAATATTTAATGATTTTAATCTATCATTATTTTTTTCTACAACATTAAACATAAAACCTCTTAACATTTATTAAATATTATAACTTTTTGCAACATCTTTAGCGTAAAAATCTGGTTTTATAATTGCAGTTTTTACAACTATGTCAAAACTATGTCCCAAAAACTCAACTATTGCTATTATATTTAAATTACCAGATTTTATATAAATATTATTTCTATTTTTTATAGCACCCATTAAAACATCTTGTGCAATTTCATTTATAATAATATTTATAGCATCTTCTATTTGTTTTTGATTTATTTGTTGATAATTAGGTCTATTTAATCTATCGTTAGAATGTATTGTTGTGACAATATTATATCTTATATTGACACTTTTTACTAAAGTTTTTACCGCTTCATTTAATAAATTTTGTAATTTAATCATATTTTAACAATGTTTATTTAATTTATTTTATATAAATATAAAAAATTATAAAAAGATATATTAATTATTATTAACAGTATAATTTTTTATTTATATTTTTAACATAGTATTTATTATCAATATATATAATATAATAAAATTTAATTAAAAAGTAAATAGTTAATTAAAATATTTATTAATTATTAAAATAGTTTAATAAATCTTCTCTCTTCAATCCTCTTTCAACAATATTTTTAAATTTATTAAATAATAATAATTTATATTCAACATCATTTATATTAGCACCTCTGTTCAATAACCAAATAACCTTTTTAATATCATTATATGAGTATATTAAAATACAATCTGATTTTTTACCATCTCTACCTGCTCTACCTATTTGTTGATAATAACTCTCTGTTGATAACGGTAATGTATGATGTATTATAAATCTTATATCAGGTTTATCTATACCCATACCAAATGCTGTTGTTGCACAAATAACATTAATATCATCATTAATAAACTTTTCTTGAGCATCAATTCTATCTTCTCTTGTCATGCCAGCGTTATATGGTAAAGATTTAATATTATTTGAATTTAACATACCGCTTAAATAATGTGTATCTTTTTGTGATAAGCAATAAATTATACCTGTTTTGTTTTTGTAATTAGAAATTAAATCTAATAAAAATGCATCCTTATCTAAATTTTTTATAACACTTATATTTAAATTAGGTCTATCGAAATTACCAATATATTCAGAAAAGTTTTCAAATCTTAAAATTTTTTTAATATCATCTCTAGTTTTTTTAGTTGCTGTTGCTGTAACAGCCAAACAATTACATGATAATACTTTTGTTAATAGTGATAACGTTTTTGTATATGAAGGTCTAAAATCATAACCCCACTCTGTTATACAATGTGCTTCATCTATTACTAATAGTGAAATATTTAATGATTTTAAATAATTTATTACTCTTAAATTTTGACAGAATTCAGGTGAAATATATAAAATTTTTATTTTATTTTCTTTCAAATTTTGCTTTATTATACTTTTATCTTCTATATCTGTAAATGAATTTAAGGTTGCACATGGTATATTTCTTTCATTTAGTTTATCTATTTGGTCTTGCATTAAACTTAATAATGGGCTAATAACTAATGTTAATCCATCTATTAAAACTGAAGGTAATTGATAACATAGAGATTTTCCATAACCCGTTGGTAATACGGCTAAAACATTTTTCTTATTTAAAATATCATTTATTATTTCTTTTTGATATTCTTTAAATTCATCATAACCAAACCATTTTTTTAATTCATAATTTAAATCCATATTAATAATTACCATATTTAACTTGATAAGCTTCTAAGCCGATACCACGCCACATATCTATGTTTCTTTTCCTATCTTCAAAAATACATAAGCAGTTAAACAATGGTTTAATACATTGATTGTAAATTTTTTGCTTTATGATAAAATCTGATTCATTATTATTAATATCTCTCATAAATAAAACATGATAATTGATATTATTTTTATATAACCATTCTTTGGTTTGTTTTCTACAATCTTCTGGTCTACCTGTTAATAATAATATTTGAACATTTTGTAAAGAATTTAATAAATATACTAAATTTTTATTAACATCATCAGTTATAACATTATCATAATCATAAATATTTCTATTAGTGTTATAAGCTAATGTACCATCAATATCTACAATAACACAATTTTGTAAGTTACTATTATTTTCAACCTTTTTACTTTTTTCGAAAAATACAGAACTAGTTTGGTAATTTTTATTTTTAATATATTTATTATACATATTTATAATAACATTTTCTGGTATTTCTTTTCTAAACTCTCCTTTATTATTTTTTATTGCTGTTTCTAAATCAATATCAATATATTTTTCAATAACCATTACATTACCATGATTTTTGGCAATATTACAAATAGTTTGATAATGTTCACCACCAAATGGAAAGTTAGTATCATCAACTATAACATTGTAACCTTTATTTAATAATTCATAAATTAATGTATCTCTAATGTTTATTGTTAATTTTTCATTCTCTTTATTAAAAACTGAACTAAACAGCAATTCTCTAATATCATCTTTATTAACTCTTTTATATGTACTATCTTCTCTAACCTTTTCTTTAGCATATTTAGATTTTCCAGAACCAGGTAACCCATATAATAACTCTATAAATTGCATTAATTCATCTCCTGTAAATAAATATTTTTTATTAACAACTTTAATACTTTTTGTGCAAATTTATCAAATGATTTTTTATTTTTAAACTCGAATAATAAACTATGATATTGCTTAGGTGTTTTTCCTATAACATATAATGCAAAATGTTTATTTTTTTCTACTTCTGTTAAGTTTTGTATAATTTTAAAATTTTGTTCTATGTATTTATTATATAAATCATTTATTATATTTAATTCATTATCTAAAATATTTTTTATGTTTTTAAATTCTTTAGAATAATAATCATTTATTTCTTGTATATCATAATTTTTGACACTTTCTAATGAACCTAAACTATCATAGTATAAATCAAATGCTGATTTTTTATTTAATTGATTTTTTAAATAGTGTAATTTAATGTACTCCTGCGTTTTTAATTTATGTAACTTTTTATCGTCTGTTTCTATTACAAATCCTTCAAAGTTTTTAGAATTTTGTAAAAAATTATTTAATTCATTTAAATTATTAAATTTATATTTTTTAGGATTTTTTACACCATCTAATTTTTCTATAACCTTTTTGCCAGTATTTATATCAAATACACCTAACAAAATCACATCTTTTATATCACCATAATCTACAACTATTCTATTTTCTGGATGTATTAACTCAAAACAATATGTATATGACATATATAACTTTTCATAAATATTATTATTAATTAAAATATCATTCGCCATTTTAGCTTGTTCAGATTCAAATGAACCTGTTGTTGTGCATTCAAATTTATTTAGTATTGGATTAAAATATGTTATTATTAACGAACCATCTAATTTTTCTATTAATTCATAATTTAATATACTTTCATCAACTTTTATATTTTCTTCATGTAAATTAAAAAATTTTTCAAATGGTTTTGCAACAATATTATAATCTTCAGTTAATATCAAACCTCTACACATTTTAATTATTTCACACCATTCATTATATGGTGCAAAAGATTGTTTAACCGAATATTTATATAAATACAAATTACACTCTGGGTGTTTTCTTTTATTTATATAACCATTTTCAACATAACTATTTAGCGTCTTTATTTGCTCTCTTGTTAATTTCACTTATATCCTTTAAAAAATTAATTATAAGCGGAAAAAGCTGTTAAAATTATTAATAATATAGTCATAACATATTATTATGTTTTTTAAACACGTATGTAACTGCTTCACCTAAATCTTGAAATATTTTATAGTTGAAGTTTTTACAATATGTTTCATTAAAACAAAAGTGAAACGTTTGTTCGTTTTCTTTTATACCAACATAATCAAAGCCATTTATGAAAGCTCCAACAAATGCTTTTTGAACTTTTTTGTATAAATCAACTTTGTTTATTTCTTCTTTTAATATTTGAATTTCTAACATAGTAACCTCTTTTTTATTATTTTCCCAAGTTAGAGGATATTAACCTCTAACTCCACCATTATAACACCTTTTGGTGAAAACTCCATTGCCGAACTTCTCTACAGCAATATTTCCAGCATCTTTTTTATTTTGAGCTACTACATAACCGAGATGCTTTCCTAAATATGAGAAAACTTCATACCAATTTTGTTGTTTTGCTTTGTTTTCTTTGTTTGCGTCTTCCATTTTGTAACCTCAATAATTAATTTAATTTACATATATAATATAACACATTTTTTATAAAAAGTAAATAGTTAATGAAAATTATTTTTTTATTTTTTCATCATATTCTTCTGCTGTTATTTCTTTATTTAAATATTTTTGAATTAATTCAATTATATTTTCTAAATATTTTTTTTCTTTATCAAAAAATTCTAATTCCTCTGAATATTTTTCATTTTCCCAATATTCAACTTCACCAGATTCATTTTTAACATATGAATATTGTTTTTTTATACCACCATTTAAAATATCATTAACCGTTTGTAGCGTTTCTTTTGCAAATGATAATTTACTTTTTAAAATTTGTTCCTCTTCATATTCGTACCATTTATCTTCTATCAACATCTCTGTTTGAAATTTTATAAAACATGAGTAACACATATTTGTTTTTGAGTAATAAAATTTATCAAATTTATGTGAAAATATTTTTTTACACTTTGGACATGTTAGTTTTGAAACACCAGAATTTTCAAAAAATTTAATATCTACATTTACACCATTTCTTTTTATATATTTTTTTTCACTATCTGTAAAAACTTCATATTCAACACCATCTATATTAATTTTATCTTCTAATTTATCGAAACTCTTTACAAAATTATTTTGATAAATATTTAATGTTGGTTCTTCACCCCTTAAAATTGCGTGAACTTTTTTAATATCATATGTAAATTCGTCTTTTTTCATAGAACTCCTTAAGCAATATCTAAATATTCTGTATAAATTTTATTATTATATGAAATGTTTATATAACCACCTACTGGTAAACTAGAATAAATTGAAAATGAAAATATATTATTTATACTAGAACTGATTAAGCCAGATTGACTAACATTACTAAATTTATAAATATAATCTTCGACCGAACTGGTTGTATAATTTGTTATTAACCCACAATTATATAAATTTTTTAATTCTATATTAGATGTGCCTATTGTGCTTATTTGACCATATGGTTTTTTTGATATCCAAAAATCAAAACACTTAGCACTTATGTTTGAAATATCATTATTATTATTATCAACAAAACTGCCAGTAATATTAAAATAATTTAAAATTGTATTATCAGTATTTATAGAAATTTTAACTAAATCATCAGAAATAATTTTATTTGCATATATAATATCAGTTTGAATTTCATTAATTCCGATTAAATTAAAAAAATCTGATAATAATATATATTTATTCGGAGATGTTGATAAAAGTAAACCACGTTCTGTTATACTCATTCTACTAACATATGGTTGTATTTTTGTATCAAATAAATAAAATTGAGAATTATAACTTAATAAAGAACAATAATAATATATTCTTAAATTTTTTGTTTCACTTATTGTAAAAGCAAACTGATGTAAATTATATTCATCACTATTGGTTACATAATTATTGCTATTAAATAACACATTATCACTATCATCTTTTATTATTATTTTAAAAATTGCTCTATCTTTTCCAGAAGATTGATATGATTTAACACTTAATATATATTGACCAGATGGTACAGAATTAAAATTATTATTAGTATTGTTTGTATATAAATAACCACCAGCAGGTATAAAATCTAATTCATTAATTAGTATTGAATTTATAGAAATACTGGCACTCGTTAATGTATAAGAACTCATATCTAATCTAGCAATACCAGGTGTAGTATCATCTAAAATCGACCATTTTGATAATGTCGCCATATTATCTGAATTAGTTGCACTACTTGTTAATGCTATATTACCATAATCCGATATTTTGCTACCTGTTGTATTTACTAATCCTATTTGTAATCTATTAACATTATTACCATCATTTAAATGCAAACCAATATCTCTAATATTAGCAGATTGACTTAAAATAAATCTTGATGTATTAGTATTATTATTAGAAGTTATGCTTGTCTCATTTATATAAAAACTAGCAATGTGTCCCGTACTTGCGCTTAACAAACCAGAAAAATAACCATTTTCAGCAAATATTGAACCAGTTATTTCTAAAAAACTATTTAGACCATCTGCTTTAAATCTCATACTACCTGATTTATAACCACCGTGTAATTCTAAACCAACACCATTTTCATACTCATTTGTTAATGTATTTAAAACAGACCCACTATAAATTAAAAATCCAGAATCACCTATATTATTACTAGCACTATAATATCCTTTGTAACCAACTGATGATATATAAGAACCGTTTGTTTCTTTTCCTGATATTTCTATACCATTTGAATTTATATTATTACCTATTTTTAATTTACCGTCTAAAACATTATCATCTAACTGTATGTATTTAGGATTACCTATAAAATTTAATGGTAAATTTATTTCAGAATAATTTTGTGATGATAAATTATTTATATTTTTATATTCTATTTTAAAAACGTATTGTTCATTTCTTTTAAAATTATTAATAGGAATATATAATTTTGTATTATTCGGATTTATACCAACATCAAAATAATCATATAATTTTAAATTAGATAAATACCATGTGCCAGCACCAAAAATAAATTTAATAAATAATGTACCTGTTTTATTTGGTTCAAACACTATGAATTTTTTACCCAAATATGTTGGTGATATAACAGTATTATCTATATTATATTCTTCGTATAATAATGTTTCATCTGAATTATATAAGCTTGTGCCATATGCACTTATTTTAAAATTACAATCAGTGTTATATAAATCTTTTAATAAAACTGCTCTATCAAATTCTAAAACATATTTATTGCCCTTTATAACAGTAAAAGGTGTATTATTAACTATATAAGCATATGCGGTACTTTCATGTGGTTCTGTATTAATTTGTATAGAATTTAATAAGACATTATCATTTTCTGTTATAATGTAATTTGTGGAGATTAAACCACCATTATCATAATATGAACTCCAATATTTTTTTAATACACCAGTATCTATTAATAATGAACCACTCCACGCATAATAATTATTCCATGATAATAGTGGATAATCTCCTAATAACTTATAATCTTCATTTCTATTTATATTTTTTGAAAAGACTTTAATTTTATCTATTTTACCTGATAATGTTTCTAAATTGTTTAATACAATTTCAGCATAAGATGATGATAAAAATGTTTCTTGATATGTACTATTAATGTATTGTATATTATAATTACAATTGTCAAAAGTTTTTACAATATCATTTTCTAAATAATTTGGTTTTATATAACAATAAGTTTCATTAACTATCCTATCTATAATTGCACTATGTGTTATGCTACCACTATATATTTCAATTTTAGAATTTAACATTTTTTCATTAAGCGAACCACTTACCAATTTCATTGTACTATAATTTAAATTGGTATTTTTAACATTAGTTGCAATATATGTGCTAATCGAACCTGAGTTGTAATTTGAATAAATTGTTGAATTTTCTGTATTTAAATCTGTTCTAAAAACTTCATTAATACTAGCTGTTGGAAAATTTTTAAAAATAATATCACTGTTATTATTTAATGTTTTATCAACTATTATTTTTCTTGTTGTTTTAACATTATATTTATTTTTCCATTCAACATCATTTGTGTTTAATATACCTAATATTGTCAATGTTGCTAAACCATTTTCAACATAATCAAATATTTTTATTGACACTAATCTATTACCGCCAAAATTATAGTCCTTTGAAATTTCGTAATAAATTGTATTATTATTACTATCTAAAATTTCTATAGCTATTTCAGAATTTTGTTTTAATTTATCTGAGCCATAAATTAAAAAATGATTATTACCACTGTATAATATTTGAGGAATGTTGGTAATATTAAAAATAGTATTATCAACATCCTCTAATAAGACATTAACTTTTTCTAAATATTGTCTGTTACTTTTTTTCTCAAGCATAATATAATTTACTTCTATTATCTATTTTATCAATATTAATTACAACATCAGCCATTTCTTTAACTTGTGCAATGTGAGAAACCAACATAATAAACTTAAATTCAGTTTTTAAATATTCCATCAATGTTTTAATATTACCAAAGTTATCAGCATCTAAAACACCAAAGCCTTCATCAATTATTAAAAAATCTGGATGTGGTATATTACAAATTTTCATTAGTGCTGTTCTAGTTACTAATGAAAGCATAAACTTTTCCATACCGCTTATTAATCCAGTACTCCAAACCTTATCTCCATAATTAATAAATATAGAAATATCTTTATTTTTATCTAATTCTAATATTACTTGTGATTCATCTACATTTTTTAACATATTATTTATAGTGGCTTGCAAATATGGTAAAATATTTGAAATAATATCTAATTGAACACCATCTCTATGTGTGGCTTGTAAGTAAATATTATATAAATCTACTAATTTTTTTGTATTATTATATTCTTCTATTTCTTTTAATAAATTATCCATTTGATTTTCTTTATAACTCTTATTAGCTATTTCACGCTGTAAATCTGAATTTAAAGTTTTGTAAGATGATTTATCAATATTTAATTTATTATTTTTTTGGTAGATTTCTTGCTCTAATAAAAATTTATCCTGTATTAAAATTTTATTCTTTTCATATTGCTCTTGTTTTTTAGTGATTTCTAATAATTTATTATTTAATTCATTTAATTTAATATTATTATTAGAAATTTCATTATTAACATTTATTTTTAGTTGCTTTAGATTATTTAATTCTTTTAATTTATTATTTAAACTAAAATATTTAGTTTCAATATCATTCTTATTTATAGTTAGTTTTTTAATTTCATCTAATTTATTTTTTAAATTAGTAGCTTCATCTAAATCTCTTTGTATCTCAGATTTGGCATTTATTGCGTCTTTAACAAAAACATTATTCATACAATATGTACAATTTTCATCATATTCTAAAACCAACAGTTTGTCAGATTTATCAATCTTTTGTTTAATTTTAATTTCATATAAATTAAAATCATTTGATAGTTTTTTTTCTTCATCAGATAACTTTAATATTTCAAAATAATTCTTTTCTATAATACCTATTTCTTCTTCATTTATTTTTATATCTTCTATAGATTTTTCTAAAAAGTTTAATTTTTCATTTGATTTTATATTGTTATCATTTAATTCTTTTATTTTATTATTAATACTATAATATTCGGAATTAATTTTATCAATATCTATGTTTTCTATTTGTATTAAATTTTTTTGTAACTCTAATTCATTTATTAGCTTTTGTTGTTCTTCTATACTCTCTTCAAAGTCTGTTAGTTTTTTATGTATATCTTCAATACATTTGTTAGTATGCTCTATATCTAATTCATTTGTTTGTAATTCTGAGTTCAATTTATCTATATTTTTAAATTTTATAACAGCATTTAATTCCTTTATAACATTTTTACAAAGTTCGTGATATTTATCAAAAACATCCAAACCTATAAATTGACTTATTAAAGTTTTTCTATCAGAATCACCAATATCTATAATACTTTTATTTTTAAATTGTGAGTTATAAGCTGTTAAAATAAAGTTTTCATATGTGCCGATTAATTCTCGCATTAATTTTATAGTAGCATTTTTATCAACATCATTTAATGATTCAAAAACACCATCAATTTGTTTTTCAAATTTAAAGTTACTTAATGATGCACCTGTTTTAGTTCTTTTAACTATTTTTTCTATTAAATAAATTTCATCGTTTAAATTTAATGTTAATCTGCATTTAAACATATCAGAATCAACATTTAAAATACCAGATAAATTAGAATCTTTATTAATTTTATCAAAAAGCGTATATGTTAATGATTCAATAAATGACGTTTTACCAGTTCTATTCGGTGCAAAAATTCCTATAATGTTATTATCAATGTTACTAAAATCTAAGCAATTATTTTCACCATATGAAAATGTATTACTCCATTCAAATTTTATAGGATGCCATTTGTGATTATATTTTTCATCAATAACTATTGAATTTTCATAAATTGAGTGCATTTTTCTCAAAATATCAATATCATCTTGTGTAAGTTTATTATTTTTTTGTATATATTTTAAAATTATTTGAAAAGTATCTTTAATATCAATCAAATCTAAAATTTCATTTTTAGTTAAAACTTGGGTATTCTCTTTTGAATTTATTTTGTTTATAGTAAAATCAGTTAAATTTGGATATTTTTGTTTTATATTAAAAACAATAGAATTTAGTTTACTATCATCAATATCATTATTAACGTTTAATTTTATTTTACCTTCTTCTGGAATATTTATTTTATCATAATTATTTTCAAAAACATTACAATAAGAATATTTATTATAAATTTCTATAAATTCACTATCTTTATTTTCAACATCCCATATTAAAAAACCATGTTCTAATTTTTCACCGTAATTTTGACATATTAAAGAACCAGGATAAGCAATAGTTTTATTATCATTCATATATTGAAATAAGTGTATATCACCAAGTAATGCTAAATCAGCTTGTTCTAATATGTTATTAGATAAACCATCGGCTAATAACATGTTATTTGGTAATTTGCAATTTTGAACAACACCATGATATAAAATTATGCTAACATTTTCATTTTTTTCATAATTTGAAATTATTTCTGAATATTTATCAACATCATCAAAAACAGATAAATGAACAAAATCTAAATTTTTATAATTATATACACCAGAATTTTTATAATAAGTTAATGGTAAAATATTGTTAGAAAATTTTATGGTATCTATAATTGGTGTTATAGAATCCATTCTATTATCATTGAATAAGTTAGCGTCATGATTACCTGGTATTATAAATGTTGGAGCAATATTAGATAAACTAATAAATAAATTTTTAGCTAATGTGACTGATTCTGGTGATAATTCAGTTTTTGAATGAAATATATCACCAGTTAAAACTATTATAAATTCATCTTTAATTTCTTGAAGTTTATTATATAACGAGTTAAAAACATATTCATACTCTTTTAATCTTGAAACTAATCTAATATGAATATCTGATATGTGAACTATTTTTTTAACCATATAACTTTTTCCTATTTTATTGTAATAAAACTAAAATAATATTTCCGTGTTCTATCGGTAAATTATTTATAATTTGTTTAGTTATTGAATCAGATAAATAAAATGATGGGTCTATTATAATAACATTTATTTTTTTAGAAATTATTAAATTTTCAAAATTAGTATAAAAATCGAAATTATCTACAAATTCAATAACATTTGAATTTGTTGTAATATAATCTTTATATGCTTTTTTATTTTTAATCACATATAAAATATTATACTTTTGCCTTAAATTTAATGACCAAGCGGCTGTTGTATGACCTGCTCTTCTATGTGTGCCTAATTTAATTGTGCAAAATTCTTTAATAAATGATATCTTTGTGTATTTGCTTTTATAATTTTGTACTTCTGGTTTAGATAAATTATAAAACATTTCATCAATTAATTTTTGTAATATTTCTGATAACATCGGAACGTCTCCTATTTTAACTAATTTATAATAGATACTAAAAATATAGTATCTATTATAAATATAAAAATTTTTATTAAATTTTATTAATAATCTTCTGGCATATCACCTTTTATAGCCTTAACAACATTATTTTTAGTAACTGGTTCATGTAAGCCTATATATGCTTTTCTAACTGTTTGCCCGATTCTCATAGTTGTTGCAATTATTTCATCACTACCTTCAGCAGTTGTGATACATAAATATGTTTTACCTGGAATAATTTGTTTAGAATTTTTTATAACTTTATTTAATAGTTCTTTATCATTTAATACAGTTTTCATTAATTCTTTTGTGCTCATTGGTGAAGTATAATATTCTTTCAATTTACTTTCTAAAAGTTTTTTTAACTTTTTAACTTTTGTTAATAATTTTTGTGCTTTTTCCTGTTGCATTTTTTGATATCCTCTATTTAAATTTATTGTTATATTTTATAAATATAAAAATTTATAAAAAGTTTAATCTTATTTTAATCAATGTATCAAAATTAACTTTAACTTTATTATTATAATAATTTTTTATAAATTTTTCAAACCCAATTTCATTAGGGTCTTTTTTATCCATTTGTATATAATATGTTTCAATATTATGTTCTAAAAAAGTTTCAATAATTTTTATAGCATTATTTTTTGCATCTTTATCTAAACACACTATAACTGGAGTGCTATTATTATTAATTTTTTGAAATAATTTATCATTAACAGTTTTACCCATTAAAGCCGTACTATTTCTTCTGGCTGTTATAGCATCAAACATTCCCTCAACTAATAATATAGGATAATTAAAATTTAAAATATTTTCAAAGATTATTTTATTTTTAGATACATTTGGATTTAAGTATTTTAATTTAGTATTATACATACTTCTTGCTGTAAAGTAATTAACTTTATAGTTATTATCATAAGATGGTATTATAACTCTATTTTGATAATCACCTAAAACACCAACATGCATATTATAAACATTTATTAATGTTTTATCTATTCCCCTATTATTTAAATAATTTACAGCATTTGTTATTTCAAATAAATATTTACTATTTGGTTTATTTATAGGTATTATTTCATTTGTTGGAAATATTACTTTTTCTTCTTCTATATTTTCTTCAGTTTTAAAATCTTGTGTTATATTTAATTCTTCTAATAATATTTTTAATTGAATATAATAATTTTCAGTAGAATTAAAAAATTTAAATAAAGATTGTATTGTATTGCCTTTAGCATTATTTGTATTTTCACAAACCCAACAATGCCACTTACCAAATGTTTTTGAGTTATGGTTAATATTTAATGAAATTTTTTTATTACTTCTGGATTTATTACAGATAGGGCACCAGATTAATATTTCATCGTTTTTGATTTTAATATCAGATTGATTTATTGCAAGTGAGATTAATAATTTTAATCTTTCTTTATGCATTTTTTTCTCGTTATAACTTTTTATGTAACAATTTTATAAAAATTGGCAGTGTATTTCAACTGCCTAAAATTATTTTATCTTAATTTTTTTACTGTAGCTTTATTTTCTGGTAGTGAAATTGTAATTTTATAGAAAAAATCATTATTACTAAATGCTGAATGTGGTTTTTTATATTCTGTACCGATGCTAAACTCATAAACACCGTTATACCCAGACATCACAGATTTAGTCACAACAAAACCAAACTCATCAAAAGCATATTTAAAAATATTACCAATTTTTAAAATATCTTTTAAATAACTTACTTTAAAATCATCATAAAAATCATGATTTTCCTTCACCGTTGGGAAACCTAATTGTTTTAGTTCTTTATTTAATAGTTTAATTGCTAATAACTCATTATCTTTGTTAAAATCTTCTTCATTCAACTGACTCTCTAAAATCTTTTGAACTTTTTTAGTTTTAACTAATAAAGCTTCTAATTGTTTTTTGTTCTTTTCCATTTTTTCCTCGTTATTTAAATTTTTTCTTTTTAACATCATACTCTAAAATTTCATCGTTTATTATTATTTTTCCAGGTAAATTAAATTTTTCAAAATTCATATAAAAGCTAGAAACATAACAATCACCATACCATGTGCTTAAATCTATATGTAACTCAAAAACAAATTCAATGCTTGGTTCTGAAATTTTATTATTAAAAACATTTTTTACATTTTTAAAATAAACTGTATCAGTCCACTCATTAATATCATATTTTGATAAAATTATACCATATTCTGTTTTAAATTTTTTTATTAAAGCATTTATTATATCTGTTCTGACTTGATTTTTATTATACTTATCCTCAGATTCTAATAAATTCTTTAATTTCATATACATGCTCTTATATTTAATTATTTTTATAAATTAACAAAAAAAAATAATATTTAAATTAATTTTTTTACCAATCAAGGTCTTCTGCTATTTTTTTAATTCCTTTTAAATAATATAACATAAAATTTACATTATCTTTTAATTTTGTTGATATATCTATAATCTCATCTTCTAAACCACCGCTTTTATATTTTTTTATATCATCTTTAATTTGATTTTCATACTTTTTGCTGTTATTAACAAATTCATTAAATATATCTAATGTGTTTTTATATTGTTGATTTAACTTTATAAGTTGATTATAATTAGATTCTAATTTTGAAAGTACATCAGGATTATATTTTTCATTCAATTGATTTTCTAAAATTTTTTTAACTTTTTTAGTTTTAACTAATAAAGCTTCTAATTCTTTTTTATTTTTTTGCATTTTTTTCCTCGTTATTTAAATTTGTTGTTATATTTTATAAATATAAATATAATAAAAAAATTAGCAAAAATAAATAGTTATTTAAAATTTTTAATAATATGTTCAAACAATAAACACATATACATATAATTATTATATTTAAATGCGAACCAATCTTTAGTATCTAACTTTTTCCATATATCTAATGTTTTCACTTCACGTATTAAACTTTTATCTATATATTGATATGTATAATCAATTTTTACCAAATCATTTAATTTTAAACAGCAAAATATTTTAGAACGATTTTTTTTAAATATTACTATAGAAATTCTATCTCTTTTAGCGTTTGTTTCTGCTTGTTCTATAGCTGATAATAAGTTTAACTTTTCTTGATTTTTACATTCAATATCAAATGGAATCATTTTCATAGCTAATGGTGATAAAATTATATCAGTTCCACTACATCCCATTGGTCTAGATTCTATATCGCCGTCTTCTAATTTATTAATATAAGATTCTCGTAAAATATCACGCACTTTATTTTGTAACATTCTTCCTTTATTTTTTCTAGACCTTATAGTTGACATATTATAAAATTAATTTAGTATTAATCATCGTAGAAAAATAATCATGTCTCTTTAGCGGTTGTGCTAATTTAGTAACAGCTAATAATGTATTATTATCATCATAAAAACCTATTGTTGTAAAATATGGTGGTAAATCATCTAAACTATTTAATAAACTACCAGAATATAATTGATAAACTGTTTTATAATTTTCACCATTACTTATATTAAATTCAGTTGGTTCTATATTTATATTTATACTTAATTGATTTAACCTAACATCAGATTCAAATTGAATATAATCAAAACCAGATAAAATTTCACCTTGAATGGTTTCATCTGTTATTACAATATGTCCTGTGTTATAAAAAATATTACCAACACATGTATTAGAACCGCTTATTTTTAAATTGTAAAAAGTATCATCAACATATTCAACACTACCGCTTACTAATTTAAATGAGTTAACTTTTAAATCATATAAATTATTAGGAATTTCTAATAATAATAATCTTGATGATAAACTTCTTGTAATATATAAAAATTTATCAGCATCTACATAATAATTTTCATCATAATATAACTTATTAATTGAATCATATATTAATCTTTTATAAGAACCATCATCATTAATATCATCACCTAAATCAAATGTTTCATAATACGGTGATTTTATACCAATATTTAGCTTAACATTATAATCAGAAAAACTAGCAGAAGTTATCTGCCAATTTTTCTTTGCGTTAAATTTGTATAAATTTATATCAGATTTTCCAATATTTTTATAAATATTAGTAATCAAGTCTAACCTCAATATTAGCTTCACTATTAAAAGCTTTTTTAGTTGGTTGTGATAATTTTGCTATAGCTAATAATGTATTTGTATCATCATACAAACCAACAGTGGTTATATAAGTTTTGGGGTCATTTACAAATTGTGTATATCTTAAATCACCAGAAGAACCAGTTATAAAAGTACTATTAGTTGAATAATTATAATTTTTATTTTTTACTCTAACATAATAATGAACAGAACTAATTACTTCTTCACTTCTACCTTGAAATTTAGTTACATATTTTAAAAAATTACCATGATTATTATAATAAGCAACTGAACCAGTATTATAACCAAATTCTATATTTAGTGATGTATCAGCACTCCCAGAACGTAATGCATTACCACTAATAACAAAAATACCAGCATCTGGATAAAATAATCCAAAATATTTGCTAAATGCATTTGTTGTATCACCAATACTACCGCTAATAATATTATATACTTTATTTGGTTGAGCATCTAAATCTGTTGAATCAAATGAATCATCTATTAATGTTCTAACAACACTGCCACTGGTTAGTGTTAATTGCCAATTGCCAGGGTCAATACGTTGTTTTAAGTTTGCTCTATTAACTGATATCACAACAACATCATCAACATAGTTACTACCGACTAAAAACTTAGAAGTGTTTGTATCTAGCAATAAATTTCTATATAAATTATACATAGCTTGTGATGGTTTATCTAAATCAGTATTTAATGTTCCACTATTAGCAACATGACCATAACAAATTGAAAATTCAACTTGACTTCCAGTTGATGCATTATAAACATCATAATAATATTTACCGTTAGATGCTGATTGAGCTGATGATGTTAACATTGCTGAACCAGTTAAAAATAATGTATCATTATACCATAATGGCTGTGTTACTCTTGTTGGAACATCTGTTACTATATCATCATTTTCAAATAGTGTGTAAATTGAATCTGCCATTTTTATTCCTCTTATAATGCATTATTTGTATTTGTTATTTTTAATGTTACCGAATTACCTGTGTTGTTGCTGGTAATTGTTAATGTACCTTCTGTTGATGCTATAGTTTGCGGTAAGATTAAAGCATTTAATTTAATTTGTTTAAATGAACCTATTGTTACCGTACCAGTTAAACCAACAGAAGACTCAGGTGCTCTTGTATTCGTATTAACTGCATTAATACCCTCTATTGAAAAATATTGAGTATTTTGTAGTGTAGCTGTATAACCCAAACTATCGTCAGATGAATTAAATAATTGCGGTGTTAATGTTACGGTTTCACCTGTTATTAAATTTACTTGATTATTTGGATAACCACCAACTGTTAATAAGGGTAATTTTGTAGTTCCTTTTGGAAAAGTTACTAATTTACTTTTTAACATTCTAACACCATCTGGCAATGCTTCTAATACTGGCATATGTTCTATTGCTTCACCATAATAATCACTACCACTTGGGTGTGCAAAATTATATAATCTATAATCAACTTCATCATCACCTAATGCAAATTTTGTAATATTTAGTTGACCTTTAGCTAAAGCTTCTCTACCAGCAGAAGTTAAAACAGCGTCAACTGTTATGTTTGTATTGTCTAAAAAACTCATTTTTTATTTTCCTATTTTACTTGTAATTGACTTTTTTCATCTTTATAAGATACAATTATGTTCGAATCATTTATGAATATTGACACAGGTTGTTTTTTATCAATAGTTGTATCTATAGTATTTTTACAACCTAAGTATTTTATTCTTTTTTCTGCTGTTCTATATATTTTATATTTTTTATCTAGATTATCTTCAATTTCTTGATTTGGTGCAATATTTATGTTATTTTGTAAATAACTATTAGTATAAAAATCTATTCTTGGTTTTATTATGCTAAATGTTTTACCATAAACTGAATTTTTAGTTAAGCTTTTTAGTGAACCTTTAATATTTTCCATATATGTATAAATATTAAATTTTTCTAAAATTTTTATATTTTTTTCATTTTTTTCAAATTTTGATAAATTTTTAACAAACGGTTTAGTATGAATAATAACTTCATTTTTAGATTTATTTATTAATGTTGGTTTAATATGTTTTACTTTATTTGATTCTAACATTGTATTTTCAATTAAAAATCCAGTTTTCAAATCAATAGTTGATGGTAAAAATTGTTTAATATTTTCAAAAATTGAAAAGTTAAAATATTTTAAATTTCTAATAAAATCGTTAAATTTTATAATATTTTGATAATATTTATAAAAATTTACTCTGAGACTATTTAATGTTTCAAATGTTTCTTTATAAGTATCTCTTGGGTCACCATATAATTCAATAAAATTATCCGTTGGGATTCTTTTTATAATAATATCATTCATTAATTGAATAGGTGAAATTAACATATAATATATATTACTACTATTATACATTATATCTATGTTTTCCATAGTTTCATTGTGCTTTAAAACTTTTTGATTATTAATGGTTTTAAGAGTCTGTGTTGGTATAAATATTTTATTATTATTTATATTTAATTTATCATTTATATTTTCAATATATGAATAATAATTTAAATATGAAAAATTATAAGGAAAGTTAACCACAGAACTAAAGCCACTGGCAACAGCATACTCTGATGAGTACAAAGCATTATTTGATTCGTTATATAATGTTGTATTTATAGATAAATTTTTTGGTATAGAAAAAGTTAATAAAAATAATAGATTATCATAAAATGATAAGTAATTATCACCAATTAAAGATTCAGGATATTTTGAATGTATATATAAAATAGACCTACTTAAATTAATATCCCATAATCTAAATTCATTAATCATGCCATAAAAATTGCTATAACCTAAATCTAAGTAAGAATCAAACCAATCTGAATAGGAGCCAGCATCTGTTATAGTGTGATAAATATCTATAACCTTTCTATTGTTTATATGTTGTGTAACTGACGCTAAATAATTAGAATTATCAACATACTGTAGTGAAATTGTTGTTAAATTTCCGTTAAAAATTGGAATTTCATCTGTAGTATAAGTATCATCTGTATCTAAAAAAAATGTTACAGTGCCAAATTCATTATATGTGTGAGTTAATGATACATATGTACCTAATTCTGTTTGAAATAATTTTTTAGTTGCTAAATATGTATTAATATTTTCAGTTATTTTAAAACTTATCTCTATAGTTTTGCAGTTTAATTTAGGTATTCTAATATTTTCAGAACCATTAAAATTTAAAACATAATTGAAATTTTCCTTTTTAATATATGGTGTATTTACTTCCGAATATGAATCATTTTTATACGAAAATTCACCATAATTATAAAACTGCATTAAACTTTGTGGTATGCCATAACAATTAAAAAACTGCCTAATACATTTTTCAGTTCCCTTAGATTTATATAAATAAATTAAATTATTTATTATTCTTTTATTTATTTCTAAATTTAGATTTTTTAGATTATTCATTAGAAAAATACTCTGGTAAATTTGTTATAGTATATTCACTTTTAAAGTTAAGTCCTTTGCTATTTAATATATGTGGTATTAATATTTTTGGTAATCCTTTATCAACATCATTATTTAAATCGAATAGTTTTTCAGAACCATTTATATATAAATATAAATTATCTGTATAATGACCAACTAATTTTATAATTTTTACATAATCAGAATTATATGAGTTATCATATGCATCTGATGGAATTATGTTTGTCAGTCTATCAAAATTATTACTATCATATAATGTAGCAACATTTGATTGTGATTGAAACCAATTTATAAACTGAGATGATGTTGTTGGATATATAACATTAGAATTTTTTGGAGCAGTTGTGCTTGGATATAAACTACCAGATAAATATTGAGTTACATCTGTATCAAAATATAAAAAATATTCATATCCATCAAAATTATCAAAAATTTCGTTTATTTTATCATTATATTTAGATAATGATTGTGAATAATATAAACTTTTAAATGATGATGAATTTAACACATTAATAGCATTAAAATATGATTCTAATGTTTGTACTTTATTTTTAAAAATGTTTATTCTATCACTGGCACTGCTAAATTTTATAAAATTACTATAATCAGAATAATCTATTGATAAATCATTATTTTGTAAATTATTATAATAAGAGCGTATTTTAAATTTTTCGTTATCACTACTATATTGTAACAACTGTATAAAATTATACTTTTGTGTTTTAATTTCTTTTGGTATATCAGGTGTAATACCTGTTTTTAATTGATTAATACTTTCTTCTGGATTTTCTGTATAAATGTATATAGAATCTAAATAAGGTGTAAACAATGTGTAATACATAAAAACAAAATCTTTTTCCTTAGCATCTATTTCTTCATATAATTTCAAACCAAGTTTATGTAAATTATTTTCAATCTCTATAGCATTAACGGCTAATGTTACTTTATCATAACCAAAATTTAAATAAACAACTAAACTTTTCATTAATTGTATAACAGAACTATTTAAAAAATTTACTAAATTTCCAGAAACATCTCTAGTATGTATTAAATCATTATTAATATCTTTTGTAGCTATTATTATTTCTTTTTTTGATTGAAATATTTTATTTATATATAAGTCATTATATAATGGTGAACCATAAATTAAAACTATAAATTCACTTATAAAGTTATATCTACCTTCAAAAAATCCATTTTTTCTAAAAATATAGCCAAAATCAACATAAATGTTTTGTGATTCAAAAACAATTTTACTATCAAGAGTTAATTGTTTAACATTTTCATATAATATAGAAATAGTGTTATTTTCAAAATCTGTTATTTTTATTTTTAAAAAAATACCACCACTTGCAGTACCAATAAAATCTTGGTGTGTTATTTGTGTGTTAGTTTTTACTAAAGTTAATAATTTTTCATCATCATATTTGAGCATTATTTTGACTCGCTAAAAAATTATTGATAACACTATTAGGTGGATTAACATTACTACCACTTTGACCCATTTTATATAACTTATAATAATAATTTATAGGTTTTGTATTAACATAATACGAGTACATAAAACCACCATATCCAGTATTATTTAATCCCCATATATCCACATATTCATTTTTATAAAAAACTAATTCATTTTTTAAATTTTGATTTTCTTCTATATATCCTTTTAAATAATTAAATAATTCATCTTGATATTTCTTACTAGCTGATATTTCTGAATTTAATGAACCAGTTATATTATTTAATTCATAAATTTTATCAATTAAATCTTCAACTGTTTTTATAGGGGGTCCAATAACATTTTCTAACTGATAAATTCTTAATTTTAATGAGTTATTTTCATCTTGTAAGTTTATAGATTGTGTTATTAGAGAATTTAAATTTAATATTTGTGTGTTATAATCTTCATAAATATTTTTTATTGTTTCTTGTGTATATTCATATTCATCTATTTTTCTATATACTAACTCCTTATATAAACTACCACTTATAAGACCTTTGTCAACATCATATTTGTATAATTGTATTGGTTCATTTTCAAATGCAGTTGAACCAGAATATAAATCAAATGGTGCTATAACAGGTATTGATATTAAATCTTTTATTGTATTTAAATCTGATTTTATAACTTCTATCGGTACTGTTGCATCTGGATTATTATTCGGATTAAAATATTTAACATTAACTAATTCGTTTACTGCAGTTAATGATGCATTAAAGCTTGATGTTACTATATTATAAAAATTAGTTCTTTCTAATTCTTTGAAATATAATTCAGCAGAAAATGCGGCACTATAATAAGCTAAACTAGAAGAATAATTTAACATGTCTGATAATAATTTATCATATGCATCACTATCAACTAAAATTTTATTTGTTATATCTTCTGATATAATTTCAGTAAAATTTCTATCAATAATATCATCTACATTACTATCATCATATTTTGTTACAATATTTTGAATTAATGCAAAATTACTAGAAGTTATATCACTATACTGCACTGACAAAATATCATTACTAAAAGACCTGCTAATTGGTAAATTCATTATTCTTCTACAATAAATTTGTGTTCGTTATCAAAAATTACATAAGAATTTTTTACTTTTGTTTTTAATAAAATTTTATATAATCTATTAGTATTAAAGTTTTCAAAATTTATTTTAAAATAATTTAAACTACCGCTTAAACTTATTTTACTATGATTATTAAACGGTATAACTTCATCGCCAGTGTCTAAATCTATAATAGAATAATAACTTTCTTCATCTAACACATATTCTTTTGAACCTGTTGTTGGTAATGAACCATCATAAACTTCATCTCTAATTTTACAAATAAATTCAGCGGTTTCATTTAATTTATATTTATTTTTAACTCTTCTAATATATGCATATGGATACCAGCCAGTATATAATTGCACTGAAGAGCTATTGAAATTATAAACTGAATCATCCCAGCTTATATCTAATATTGGTGAATAAATTGTATTAGTTTTTATGCTATAAAAATTTACATAACCATAGTCAATATCATCATTTTCTTGAGTTTCGGTTCTTTTTATTATAAACCCATAATTATTTATTTTCAGTGACTCGCTATTTAAATCATAATAATTACTACCAAAATTTAAATCATACAAAAATGAATATGGATGATTTTGCAAATCTAAAATATCATAATACCAACCGTAAATAATTTTATTAACATTTGCTGATAAATCTGTTATTTCATCTGTGTTAGTATCTAATATGGAATTGCATTCAAATAATGGGTCATTTATATAATCACCACCAGCCAAATTCCAAGATGAATTTGACGAACTATACCAACTAACACCATCAGACACAATTTCCAAATCAGAACGTGTACCAAAACTCTGACTCCAGCTAGAGCTAATTGGATATAATGCTAATATATTTTTATTTCTTATTAAGTTATCAGAATTTGCAACATACATTTTAAAAATAAAGTTAGATTCGGTAGAATTTATTATACTAGATGTAGATGGTACTGGTATATTATATGTACTAATTACATTCGATATTTGATTTAAGTCAAAATATGTTAATATTCTAGAAACAAATAAATCATTAGATGATGTATAATATGTATTTTTGGTTTTAACTAATTCTAAAATTTGGTCATTACTGGTATTTTGATATTTATTATCGCTATATATTGCTGAATCTAAACTCGGTTTTATAAATACGTGCATTATTTTGCTCTCCCGTATATATTTACATCTGGATATTTAACCTCAAAAATACTTAGGTCTACTGCTGTATAAATAACTCCATTTTTTGTTGCGGCTTCAATATCATAATAAATATCAGAATAAGTTTCATTGGAGTTATCAAAAATATTTTTTACGATAACATTTTCAACAGTTCTAACTCCACTAACTTTATCTAACATTTGTTTAATTTCATTTAAAATTATTGGTTGACCTATTTGCCAGTTATCTATATTAAAATAATCTTTTAACTGTTTTACACAATTTAAAATAACTTCATTTTTATTTTGAACCGTATCATAACATATTATATCAAATTCTACAATAATATTTATAATATACGCATCTTTAATATAGATTACATCATTAGCCATTTTATAATTAGATAAGTAATTTTTTATATTATACTTAACAGCTTCATTTAGCTTTATTAAGTGTTTAGCATAATCATATCCAAGACAATAAATATCTAGACTTTGATTATTAAATTCATTATTTACCAAATTACTATTTGTAGTAAAAGATTTTGCAACAGAACCATATATAGGATTCATTGTCAAAACCCTAATATTATAATCAGGTATAGTTACACATCTATCTTGAGAACTAAAATATGCTGGTGCATTTATTTTTATTTGTTCATATGTTTCAATATCTTTGGCTCCAACTGCTGGTAATTCATTATTGCAAGCTAATGTTGTAGTAATAAAATTAAATAAATTTACTTCACTCTCACTAAATGTTCTAATATCATTTATTAAGTTATAATTTGAAATTTTATTAATATCGTTTGATTTTACATTACTAACAACACCATTTGATTTTAAGTACCTAATAGTTAATGTCACACCTGGTTGTGGAACTTCACCATATGTTCTTGTTGTAACAAAATTTTTAGGGTCAACAGGTTCATTAAAATAATCATAATATAATGTATTTTGATTCGGTATTATTAACTCATCTGAATAATCTGAAATTCCAGCGCCAAACTGTATTATTATATTACCATTTGAATTTATTTTAGTTATAAATCTCTTAGATACTTTAGAATATTCTAAAATAAAAGGTGTATTATGTTGTAAACCTGAAAATTCTTGATATGTTGATGTTGGTATTTTAGTTTCAACTAAATCATTTGCTAAATTATTAACTTCATACCAAATATTACCATCACTATCTGTTATATCTAATATTTTTATTATATTATCATCTGGCACTGTTATATTTAAATATTTTATTAATTCAGAAACTGTGTAAGAATATTCTTTAGTTTCTCCTGAATATGCTTTATATGTTTTCTTTGCTAAAAAATATGTCGGTAACCCAGAATTATCAGTTTCGTATATATCAATTGTATTTTGTATAGAACCAGATTCTGAAAAATCAACAACATCATTAATATTAAAAATGGTATTATTAGATTCAGCTTTAACTTGAACATCACTCATTTTTAATGCATATTTATAATTAGGTATATATTCACCACCAGGTGTTTCTTGAACTGCTGGTAATAATTGATAAATATCAACATCAACTATAGCAGAAGAAGCTAAAATTGGTTTATAACCATAATTACTTTGTGCTATATTTAATATGTTTATCGGATTTGTTGCAAATGTTAAAATACTCTCATTTAATGTTTTATCTTGATAAAATGATAAAATATTACCGATATAAGCCAAAGTATCAATATACATCATTTCAACAGAAGAATCATTAAAATCATTATATTTGTCTGGGTAATATGATTTTATTAATGTTTTTAAAGATTCTTTTATTTGAGAAAAATCTTTATTAGTATAATTTATAGATTTTATTTCACCCATTATAATCCCAGAGTTTTTTGTATATTAATTGTTTTTATATCCTTAGATTTGTTTATAATATAAGATATTTTTATATTTATTTCATTATCATTTATTGGTTCTATTAACACATTTGTTAACGAAATATCAGTGAATATTTTAAATTTATCATAAATCTCTGATTCTATTTTATTATATAATTGTTTATTATTTGGTTCAAATAAATATTGTTTTAAATTAATTCCATATGAAACATTAAATGGTCTTTCACCCTCAAATGTATCAAATAATAAACGAATTCTTGATTCAATCGCATCAAAATTAGTATAATTCATTGCAAAAATATTAGTACTATCTTGTTGTAATGGATATTTTGTGCTAATTGATATCATTGTTAAAATTGTTCATTACTATAATCTCTATTAAATGCTTGCTTAATTCTATCTGGTACATTTTTTAAATCTCTAACAGATTGTGTTGTATCAAAATCTTCAATGCTAGTTTGTGTTGTTTGCAAATTATATTGCTTAACTTTTTGTTTAACCTCTTCTTGTCTAACATCAGGTAAAACTTTTTTAGCTTCTGATATAATCTCATCAAAGTTAATATTATTTTTACCATTACTGCTTTTTTTAAATTGCTCTAAAATTTGCTTAACCTGAGATTCAACTAAAACTTTAACTTTAGCTTCAACTCTTTGGTCAATTAATTTCGTTAATGTTTTTATAAAATTTTTAACATCCATTTTTACTATATCCTATAATATTTATAAATATAAATTTAGAAAAAAAATTATTCGGTTTTAACACTTTTACTCAATATTCTTTGTAATCTACCTTTTATGCGTATGAAATCAGGTATGTTAACTGGTGGTAAACTTTTACCTGGTGCAGACGGCACCATGACTGTTATTTTTGTAATAGCATCTATTAAATCATTTAAAACTTGGTTTAATTCTTCACCAAGAACAACACTATTACTTGCGGAATTACCGAGTGTGATTTTTTTAGATTTAATATTAGTTTCATTAGAATTTAAAATATAAGATGGTGTATTTATAATAGTTTTTTCAGAATTTTGTGTATAATTTGTTGAATTATTTAAAAAATTTGTTGATTCTGTTATTAATGTATCATTTTTTATTAATATAATATTTTTATCAGAATTTATTGCACCATCTTTGTTATACAATTGCGAATTTCTCATTCTACTATTAAATTGAGAAATTAAACCTGATTTTGTTATTAAAATACAATTGTTAATATTATCTAGATTACTTAAATCAAAATTATCATCAGATGCTAATAAAATATATGGTGATTTATTTAAGTCTGATAATAATATAGTATTACCATATCTACCCCTTAATATGCTATCACCAGGATTTTGTTTAATAATTGTATTTTTATTAATATTTTCTTTTTTTATTTTATTTTTAACAGTTTTACTATCCGAAATTCCCTTTAATTCTTGTGAATTTAGTGTGTTATCAATATTTAATGTTGCTATAAAATAATAAATATCAAATATTTGAAATAAAACTAATAATTCACCAATAATTGGTGTATTTATATTAGAATTATTTATTGGTAAAGCAAAACTTAAATTATCAGAACCTTTGCCAGAATCTGTTAATAATCTAAATTTAACTTTACCAATATCGGTTGTATTAGTATAATCTGGATGGTCTGAATCATTTATGATATCAATAACTTCACCTAAAAATAATTTTAATCCATTTTGTTGGTCTAAATTTGATAAATTACTTTCAAAATTTGAATTTAAATTTGGAATATTACCATCGTTAAAATTATACATTAGAATTATTACCTATTTTATCTAAAATTTTCTTTTTATCCTCTTCGCCAAATAACGCAACTATATTATTAGTTGGTTGACTTAATGATTTAATAGAAGTTCTATTTAACGTTCTTTGTAAAACTGATGCTACTTTAACTAATTGGTCATCGTTTTTTATCGATAATTCCATAAACTCTCTTAATAATGGTGCTAATGCTATAGAGTTTTCAGCATCATTATTTAATTTTTCTGTTAATAATTCTATTATTCTTTTTAACTGCTCATCTTTTGATAAAGCACTATTGTAGCTTTTTGATAAAATTTCAGCTAAAGTTTCATCATTAATTAAAATTTTATTAGAATTTAATCCTTCCATTGACCATACCTATAATAAACCTTATTAAAATCTAATGTACCATATTGTTCATAATCTTTTGCTAATTTAGTATAAATTTTTCTAAAAATATTTAAAACTAAACTAATATCAACAGATGAACATTTAACTTGTTCTTTTATTAAAATATATAATTCTTTTTTATTGGAAGTATCCATTGAAATATTTCTATTTTCTATAATATTTATTATTGCATATGCAACTTGAATACTTCTTTTTCTTTTAAATATAAAATTTATATTTTTTTTCAACCATTTTACCAACAAATCAATAAATAAATTTAAATCTTCTCTATATTCTAAGTTTTTAGATGTATCTGGTATTTCAAAAACATTTATATTTTTATCGTCATTATCATTATCATTATTACAATCAATGCTAAATTCAACTTTACGTTTATTATAATTATAATTATTTTCATTTATCATATAATTTTTAGCACTTACCGAAAGATATGAAAACGATTTACCTTTACTAGAATTACAATTTTGTATAACTTCACTTATTAAATAACTTATTAAATCATCTTTTTGTGTTTGATAATTTTCTGGTACATACATAAAACTAAAAGACATTATTATATTTTTTGCTAATTTTTCAAGCGGCACTTTTATTTCACTTTCATAAATATACTGCTTTTCTTCGTAACTTGTTGCAGTGTTATATAAATCTATAGCCGCTTCTGTATTTTCATCAAAGTAAACATTAGTTGTCTTTTTTCTTGGCATTTTGTCTCTCAATAATTTCCAAAGATTTTTTAATTTCATTAATAGATTCTTTTATAAAAATCCATATAAAACTTATTTCATCATCTGTTTCAAAAGAACCTTTAAAATCAACACTTCTAATATTTTGTAAAACTGTGTTTAATTTTATCACCATTCTTTCTTTAAATTCTATACTATCTTCATACACACTTAATAATTTTTTTATCTTTAATTCTTGTATAATTACAATATATACAAGAATTAAAATTAATATTACTAATATAAATGTTACCATTTCATACCTGATAAAAGATTTGTTAATTTTGTTTCTGTTTTATCTTTTTTTGTATAAATTTTGTGTTCTAATATGTTTTTATATTTGTTATCAATAATATTAAATAAAGTGTCATCATTATTTATATTATTATATAAATTTTCATGACACTCAATAACATATTTAAAATTTGATGGTGAATTAAATTTTAATTGAAATGGTTTTACTAATTGTTTATTAACAATATTATAATTTTTATCAAAAAATATTGCACATATACCATATGGTATATCTTTATTAGTAAAGGTATATTTTAATTCACTTGGAAATGTAAATAAAATTCCAGAATTTTCATCTAAAATTTTAATTAACTTTAAACCATTTTTTCTAGATTCATGTGAATCACATAAATATAAAATATTAATCAAACTTTACACCAGCATCAACTAAAACATTTTTTAAACTTTTAATATGCCATAATTGATGTGATTCATCCCAATAAAATAAAACATCAACACCATGAATCATATAGAAATTTTTAAGAGTTTCTATCATCATCCTGCCATTTAATAATTCTTTAATACATTTTATTTTAGCCCATGATGTTCTTTTTAATTCATCATCAGAACCAAAATTTTTGTCTAACCAATTTTTAATTTTTTCAGCAGGGTCTGCAGAATTCATTGGTATTAATCTTTCAACACCTTCATCAACTACCATTATCAAAATAGTTCTACTCCGCATGTTTTTTTATTCCTTTTTTTATTTTAATTATTTCTTTTCCTTTTTTAACTAAAGAAGCTTCTTTAGCTTGCTTTATTCTTTTTTTAATATTTGTTAAGTCTGTGGGTGTACCATTTTCTCCTACTTTTTTTCCAAATTTATAAATATTACCAAACATATCTATAAATTCATCTAAATAAATCCAATCTTTTGGTTTTTTATATCTTTTATCTTTATTATCAACTGATTGAATTTCATCTTCTTTTGGAAATGACATAATACATGTGCATCTCCAACATTTAACGTCAATTATTTTATCCATATTTGGAACAATTACTTCATTCCCACAACTGCAGTATAATGTTTTATTTTTGTTTTCCATAAAAGAGTATAGAGTACCCAAATAATTGGGCACTCACGTTAATTTTAGTTATCAATTTTAATTTAGGTCACCATTTTTTAACATTCGATTTAATATTCTCTTTACAGAGCCATTAAATCTAGTTTTATCCGACCCTAATCTTTCAAAATCTTCTTTCATTTTGGAGATTAGAAAATCATTTGATTTACATTTTTCTCCATACTTTTTGTAAACCCGTCTAACTCTCTCGGAAAGTGTTAGCGGTTTTTTTGAAGATTTTTTTGTTGTAACTTTAACTTGTTTTTTTACTTCTTTTTTTGTAGCCATGTGTAACTCCATTAATTAATTAAATTGATTTTGTAAATATAATACATTTTTTTCTAAAAGTAAATAGTTAATTAAAAAATTTTTAAATTTTTATTAAATCTTCTTGACTTGGGTCTAAATCATACAAACTAGATACAGATAGTTTTATTTTTTTAATCCAGTCAGTGCCATATTTTTTAATTATTTTTTCAAAATCTTCTATATCATGGGGTCTAATCTTATATAGATTATTACCTTCTTTGTCTTGAACAACTAAAATATGCATTAATTCGTGTAGCATTAATAATTCTTGTTGTTCTGGTTCTAATTTATTCCATATATCAAAAGAAATTTCTATGATATAATCTTTATTAGAAAATAATTTTAATTCATTATTACTTCTAATGCATTTACCGCACACTGTTTTCGAAATATATGGTTCAACCATTACATAACCTATTCTTGTATTACCAAAATCTAAATTTTCTTTGGCAATAATTTTTTCACCGATTTCTTTTAATTCGTCACTTTCATATAACTCTTTCATTTTTCATAACTCCTTGTTAAAAATTTTTAATTATACTTGTAAATATAATAAAAAATTTTCTAAAAGTAAATAGTTAGATAACTTTTTTTTGTAAAATTTGTAAAATAAAATAAAAACCAACAACAACATAAAATAATATTTTACCACCATTTAAAACAAACTCAAAAAATTTATTACTTTTGTTTATTTTTTTATCTATTTTTTCACTTCTAATTTCGTCCGCTTTTATTATTAACTCTGGTAGCTTTTCTTCAGCCATTTCCATTAACTTATCTGGCGTCATTTTATAATCATCAAATAATTTATACATTTTATTTTGATTATTTTCAACTATTAATCTTAAATCTTTTGTGACATTATATAAATTTGGTATTATTTCATTAAATGATACTTTTACTTTCAATCCACCACCGTTTATTATATCTATACTACCAAATTTATCTATTTTTTTATCAAGTGATGATACTTGATTAAATAATTTATCAAAATTATTATTTATATCTTCTATATTTTCTTTTAACATATTAATATCCGAGTTAACAGTTTTCATAAAATCGTTATGAAATATACATTCATTAGCCATATCATCAATCCATTATAAGTTTTATACTTTTTATAAATATAAAATCTAATCAAAAAATTCCGTTATTGTTGCTGTGTAATTTAAAAAATTTATTATATCACCATCACCATCTGAAGTAACGACCAACTGAATTTTATCATTAATTGCTAATTCAGTAATACATGTACCACTTAATGCATATATTTCACCTGCAGTTTTTAAATAAGCACTCATAGGTGATGGTACAATATTACCATTCTTTTTTATTCCTACTCTTGCTGTAGCGCCATTAACATTAGCACTTAAACTAGCATGTCAATCAATTTCAAAATATTGAGTTAAAGCACCATCATATTTTATAGCAGGGTCTGCAACTAAACTAAAATTATTTATAGGTGTGTTTATAAAAGAACCACTTATTGGATAATAAGTTCCTGCTGAAATAATTACAGTATCAGCACTTGCACTTAAGTAAGCATATACACCAGATTTTTTACCTGTTATATACCCATTAGAATTAATATCATCATTTGCTAAAATACTATTCGTTGCCAATTAATTTACCTAATTCAGTTTTTGTTAATTTAAATGGTGAACTTGTTGTTAATTCATATCTATCAGTAGCTAAGGTTTCGATTATATCTCCATTAGAATCTTTTATTACTATATCGAAGATGTAAATATCATCTGGGTCTTTTCGTAATTCTTTTACTAATACGTGTGTTGAAGTTTTATCTAACACTTTTACTTTACAAATTTTTGAAATTTCCATTTATTTTTCTCTCTAATAAATTTATAATCTTTTTTGTTTTATTCAATAATTTTTTATAATATTCTTTAAGTTCTTCTTCTGGTAAATTATCTTCTGATGTACTTGCAAAATCTTCTAAATCTTTTTCACTCATACTACTTGCTAATTTTTTAACTTCATCACTAGCAGATTTTAATTCTCCTCTCTTATAAGCGAGAGCCATACCCATTAATCTTCTTTGAGATTTTGTTTTAGCTGGCATTTTTATACTCCTTATTTAACATATTCATCTCTACTACCAATTGTATCTAATTGCCATTATATTTTTTCCATTATAAAATAAAAATTATTTGAACTAGAGTTCCAATTACTACTTTGTAGATATAATGTTTGGTCTGCTGTTAGTGAAAATGTTTTATTAATTGTAATAGTAGTTAATCCGCTTACAATTGATGCTCCATTAACAATGTCAGTTCCACCTGAAGTACTACTACCTATATTTAATGTAAAAGTATTAGCAGTTGTATTTTCTATTATTATTTGTTTTAATATATATCTTTTTGGAATAATAGATGTTAATGTTGTATTTCCAGTTACAGTTGATTTATAATCTTTATATACTTGCGAACTCTGTTCTGCTGTTAAACAAATAGGTGAACCACTTGTACTACCATGTAATCCATTCATAGTTTCTATCCAACCAATACGACCCGCATTTTCGGGAAGATATTCGGCTACACAACCGATTTGGGTAATTGATATGCTATCTACAACAAGATTCCCTGATGTATATCCTGCAGATAATTGAAAACCTTCTTGAGTTAAAGTATTTTGGTCTCCACTCGTAAATTCGATAGCATGAAATCCGATTGAAGTATTAAGTGGTAAATTATTTCCGTTATATAAACTATTCCCAGCACTTAAAGCTTTACCCATTAATGAAAAGACACCATTACCGATAAGCGTGTTAGAAACAATACTATATGTTAATTTATATTTTTTTTTGTTTTTCCCACTAATAGCGAATGAATTCCGTATATAAGTGAACGTAATACCATCGGGTGAATATGTTATAACACTCCCTAATTCGCTTACATTCCCTACAGCTAACCATGTACTACCTATCATGTTATCATTATTCGCCCCTACATCCGCAATCGGTAAGACATTTTGACCTGTCAATCCATTGTTGTACAAACTAAGAATTTCGGAAGTGGATAAGCCTCTATTATAAACTCTTGCAAAGAATGTTTTTCCATTAAAATAATTTGATGAACTATAAGCTCCGATCGTAAATGTATCAGTATTGCTAACATCAGATGTCAGACTACCAGAAATATCAAGTTTCCCATTGATATATATGTATGCAATTCCATTGATTCTTGTAACTACTATATGATATAGAGTATTAGCTTGCAAAACTGTATTTGCTTGTAATCTTGTAGTTGTGTTTACTTCTAATGTTGGTTTACCCGAAGTAGAATATAATACTATTCTATACCAATTAGACCCAATACCTCTTTTCCCAGCCAAGTGTTGGGATCCCGAAGTAGGATTATTCACGATCCCACACCAAGATAGACTAAAATCACCTATTCCAAAATTAAGGTTAGAATTATTTGGTACACTAATATAATCATTCACTCCATCAAACATGTATCCCCCTTTTGGCTCGCCCCAATCATCGGCACAAATTAATTGTCCTGTTTTACCAGCGTCATCAATACGATATAGCTGATTTTCTTTTGCACCAATTCCAACAGAATTAGCTGATGCTGATAAAAACGAACTACTTATATGAGTTTCAATTACTTCAAATAATCCTTGTGTACCACCAGCATTACTTTTAATTTTATTATTTAATACGTTATTACCAACTAAAAAATTAATATCACCACCACCAGAAGAATCTGAATTTGATTTAATATTAATACTTCCAGATGATGTTAACGTATTAATGCTACCAGAGTTATTAAATAAATCTATTAATTTACTAACTGTTGCTCTACCTGTTACTGAACCATTATCTAACAATACTTCATGTGATGGTGCTACTACTGATTGTGAAGGTAAATTTTGAAATAATACATCTGCCATAATTTATTTTTCCATTATTATAATATTAATCCCATATCTTTTTTTGTTATATTATAAATATTTTTAATATTTTCAATATACTTTTGCATTTCCAAATATTCCTTGTCTAATGGATTTATTAATGCTTTTTTAATTAACTTCATTTCATCATCAATAGAATATTTTAATCTAATCTCAAAAACAATTTGATTATTAATCATTTTCATATGATTACAATTATCGAGCATTGATTTAATATCATTAAATTGTATTTCAATTATTTGACATTCTGAATATTGTTTATCCATATTAATAGGTTTTTCTGTTCCATAATATCCATCAGAATATTTTATTAATCTATTTCCTTCGTCTACAACTATTGAATAAGTTGTAAAATCTTTTACTATTTCATTAATATTATAATAATACATTTTTCACCTTTAATTTAATTAATTTACATACAGGCAAGAGCGACCCGAAACAGTACTGATCGAGTTTGTACGGTTGTAAGACAAGGTCAAATAGAACACGCCCGCATAGGAACCGTTATTCCAACTACCGGCAACAATCGGGACGAGTTCGTCACGCAAATATTGATAAAAATAATCTATTCCAAATTGATTCGTACCCAAAGAACTTACACCATTTGCTTTTGGCATTAAGGCACTCGCTTTTTTGTAAGCATTTGACGTTTTATTCGTGCTAAATTCAAGCACTTGGTTTGCTCCATTTCCATGCTTTTGAGCAAAAGCACCTTCATTTACGAAATCGGGAGTAACTATGTCACAATAAGTACTTAGAAATGTAGAGTTAAACATATCTGTTGTTGTTAAACTATTCCCGCCTGTAAGATTTTTGACTTGGAACGTATCTTTTAACAAATAAAATGTCCCAGCCGTCATCGTTCCACTTGTATCTGTGAAACTTGTTACTGCACTTGCTACTTTTAGCGTTTGACTATCAACTATATCCGTAACTTTAAACAACTTATCGGTAATTTCTGCACCAAGATTAGTTAGCATAATCCAATCGTTGACGCTTCTATTGTGGCTTGCTGTTGTATGAATTGTTACTTTTGAACCATCACCTGTTAGCAAATCAATCGTGTAAGTTGTCGTTTTACAAGTCAGCCCGCTTACTACATCAAATTGATTCCCATTCACACCACTAATTCCGCATTCCTGTCCATTATGCGTAGTCTTTGCTAAATTACTTGCTCCCCCATTTTGTTTGGCTTCATTTCCGGGTAATGCCTTCCAATAATCATCAGTACAATTAGAAAATGTTATTGTACCGTCATCTATATCAGCACCATAGTTGTTATTCCCTTTTGGATAATTTTTAGCTCCCGTTCCGTCATACCAAGCACAATAAGTACTACTTGTAGAAGCTTGAGCATGTGCTTGTTGTAATATTTGTATTGCTTGCCAAACATATATAGGAGTAACAAAAAAGTCATTTCCTCTTGATTTTGCTACCGAATAAGCACCGCCATAAATATCAGCAGGCGTTTGTCCGTTGGAAATACAATTAGAAAACGAGCCGGGATAATTCGCAACTTTTGCAACTCCTCCACTTATGTATGTTTGTACTGTGCTAACGGGGATTGAATAACTACTTGTGTCAATTACCGTAATTACGAAAGTACCATTAATATCTGTCATCCCAACAACACCGCTAATAGTGACGGTATTATTTGATTTGAATCCGTGCGATGTACTTGTGATAGTGACTATACCACTACCAGCAACTGCATTGCTAATATTAGCTGTTCGCCAGCGTTTCATAGCACTCGAACTTGATATTGGATTACTGTTTTTAATCGAACTTGCTATTCCGCTTACACCTTCAACTGCATTTGTAAGTGACCATTTATATTTATCAACTAAAATTGCAGTTTTAAATTCACCACCATCTATAAATGCTCTTGGTAATACAAATCCATCTGCTATAGCTAAATTTTCATCAAAATTATAATCTTTAAAATTTTTAATTGTAATTTTATTTATTAATGTAGTACCATTATGTTCTAATTTATACACAAACGCTGTAATACACACCATTATAGAATTATCAATAACACATTTATAATTACCATAATTAACACTACCTTTTATTTCAGTGCCTTCCATAGGTCTAATGTACCAGGGTAAATATCTAGTTGGTATTACGCCAACGCCAGCACCTTCAGTACCCATTACACCTATATCATAATAAATATCTTCATTTAATAAAATTTGTTTAACCGATTCTAACGTACACTTACCAGTTTCTGATGCATTTTCTATTAATATAACATCTGTTAATTGTGGAGTAATGGTATTTAATTGTGGGTCATTGAGTCCATATATTTGTGGCATAATTTACAATTCCTTATTATTACAATTTTAAATTTAACTCTATACCAGATTTAGTTAATATTTGATTTTCATCTTTGGTATAAATTTTTATAGATACTAAATCTATTGAAGATGGTATTAGTAATTTTCTATTATCTCTAGTTAATATATAATCATTCGAACGAGTTTTAACATATGCACTATAACTACTTCGCCCTCTAAAAAGATTAAATATAAATCTTAAACCAAAACCTAAACCACCCATTGTTATTCCAATCCTATTATATTCATTCCAGCATCAGTTCCTGTAACAAATAATCTTTTTACACGAAGATTATAAACAGCACCAGCTATTACTTTAAAATCAATTGGCGTACTATCATCTGCTAATAATACTCGTATTGTACCATCTGAATTACTATGTATTGCTCTACATAATAATGTTTCATCAACTGTGTCTGAAGCTGTTAATACAAAAGCTTTTCTAGCACCCGCTAATAATTTTAATGCTTTTATATTATCACTGCCTGTTAATATTGTTTCGAAATTATCTATTGGCATAATTTATTCCTAATTGTTTTATTTGTTTTCTTTCATATTTATTTATAAATATAAAATTTTTAATTTTTTATTACAATAATGATGAATTTAAATTACCACTATCATCAACTGAAATTTTCCATTTATTACCGTTTGGTGATTTTAAAATAAAATATTCACTGGCATATATGCTACCGCTTACCTCTAATGAGTGTGAAACTGGATTAGTTTTTATACCGACATTACCTTTTAAAAATGTTTTAGTAATATCATCATTGCCTAAAGTTACAGTGTTTGGCCCATTACCATTAGTTAAAAAACCTATTATGATTTGATTACTAGTTATCTTTTCATTACCATTCAATTCATATTTTGGTCTAATATAACTACCTATCAATACATTTGTATCTAAATTATCAACATAAAACTCTGAATCTACAAATTCAATACCAGAATAATTACCTAAAATAACATTTCCTTCTCCGTTATCACCATATATATATTTGCCAGCTCTATAACCTATAAAAATATTAGCAATATCTTCTGAGTATAATAAATTATATCCGCTTTCATATCCTATAGCAATATTATTATTTAAACTACCTCCAATTTGTAATGAATAATTACCAATAGCAACATTACGATTATTATAACCAGTTGTTGCTGTATTATTACCTATTATTACATTCTGACTAGACTGAATTACTGATGGACTAGCATTCACACCAATTATTATATCACCATAACAGTTCGTCAAAATGCCAGAATTATTTCCTATAATTAGATTTTCACTATTATTATTAAATGCTTTATCCAACTTTTCTTTCATATCAGTATTAAAATTATTTGTATTTAATTCTGATATGAAACTACTTGATATTTTATTACTTGAACTAATATAAAATAAATTATTATTTAAATAAACACTACCTTTTAAAAATGTTTTAATAATATTATCATTACCTAAGGTAACAGTATTATTACCATTGCCTATAGCATTATACCCTATACATATAACGTTATTATCACCTTCACTATAAACACCAGAACTAGTGAAATATGTGAGTGAACCTATCATTATGCAATTATTAACATTATAACCATATACTGAACCACCAACTTGGTCACCTATTAAAATATTATGTGACCCGCTACTCATAGCGTCCCATATTAAGTTACCAAATATTATATTATCAGTTCCTGATAAATTTTTATTTCTATTTCCTATTAATATACTTGTGCGCATATTTGTTTTTTGTAATTTAACATCAAATATATTATTACTATAATCATAAAATAAATTATTATTTAAATAAACACTCCCTGTTAAATATGTTTTATTAATATCATATCCACCTAAAACTAACGAATTTGAACCAGATATATTAACTAAACTGTTAATAGTTTCTACACTACCACTTAAAATATAGTATATATTACTTCCACTATTATTTATTACATATCTTGATAATGAACTACTATTATAACCTTCAACCATAATACTACCACTTACAGAATCAGTTATTATATATTTTTGTCCAACTATTATTGAACCATTATTCATTAATGAATTCATTTGTGTTTTTGTTAACGGTATCGCATTAACTAAAGTACTTCTATTTGTACTCATTTCAAATCCTCCTAAAGGTATAGGTTCACTATACCCTGTTGTTATTAAAGTACAAACTAAATTTAAATTTGCACTGCTACTTGCTAAATTATATGCTAAATTATTAACATATTCTTGTGACATACTACTAGAAAATGTATTTGCTGGTATAGTTGAAGTATAACTACCACTATAACCATTTGGGTATATAGCTGTATAACTTTGTTCATTATTGTAATATAATAAATAACATGTTAAATTATTAATAGCACTGCTACTTGCAAAGTTATATGCTAAATTATTAGCATCAGCTTGAGATATACTACTAGAAAAAATATTATTTTCTATAGTTACTGTATTACTACCACTATACCCAGTGGAGCAATATGCTGTATAAGTTTGTGATGTATTATAATATATTAATGGTGATGGTAATGGTAAAAATGGGTCTGAAATTATTTCACCAGAATAATTTATAGCATTATTAACATTAATAATACCATAACCATTATATAAATCCCATTCAGAAGTTAATCTATTACTTTCATTTCTATCTGTCGTTTTTCTTGCTCTATATCTTGCTTCCCACCAAGAGCAGTTTAATGTATCTTTTATTTTTAATAATTTACCTAAAATTATTCCTGTTGAATAACTACTTTCATCTGAAGTACTACTTAAATTTAAATCAGAATCCCAAAATTCTATTCCATAACCAGTATTATTTTTATCTTCATAACCAACATCACCAGCACCAGTTAATACTAAATTAGGAATCTCCGATTCTTGTGTTATAGCTACTAATGAAAATGTATTACTACCTGCTGGAAAAAAAGTTAAAGTATTTGGATATACACCTAATGATTGAGAAACATTACTTTCCCAGCCACTATAACTTCTAACTATAGCTATTATATTATTATCTAAAGATGCACTTACAAAAGGGTCTGATGAAACTATTAAACATTGGTTTGATATATCTGAACCATATCCAGTTGAAATTGCTGTTATAATATTATTTGCATGCGGTAATAATGTATCCCATATTAATATTCTAATCATTCAGTAATATCCTTATATACTGGTGCAAATGTTGTATCGTCATGATAATAATATTTAAGTGTACCAGATTTAGTTAAAATTACAAATTTTAAAAAAGATTTATATAAATCTTCATTATACAGTTCAGCAATAGATGATGTGTTAATGTTATTAAAATTTATATTATTTAATTTTATGTAACTATCGGAAGTTAAAATTATATCTTTTAATGCATTTAAATAAAAATGAATACCATAAACTTTTCCATTAACTAAATATCCATTTAATACATATGCTAATGTACTTCCTGTAATATTAGATAATGAAACATTTTTTAATGTAGAATAATTTATATTTATATCATTAAATGAACAATTTGATATTATAGAAGCTGATGAAATTATTTTATTATCATAGTTAGTATATAAAATTAAACATGATTTTATTTTACATATATTATTATAAAAATCTGATACAAAACCGTTTGAGCCACCATATGATACTGGTGTTATTATAGTATTATTATTATTAATAAAATTCTTACTTCTAAAATAAAATACATTGTTACTAATATTACTATAATCGTGTATAAAAACAACATTAGAATTTTTTATTATATCTGTAGACGGTGTATTAAATGTATTATTTATTATATCTTGTGTGTAATGTAAACTATAATCCGAAAATTTTGAAAACATATACATATCTATATAATCAGCAGAATCAACTGAAAATGTTAAATTACCAACTGAAAGATTTGATGATGACCATGAACAATATACGCCATTTAAATGATTCGGGTGTGTTATATAATTTTTAGAAATTTTATCCCAGTAGGTTGAACTATTAGTAGACGGATTTTCAATATTCGGGTATATATATGAATCAAAACTACCAGTAGCATTTGTTAATTTTACATAAATATCATTTGAATTTGTTTTTTTTATAACTGTTCTTTTTGTATAAGCTGCATTACCATCTGCATGTTCTTCAGTTATATTTATTTTCCATCTTCTAAATTTAACTTGTCTAAAATCAAAACATATATCATTATTTTGTTTTGTATCTATTCTTCTATATATATATCCTTTATTACATCCTGGTATTATTGTTTGATTATTTATTATATCATAATAAATTAAATCTTGCGGGTATTGCTCACTAAATGCAATCGATTCTAAACTAGAACTAGTCATTGCTGTTACTATTAATGGCTCGATAGAACCACTTGCTAATAAAGTTGGTGTAACTTCTGGCATATTATAAGTTGTCTGATAATCAGTAATTTTATATTTTTGACCCGGAATTAATAATCCATTTGATAAGCTACTTGATAATTGAGAATAAGTAGTATTTATAATTTGTGATTCTAATATTTGTATAGTGTTAAACCCAGAACCACTATTATTTAAGTATGTTATTTTATCTTTATTTTCATCTAAATATAATTCACCATATAATAGAGATGATGTTGTATATGATGTACCACGTTTTATTCTTAATATTGACATAATTTTTCTTATTTTTTATTTTTAAAAATTTATTCTAAAATATATCTTCGTCTATCATCTAATAATGTTACATTTACGCCTGTCAAATTATTTCCTCTACCACTTAAATCAGTGAGCATTTCTGTATCTGTATCACCGACCCAATCAAACCAAAATACTATTTCACCGCCTGTATAAGAGTTAGGGTAACCTTTATGTGTTTGAGAATATTCATAAATTGAAGTTCCTGCTCCATCAATATCAAGAGGATTAAAAGAATCAGCATTATTAAATCTTACAAATTGTATTTGACCGATTAGACCAAGATATTTTTCAGATAAAGTTGATAAAGCACCAAAAAATAAATTAGATGAATAATTATTTATATATGAAAATATAGTAGTATAATCACTTAATGATGTGTCATTTTCATATCTTTTTATGTTACCTGTGCGTAATAAAAATTGTAATATAATAGATTTATTATTCGATATTATTAAAGAATTTGAATAAGTTGGATTCGCTGTTGTATATTCATACCCTTGTATTCTAAAATATAATAAATCGTTTGGCATAGGTCTATATATTCTATACCCATTTGAATTTAAAGAACCCAGAGCCCCAAAACAAATTATATTTAAATTTGATAAACCCATTACATTCCTATCCCAGATATTAATTAGCATATCGTATGCTTTTGATATACTTAATTCGTCAATATAAACAGTATCAGCTTGATTTAAGAATATTTTTAGTTGTGCATCAACTTCCGAACTTGTTGCTAAAAATTGATAAGTATATAAATACCATTTTGTATTGTCAGCAAGCGTTAATGCTGTTCCCGTTTTACTACCAATATTCACATTTATTGTTGTGTTGTTAGTTGCGGCTTTAGCAAGGAAAGTAATTAAATATTTGAAACCACTTAATACTTTTGTTCTACTATCAGTTGAGCCCAAAACATTAAAACTTGTTGCAGGTAAACTAATATTATTTGAATCACTGTCACCGGTACCACTTGAAATAATCTTACCACATTTACTTTTATTAGTCACACCACTAGCATTAAATGCTGTTATTGAGTCAATAGAAAAAGCGTGATTACCGTTACTTTGTTCTTGTGGTATTTCTTCAATTCTATAATCATATATATATACTAAATCGTCAGTTGGTGAATTAGAACCTGTAAAAGTTAATGAAAATGACGTGCCCAAATATAATCTTATATTTGTTAAATCTATAGTAACCACAACATCTGCTGAGTATTCAGTCCACATATCTAATACGGTACCATCACTAGAACCAAATATAGTTGAAATGCCATTTGTCGAAATTAAACGTTTCACATTAGTATTAGTTGATGGTATTAAATACCAAAATTTAATCCTATAAGATTTATTTAATCTTAAATTAGTGTTAGCATTTGGTAAATTAATATAATGAGTGTCTGTTTCATTGTTTGCATAATATTTTAATACATTATCGTATGAGATTGAACCATCACTAACACCATCGTTGTTACCAGTAGCTACACTTCTAACAGCAGTGAAGTTACTTAATCCACTACTAAAATCTGATTGATAGTTGAACACACCAGATGTTGTAAACTTTCTTGATATTCTATTATCAATCATTTCAGAATCATTTAAATCTAACCCAGTATCTTCTTTTATTCTTAATTCTTGAACATATCCTGTGCCAGTTCCATTTAATTTAACATAAATATCTGTACTAGTAGCTATAAAATTAAATTCTGATTCTTGCCAATTTTTACTTTTTTTATCTAATAATTTATATGCACTACTACTATTTGTTGACCCTATTCTAAAATCTGTAGCATTATCGTTATAATAAGTTATTCTACCCATATATCTTTTGCCAACTATTAATCCAGCACTACCAGTAACTCCAATATAACCATTAGAGTTAAATAATGATGAACTAAGTGGTACTACATATGGTCTAGATAAGTCATTTGATATATTAGAGTTACTACCAGTAACATTTAAAATACTGTTAAAATTTGATAATGTTCTCCAATCGGTTTTTGATATTATTTGAATAGGTCTAGTTAAATATTCTGTATTACCATCAAAATCTAAACCATATTTTAAATTATTATTAATATTATCAACTGTAAATTTTAAATCATCATTTAAATTTTCATAACTTATTGAACCTGTTAATATTTTATCACCAGTTATAGCATTATTAGAAATATCTTCAGAATTTAATAATCTTTCATACATTAATGGATACCAATTAGAACCACTTCTCATATAAACTCTTTGGTCATCGGTTGTTACACCTATATCACCAGTTTCTAATAATAATGAACTTATATTATTTAATTGTGTTAAATTATTAACAACATTTGACCTTGAAATTGAATATAATTTATCACCACCTACATTTTTATATAAAAATTTATCTTGAGTTAAGTCTAAATAAAGTTCACCTGAGCCTAATTCTGACGGTGATGATGGTGTATTTCCTCTTCTAAATTGTAGTATTGCCATGAAATGTATTCCGTTTTTTATAGTTATAAATATAAAAAAGTTAAAATTTTTATATAAATATAAAAAAAATTAAAATTTTTGAAAAAAAGTATAAAATTTAATAAAACTTTCTTATATTTATATAATAGTTACCCTAATGAGAATATTACAATATTACAATATTACAATATTACAATATTACAATATTATAATTATATAGTACTTATATCAAAATTATAATACTATATAATTATTAAATTATATAAATATAAATTATATCTAAGTATAAAATATATAAATATAAATAAATAAATTATATAATTATAAAATGATAACATCATTTTAACAAAAAAAAAAGAAAATAGGTGACATATGAAAGCTAAACTTTTAGCTGTATTAAAAAAACTTAAAGAAAAATTAGAAAATACTTCTTCTGATGATATAAAATTAAAAAAATTTTATAATGAATTATTTTTTAAATTTTTTAATAATTTTATAAATTTCATATCAAATGATATAAAGATATTAGAATCTAAACATACTAATATGAACAATTTATTAAATTTATTAATAAATATTGAAGATTATGGAACACATGTATTAACATTAGGTGTTAATGAAAGTGGATTTTATGTAAATGGAGTAAATGTTTCAAGTTTAAAATCTAATAATTTATTAAACCCTAATATTTTAGGTTTTTTATTAAATTATGTTAAAATTTTTAATGAAACTATATTTTTAGAATCTAAATATGAATATATGGTTCTTAAAAATTCAAGTATGAATCAACAATCTATAGTTAATAAAATTCAAAAAATAGAACAAATTTTATCAATGATTAGTAAATTTGAAGATTATAATATGAATTTATTTTCAGAGATATCAGCTAAAAACATTAATACATTTCAAATGAGAAAAGATTTATTTAAAATAAGGTCTAGAAGATTAGGTGTTGGAACACAGATAAAAATATATCAAAAATTAATGATAACATATCTTGACTTATTAGAAATTTTTTCGTATGATTTAGATTAAAAAAATAAAAAAAAAGTATAAAATATTTAAAATTTTTTTATATTTATTTTTAATATACATTAACACAAGGATAAAGTTACATGAGATATTTTCTAATATTGTTTTTTATAACACATTTACAATATAATACAGCTAATCAAAATAAAACTTGTTATTTAAAATTAGATAATTTTCAATCAGAACTTATAAAAGAAGATTTAAAAACATATAATTATTTAAAAAATAAAGATATAGAAAAAATAATATTTAATATGCAAATATATTCTATTAAATATAATTTACCTATAGGATTATTGCATTCTATATTTAGAATAGAAACTGAATATAAATTTTGGATTAAACATAATAATGATTATGCTGTAGGCTTAGGTGGTGTAGTATGGTCATGTTGGAAAAATAAATTAATTGAAAATAATATAGCTAAATCAAAAAATGAATTAAGAAAAATTGATAACAATATCCATGCTACAGCATTTATTTTAAGATATTTTATTAATATTATTAATGAAAAACAAAATGATAAATTCATTATAGATGATTTAATTAAATATTATTATGGTGCTAAAAATGATAAATACTATAATAAAATGAAAATAGTCACTAGTGATTTATGGTTAATAAGAATAAACGAACAAATAACTAAATAATAGGTTTTTTATGAAATATTTTATAATTGATACCGAAACTACAGATACATCAGTAAAAGATGCACAAGTTTTACAATTTACAATGATATTTGAAGATACTGATAAGCAATTACCATTAGAAGATTTACCAAAATTAAATCTATATATAGAAAATATACCACTGATAGGTTCACCACAAACATTAAAATTTAATAGTAAATTATTAACGTTTATAGAAAATAATCCAGATATTTTAGTAAAACCTAAAGATGTTATCAAATATGTTATAGAATTTGTTTATAAATGTTTAGAAATTCCATTTGAAAAAATAGAAAAATATAAATTTACAGTTGACGGTGAAGAAAAAATAAAATATATTTTTCCAAAAGTATTATTAAATTTAGCTGGAAAAAATATATCAAATTTTGATATTCCTATCATACAAAATAATTTTAATTTATTTTATAATGATTATAATTTATGCTATAGACATAGGATTTTAGATCCAGCTATATTATATACAGATATTGTTAATGATGAATGTATTCCAGATTTAAAAGAATGTCTTAGACGTGCTGATATTAAGTTTGATGAAAGTAAATTACATGATGCAAGTTATGATTGCTGGGCTGTGTTATTATTATTAAGAAGTTTTTATATGGATAAAAAATAAAAAAAGAGTAATAAAATGAATAATCAAGTTAAAGTAGCATTAGAAACATTAAAATTAAGTGAATTCGGAGCTGAAGCTTTAGGCGGTATGAATCACAAAGAAGCTGTTAAAATTTTATTAAAAAATAATTATAAAAAAGATGATATTGTTAAAATGTTATTAAAAGCAGGATTTTCAAAGAATGAAATTTTAAAATTTTTTTAAAAAAGGAAATTTATGATAGCTAATAAAATTTTATCAGATATTATAGTACATATGAAATATGCTAAATACATACCACATAAAAAAAGAAGAGAAAATTGGTATGAATTAGTTACAAGAAATAAAGAAATGCATTTAAAAAAACATCAAAATTTAAAAGATGAAATAGAAGAAGCATATAAATATGTTTATGATAAAAAAGTTTTACCATCAATGCGAAGTTTACAATTTGCTGGTAAATCAATAGAAATTTCACCAAATAGAATTTACAATTGTTCTTTTTTACCAGTAGATGCAGTAGAATCATTTCAAGAAATAATGTTTTTATTATTAGGTGGTTCTGGTGTTGGTGTTAGCGTTCAAAAACACCATATTAAAAAATTACCATCTATAAAAAAACCGGGTAAATTAAAAAGATATTTGATAGGTGATAGTATAGAAGGATGGGCTGATGCTGTTAAAGTTTTAATGAATGCATATTTTAACGGAAGTCATTTACCAAATTTTGATTTTAGTGATATTAGACCAAAAGGTGCTAAATTAATCACAAGTGGTGGTAAAGCACCAGGCCCCCAACCATTAAAAGATTGTTTACATAATATTCAAAAAATATTAGATAGTGTCGGTGAAGGTGAAAAATTAAAATCAATACAAGCACATGATATAATTTGTTATATAGCAGATGCTGTATTAGCTGGTGGAATAAGGAGAGCCGCATTAATTTCATTATTTAGTTTTGATGATGAAGATATGTTATCGTGTAAATTCGGTAATTGGTGGGAGTTAAATCCACAGAGAGCAAGAGCTAATAACAGTGTTGTTTTACTAAGACATAGAATTAAAGAAGAAGATTTTAACAAACTTTGGAAAAAAATAGAATTATCTAAATCAGGTGAACCTGGATTTTTATTTTCTAATGATAAGGAAGTTGGTACAAATCCTTGCGTTGTTGGTTCAACAAAAGTATTAACTAATAAAGGATTTGTAGAAATACAAAAACTATCAAAAATATATAATAGTGATAAAAATATTAAGATTATTACACAAGATAAATATGGTGAGTTATTTGAATCTGAATTAAATTGGTGTGGAATAACAAATAAAGATGATAATATATATAAAATTTATTTTAATAATGGTTGTTTTCAATTAACTAATATTACCCATAAGTTTTATAAAGAAGATTTTTCAGAAATCTCTGTACAAAATACAATCAACAATTTAAATAATGGTGAAATTGTTAATGTATTAGGGTATAATAGGATAGTAAATATTATTAAAGTCGAAAAATTAAATTATAATGAACCAGTTTATGATTTAACTGCAACACCGAACTTTAATTTTTTTGCTAATTATTGTTGTGACGAAACATTTGGTGAAGAAAAAATTGAAATAAATGAATCAATATATTTTTATCCATATGAAATCATCAACACACAATTTGGTAAAAAATTTGCTAAAGATTTAGAAATATGTGATGATATTTTATAATTTTATATATTTATTAATATATTAAAATGAGATATTGTTATGAATGATGATGTTTTGCAAAATAAGATAGAATTTTTAGCAAATAAAAAAATAAGAAAAGGATTTTCTAAATTTTTAATTAATACAATAAATTATTTACAAATAAATATTTTTAATATAAATAAAAATGATGCTATTGAGATAGTTAAATTTATTAATAGTTCTAATTCAAAGTGTAGTTTATCATATTGGATTTTAAGAAAGAATATGAATTTTGAACAAGCTAACGTTAATTATAAAAAATATTCAAATGAATTTATGTCTGTTAGTTATAAAAATACAAATAGAAGTGATGTTGCTAAAAAACATTTAAAAAAATTTAACAGTCGTGGCTGTAGTGGTTCGTTTGAAATCGATGGTGTTTCATGTTATTGTCGCTCATCTAATGAATTTTTATATTATCATATATTGTCAAATAAATATGGCATAAACAACATACGATATGAAGAATATATGTTTAATATAGATAATAAATTTAACTATAAACCTGACTTTTTTATTTATAAAGATAACATATTAGTTAAATTATTAGAAGTAAAAGATAAAAGCTTTATAATAACCGATAAATATAAACTAGTTATAGAATATTTTAATAAAAATAACATTTTATATGAAATTGTAACAAACTTTGATGAAGAAGTTAGTATAGAATTAAAAAATAAATTACAAAATTGGAAAAATTCACCAAATACTAATAGAACTAATGTTGGTAAATTAAATCCAAGATATGGAGCAATAGTTACTGAACAAACACGTAAAAAAATTAGTAAAAAGTTAAAAGAATTAGGAAAAAATCCAGAATATAGAAAAAAATTATCAAATTCACAAAAACAAAGATATATAGATGACCCAACTTTATATGATAAGGCTTCACAACGAGCTAAAATAAGAGAACAAAATTTATCAAAAGAAAGTAAAATTAAGAGAGCAGAATCACTAGCTAAAACAAATTTTAAAAAAAGTTTATTAAAATATGATTATAATATTAAATGTAAAAATTGTGATAATATTATAAATAAAATAAAAAAAGAATCGGAAAAATTATGTAAAGTGTGTATTAGAAAAGAAAAGAAAAAAACAACACATATTAAAATGGGAAAAACATCAATAATTATATTTTTAGATAAATGGATATTAGATACGTCTTTAAATTATGTTATTAGTATGTTAAAAAAACAAAATTTAAATGAGATATTATTGATAAGAAAGCGTGAAATAAATAAAATAAATGCAAAAATAGGAATAAAATCAATAGTAAAATATTATAATACTGTTGATAATTTAATAAAAATATTAATGGAAAATTATGAAAATAAATAGTATTAAAAAGCACACAAAACAAAATTCAACACACTTGGATAACAGTATTTTGAATGTAGATTGTTCAGAAATTTCCTTAAAACCATTTTCATTTTGTAATCTAGTTGAAATAAATGCTAGCAACATAGAAAATCAAGAAGATTTTAATAACAGAGCCAGAGTGGCATCGTTTATAGCAACATTACAAGCTGGCTATACAGATTTTCATTATTTAAGAAGTGTATGGAAAGAATCAACAGAAAAAGATGCGTTAATTGGTGTTGGTATAACTGGTATCGCAAGTGGTGCATTAGATAATTTGAATTTAGAAGAAGCCAGTAAAATTGTAGTGAAAGAAAATAAAAGAGTTTCTAAGATATTAAATATAAACACATCAGCGAGAACAACAACAGTTAAACCAAGTGGCACATCAGCTTTAGTTCTTGGTACTTCAAGTGGTATACACGCATATCACGATAAATATTATATTAGAAGAATTAGAGTTGGTAAAAATGAAGCTATATATAAATATTTAAATAAAAAACACAAAGAGTTATTAGAAGACGATTATTTTAAACCACATTTACAATCAGTTATCTCAATACCATTAAAAGCACCCGAAACAGCTAAAATAAGAACCGAAAGTGTTTTTAAATTATTAGACCGTGTTAAAAAATTTAACACCGAATGGGTTATGAAAGGTCATAACAAAGGTTCTAATTATAATAATGTTAGTGTTACAATATCAATAAAAGATGATGAGTGGGAATCTGTTGGAAAATGGTTATGGGAAAATAGAAATGGTTATAATGGTATTTCGGTTCTTCCTTATGATGGTGGTACATATATTCAAGCACCGTTTGAATCTATTACAGAAGAAAAATATAACGATTTGATGTCACATTTAAAAGAAGTTGATATAACTAAAATTATAGAAGATGATGATGAAACAGATTTACAAGGTGAGTTAGCATGTGCTGGTGGCCAATGTGAGTTATAAGTGTAAATTGATAATTTTAGTGAGATATTAATGGATAATTATAAAAAAATAAATGTTTTAAAGCACGGTTTTGTAAGATTAGTTGATTATATGGGAAGTGATGGTGCTATAGTTGAAGCCGCAAGAGTTTCATATGGTAAAGGAACTAAAACAGTTAGTCAAGATAGAGCATTAATTAGATATTTAGTTAGACATAAACATACAAGCCCGTTAGAAATGTGTGAGATTAAATTTCATATAAAAGTGCCAATAGATGTTTGGAGGCAATGGATTAGACATAGAACTGCGTCAGTAAATGAATATTCAACTAGATATTCTATAGCAATAGATGAAAATGAATATACAAATAGCGACGAATGGAGATTACAATCTAAAGATAACAAACAAGGAAGTGATGGTTTTTTAGAAAAAAATATTGGTGAAATTTTAACAGAAAAAGAACGTCAACTACACATACTAACAAAAAATATATATAAACAAAGATTAGAATTAGGTTTAGCAAGAGAGCAAGCACGTAAAGATTTACTATTATCTAATTATACCGAAGCATATTGGAAAATTGATTTACATAATTTACTACATTTTCTTAAATTAAGATTAGACTATCATGCTCAATTTGAAATACGTCAGTATGCTAATGCAATTGTAGAAATAATTAAAGATTTATTTCCATTAACATGGGAAGCTTTTGAAGATTATGAATTAAATAGCTTAAAATTCAGTAAGGATGAATTAAATATTATTAAAAATATAATAGACATAAATCTAATAAATTCAACTGATTTACAAAATTTAAGTAATAATGAAATAATAGAGTTTAAAAATAAATTAAATAAAATTAAGGATTTATAATAATGCAAACAAAGAGTGATGGTTTATCTTTACCTATGATTTTGACATTAATTTTTTTAGTGTTAAAATTAACAAATAATATTAATTGGAGTTGGTGGTATATATTTAGTCCACTGTGGGTTGATTTTATAATAATATTTATAATTAGTTTTATTTTTGTTTTTGCTAGAGAAATAAAAAGAATTAAAAATAATTATGAAAAAAAAATTAATTAACTATTTACTTTTTCAAATTAATTTGTTATATTTGTATTAGAAATTAAAATTAATTAAACATAAGAGGTTACAATGTTAACATACGAAGAAGTAAAAAGAAATTTAGAAACAAAAAACCAAACAGAAAAATCATCATTAATGATTAATGAGTTTGGTAATATTATTACATCACCAAATAATAACGTAATAACAAAAGATATTTATAAAGGTGATGATGAAGTAACAAAATTGCTGAATGAGTTTTGTATTGACGTTTATGTAGATAAATCACCTAAAATACTATTAAGTACTGGTGAATATATAAACCCTAAGAAAAATGCATTGTATAATTCAAACGGTGAGTTTTTATCATTTATGAGTAACCACTACAATTTAATTCAAAATAGAGACATCTTAATGCCTATTTTAGACAACATGCAAGAAATCGGTTATACAATACATAAAAAACACACAGTAATTACTCCAAAGCGGTCAACATTACATTTAAGCTTTCCAGAATTATCAATTAAAGACGGTGATTCAGAAAATTATGTTAGTACATTTATAACAAATTCATTTGATGGTTCAACAAGAGTTAAGGTTGAATTTGGATTAATTAGAGCAGTTTGTACAAACGGAATGATTGTTAGGAGTAAAGAATTAAGTAGTATTAATTTTTTACACAATAACAAATTTGATATAAATAGTATTAAAGAAGCGATTGAAGTAGCCACAGAACAAGTACCGGTATTTAAACAAAAAGTCGAATTAATGCAAATCAAAAAAGCAACAACAGAATTATTTAATAAAGCAATTAATATAGTTGGTTTACGAGGAGCAGAATTTGCAATAAGAGCGATGAGTCTAATGCAAGTTGACCCACAAACAATAGATGTTTGGAATTTATATCAAATTTTAACATTTTATGTTAGTAGAACAGAAAAACAAAGAATGATATTTTTACAAAAACAACTATCAAAAACATTTAATTTTTAATAAAAAACAAGCGGTAATAATAAAATATTACCGCTATTTTAATTTACAGGAGAGTAATATATGAATTATGAACAGATGAAACAACAATTAACAGAAAATGAATTAAACTTAAATAATTTAATAGACGGCTGTTTAAGTAATCCTTCAGAGTTAAAAAGTGAGGAGGATTTATCTATATTAAAACAAATAAAAAATATTAAATTTTTAATATCAGAATTAGTTAATCAAATTAAATATTTAGAAGAAATGGAGAAAAAGTGATAATAATTGATAATTTAAATTCAAGCAATATTGAACATATAATTTATGATGATGATAAATTAACAGTTCGATTTAAAGGGAGTAATACATTATATACATATAATAATGTTTTACCAGAAACTTTTAATGATTTATTAAATGCTAAAGAAAACGGAGAAAGCATTGGTAAGTTTATTAATACACGAATAAAAAATAATAATGAATATGTTAAACTTGAAAGAAATGATAACATTTTAAAAGAAATGTATTTTAAAGTGATGTTATTTAATGAAGCTGTTAACGATGCATTATTTTTATCATATAAAATGCATGATATAACAGATTGGTATGATATTATATCACACATTGATAAAAATTATGATAGAATAGTTAAAGTGGAATCAAGCCAACCTGAAACATGGTGCCCGAATATTTTATATTGTGATTACTTAAAATCAAAAGATTCTAAAAATTTAGTAGAAAATTGGAAAATAGATGAATATTTAAATTCATTAGAAAATTAACATAAATGAGGTTGCAAAAATGAAAAAACAAAGCATAAGAAAATTTATAGAAGAGTACCTTGATAATAGAATTAAATTAGAAGGTCAAATTACAGTATGTTCAAGAATATTCCAAGTTCATGTGAAAAAGTTAATGGAATATAAAGGTGTAATGCATAATCCAGATACCTTTTCACGTGAATGGCGTAGATTTAAATCTGTAAATAATAAATATGTAATAAATGAAATTAAAATACCAGGTAAAATAGAAAAATATTTTAATATAAGGATAAAAAATTGAGTGAAATTTATTTTACATCTGATTTTCATTTTGGTCACAAAAATATTATAAAATATTGTAATAGACCGTTTGAAAATTTAGAAGATATGAATAAAGGTTTAATAGATATTTGGAATAAAACAGTTAAATCAGATGGTATTGTTTATCATATTGGAGATTTTTCTTTTGGTAAACCTGATTTTATTAATCAAATTTTATTACAATTGAATGGTAAAATAATATTTTTGTTAGGAAATCACGATAAATATATAAAGTATAATTTAAATGTTGAAAAACATGAACAATTAGAAATATTTACAAATTTTCAAAGAATTATAATGAATCACTATTGCATGGAAATTTGGAATGAACAAGAAAGAGGCTCATGGCATTTGTATGGTCATAGTCACGGAAAATTTATAGATACTACTAATAAAAAAAGATTAGATGTTGGTATAGATACTAATAATTATAATTTATATTCATTTGAGCAAATAAAAGAGATAATGAATAATAAAAAAGTAATTTAAATATTTACTTTTTAATTAATTATGATTATATTTACAAAATATTTTTAAATTACTAATGTGATAAATTATTATGATAAAAAAAATAATAGGAGCTAATTTAACTAACAGGTTTTATAGAAATCAAGGTTGGTCTAGAGAAGATGTTGCAAATCTATTAAATAAACCAGATATAAGTTTAATAACAGAGCGAGAAAGTTTTTTAGATAATTATGATTTAACATATTATGCTTATTATGAAAAACCAAATTCTGAAGTTAGGTTTTTACGAAGTGAGATAGAAAAATATGAATTTGTACCATTTATGAATAATACGTTTGAAGAAAATAATAAATTAATTTGAGGAGATATATGAAAAAAATAATATTTTTTATTTTATTTTTAACAAATTTGGTTACAGCACAAGTAACTAAAAATGATGTTAAAGAAATATTAGATTTATATGGTAAATATATACACACTGGTATGTGCGAATTAGAATATGAAAAAGTGTATGAAATGTATATAACACAAGAAAAATACGATATAAATATTTTTTATAAAGGTTTTACAAGTTCAACATTATCTGGAATTTCACTGGGTGCTTACGAATCATATTTATTTAATTATAAACATTCAGAGTGGTTACCAAAACCTTTAGAAAATTGGTATAATTGGAGACCACAAACTGATGCTGTATTTGGTAAATCATTAACATGGCATAAAATATTTAGAGCAACAGATTATTCATTTGATAGAACGGCTTTTAATAATTGGAAGAAGTTTTACGGTGTTGAAACATTCTGGAGTTGGAATCAGTTAGCAGCTTATTTAACACATTTTACAGTTAAAAATACGTTTGCTACAATTATTAGAGATAAGTTTAAATATAATGAAGTGTTTCACAGTTTTGATTTTGATTTAATTTTTGATTTTAGTGAGTTTATAAGATAATGAAAAAAATAAATAATATATATTTTGGTAATACTTCAGAAATATTAAATAATATTACAAAAGAATGTGATATAATTTTATCTGATTTAAATTATGTTACACCAGATATTAGGTTAATTTTAATTGAATATTTAAGTGAAAAATATAAACAAATTGCTGAATTAAAATCATATAATACATTAAATATTAAAAATAAAGAACAAAAAAGATTGAATAAAATAAAAATAGAAATGGAGAAATAATATGTTATCAGAAAAACTTTTAGTTTGTGAAAGGTGTGGTTCTATTTATTTTGAACCAACATTTATGCTGTATAAAGTATCACCGTTAGAAAGTAAAGATGGTAAAGGTGGTTTAGCACCAATAGAAGTATTTAAATGTTCAGACTGCGGAAATGTTAATAAAGAATTTTTACAAACAGAAGATGAAAATAATACTAATGAAACTAAATCTAGTTTAATTTTAGGTGAGTAATGCCATTTTATGATTATAAATGTAAAAAATGTGGTTATGAAATTAAAGATTTAAAAAAATCAATTAAAGATAATTCAAAAGAAATTTGCCCAAAATGTAATGAAGAGATGTTATTAATTATAAGTAATTCATATTTTGAATTAAAAGGTGACGGTTGGTTCAAAGATGGGTATAATAAAAAATAAAAATAGGAGAAATAATGTTAGTAATAAATCCATTAAAAAAATTAAAATTTAAATATAATGTTAAAAAAAATTATAATACTGATTCTGGTTTTGATTTATATGTTCAAGAAGATGTTATATGTAAAGCTAAACAAACAACTTTTATAAAATATGGAATAGCATGTGAAATTAGGAAATATAAAAAATTCAAACTATTGTATAAATTATATAAACTTTTAAATTTAAAAAATAAGATTGAATATTACTGCGAGCCATTTTTATTAATGCCTAGAAGTTCAATTTCAAAAACACCATTAATAATGTCAAATTCTGTTGGATTAATAGACTCTGAATATAAAGGTGAATTAATATCTCCAGTTTATAATACAAGTGATTTAGATTATGTTGTTAAAGAAGGTAGTAGATTATTTCAATTAGTTCAGAAAGATTTAAAATCATTTAATAATATTATGTTATCAGATAAATTAACTAAAAGTAATAGAGGTTCTAATGGTTTCGGAAGTACTGGAAAATAATATATATAACATAGATTGTATTAATGGATTTAAAAAAATAAAAAATGATAGTATAAATTTAATAATAACTTCACCACCATATAATGTTGATATTTTTTATGATTCTTATAAAGATAATATAACTCACCAAGAATGGCTTGATTTTATGAAAAATGTTTGGATTACCGCATATGATAAATTAAAAAATGATGGTAGAATAATTATTAATATTGGTGACAAAAATAATGGAAAAACAAGTGTTCATTCAGATTTAATACAAATATTGAAAGAAATAGGATACACACAAATGACTACAATAATTTGGAATAAAAATCATGTTAATTGTAGAACCGCATGGGGTTCATTTATGAGCCCTTCTAGTCCTAGTTTTCCTTCAACATTTGAATATATTTTAGTTTTTTGTAAGAATAAATCATGTAAATTAGAACATAAAGGTGAAATAGATTTAACAAAAGAAGAATTTGTTAATTTTGCTATAGGTATGTGGAATTTTGCACCTGAAAAAAAATTAAAAGTTTTTAATCATCCAGCAATGTTTCCAGAAGAATTGCCATATAGATGTATAAAAATGTTTACATATGTTAATGATTTAGTGTGTGACCCATTTAATGGTTCTGGTACAACCACATTAGTTTCACATAAATTAAATAGAAAATACATTGGTTTTGATATTTCAGAAAAATATTGTCAAATAGCATTACAGAGGATAAATGAATATAAAAATTAAAAAAAGTGTATTACAAGATTTTATAGATAAATATTTAATAACCGATAAAATTAATAGCGTCATATGGAATTTTAATAATGATGTTATAAATTGTAATTTCATAGATGAACAACAAGTTATAGTTGGTTATATTAATTATAAATATGAGTTAAAGGTAAATGTTAAAATTGGTATATTAGATTCAGTTAAAATAAACAAATTATTAGATATTTTAGATGAAGATATTGAAATGCTAATACAAAATAATAATAACACTAGTAGTATTTTAATTTTATTTGATAAAAATTCTAAAATAGAAAATAGTTTAAGAGACCTTAGTTTATATAAACAGCTGGAAGAAATAAATGATATGCCTATAGCAAATGTATCATTTTTATTAAATGAAAGTTTAAATAATAAAATTTGTAAATCAATATCGACAATAAACCATGAGACGTTTAGTTTATCGGCATTTGATGATGAATTATATTTTAATTTCGGTGATGAAACAACATCATCTAAAGTTAGAATTTCACATAAATGTGATATAAAAAAGGAAATTATGGAAAATACTTTAAAATTTAATTGCAAGTATTTATCAAAAATATTAACAAAATATAAAAATGAAAACATTTTAATAAATATTTATGAAGATGGTATGTTTGAATTAAAGATAGAAAATGATGTATTTAATGCTGATTATTTTTTAGTTTCATATAATTAGGAGTTTCATGTTTAAAATAAAAAGAAGTCAACCAACAAGTAAAAATAGTACATTATTTTGTGAAAAATACAGACCAGATAATTTAGAATCATTTATAGGTTCTGAAAACTTAAAGAAAACTTTAAAAAATAACATTTTAAATAAAGATATACCCAATTTATTGTTACACGGAAAACCGGGTACGGGAAAAACATCTTTAGCTAAAATTTTAATAAATAGTTTCGATTGTGATGGTTTATATATAAACGCATCGAATGATAATGGTGTTGACGTCGTTAGAGAAAAAATAATACCATACGCATCAACAGTTTCGTTAACAGGTTATAAAATTATAATATTAGATGAAGCTGATTATTTATCACAATCTTCGATGGCTGCGTTACGTTCAGTTATTGAAGAATATAGTAATAATGTTAGATTTATTTTTACTTGTAATTATCTTGAAAAAATAATAGACCCTATAAAATCAAGATGTACAGTTCTTGAGATTTTACCACCTAATAAATCAGATGTAGCAACACATTTAAGTATTATATTAGAAAAGGAAAATATTAAATTTTCATTAGATGATTTAGTTATATTAATAAATCAATATTATCCAGATATTAGAAAATTATTACAGTTAATACAGTGGTATAATAAAGATGGTGTTTTGTTATTAGATAAAAATCTATCAAATTTAAGTGATTATAAAGAAGAGATTTTAAAAGAGTTAATTAACTATAAAAAAAATAAACAAACAACATATAAAAATATAAGAAAAATTATAGCTAACAATCATGTTAAAAATTTTATAGACTTTTTTACATATTTATATAATAATATAGATAGTTTAATTAATTTTAATATTGAAAATTTAATAGTTATAATAGCTGAATATCAATATTATGACGCGTTTGTTGTTGATAAAGAAATAAATGTTATTGCAATGATTTTAAAAATACTTGATGAGGTTAATTAGTGTATCAAAATGTTTATTTAGGTAATAAAATATATGAAAAAAATAATGATACTGAAAATATAAATAACTACTATTATAACGCGGTTATTTTTGACGATAAAAACGGAAAGATAGTAAAAAAATTTAAACCATATGCGTATAAATTAAATGAAAATGGTAAATATATATCTATTAGTGGAGATAGATATGATAAAATTTATAGATGGACACAAAATGATATAGAGAATAATTTAATATTAGAACATGATGTCAATAATGCTTTAAAATTAATAGTGCAGGAATACAGTCACTCAGATGAGATATCAATTAATAGGGAATTGTATATTGATATTGAAGTTGATATTACTAATTCTTTACCAGACATTAATTTAGCACAAAATAAAATAACAGCTATAGCAATGTATTTAAAAAGCGATGATAAATATATGGCTTTTATTTTAGATGAAGGCAAACAAATTAAAAATTCAACAACAAATAATACAGAAATATTATCATTTGATGATGAAAAAATTTTATTGAGAGAATTTTTAAAATATTATTCAGAATATTCACCAACAGTTATAACCGGTTGGAACACCGATAACTTTGATATACCGTATTTAATAAACAGAATAAAAAATATACTTAACGACAAATACGTTAACACACTAAGTCCAGTCGGTGCCGTTATTTTAGATGAGTATAATAAAATTTGGTCAATAAAAGGTGTATCATTATTAGATTATATGAAAATTTACAAAAAATTTACATTTAAACCTCGATCTAGTTATTCGTTAAATAATATATGTAAAATTGAAATAAATAAAGAAAAAATTAAATATGATGGAACGCTTAAAGATTTATATAATTCAGATAAAAATAAATATATAGAATATAATATAAATGACGTTATATTAGTTGTTGAGTTAAATGAAAAATTAAAGTTATTGGATTTAGTTTATAGAATTTGTCACATTGGTCATGTCATTTATGAAGATATTTATTACTCGTCAAAATATTTAGAAGGTTCTATTATAACGTTTTTATATAATAAAAACATGATTTCAAAAAATAGACCTAATAAAAGTGATAAAGAAGATTTTGAAGGTGCTTTTGTCATGGAACCAAAACCAGGTTTATATTATAATGTTTTTAGTTTAGATGCAACATCATTATACCCATCAACCATCAGAACATTAAACATTTCACCAGAAACTAAACTTTTTAAAATTGTAAAGTGGCCCAACATTAGTAAAATAATAAATAAGGATAATATTGAAAAATTAAATAAGGATTATGAAGAATTAAATTTTTTAAATGATGATGAAATTTATGAAATAATACAAAACAATGATAATAAAAAAATAAAAGGTTTTGATTTAAAAACATTTTTATTAAACAATGACGTGACAATATCCTCACACGGCGTCGTTTATGACATTAGTAAAACAGGTGTCATTCCAGATATTTTAACAAAATGGTTTAATGACAGGGTTAAATACAAAACAAAATCTTTTGAGTTTAGAAATAACAATGATACAGAAAATTATAACATTTATAAAACGATAGAACTTTCTATAAAAACATTATTAAATTCAATGTACGGTGTTTTAGGATTAAATTCATTTAGGTTTTATGATCTAGACAATGCTTTATCTGTGACATTATCAGGGCAAAGTGTTATAAAATACACATCTGCTGTTGTTGATAATTATTATTCCAAAAAGCTTAAAAAAGATATAAATAACACAATGCTTTACTCCGATACTGATTCTGGTTATTTCACATCTAATGATTTTATAGAAGAATGGGGTATAAGTAAAGAAAATGAAATAGAATTTACGAAAGAATTATCATATCAAATACAAAAACATATTAATAACGAATTAAAAAAATTAAGCACTGTTATATTTAAATCAAAAAATTCATATTTTGATATGAAAAGGGAAAAAATATGCAAGTGTGCGTTTTTTGTTGCCAAAAAGAATTATGCACTACACGTCGTAGATGATGAAGGTAAACAAATTGATAAAATATCTTACGCAGGTTTAGATGTTGTTAGATCAAGTTCACCACAATCCTTTAAAACTTTAATGGAGTCAATATTAAATAAAATTATAAAACATGATAAAAAAAATTCACATTTATATATAGATGATGAGATTTTAGAATATAAAAATAATATTAAAAATGTACCTTATAATTATTTAGCCGAAACAACTGGTGTAAAAGATATTAAAAAATACGAAACTGGTAAATTATTTGATTATTCCAAAGGTGCACAAGCACATATTAAAGGTATTATTAACTACAACCATTTGATAAAATATTTTAATTTAGAATCAAAATTCAATTTTATTGAAAGCGGTATGAAAGTTAAGTGGGTTTATTTATATAAAAATCAATATAATATTGATTCTTTAGCTTATACAGATGAATCTAATCCACCACAAATTTTAGAAATAATAGAAAAATATGTGGATAAAGAAAAAATGTATGAAACTAAATTAGAAAATAAATTAAAAACTTTTTATGAAGCATTAAATTGGGAATTTCCAAATAACAGAACTAAACTCGTTAATAAATTTTTTAAATTAAAATGAAAATATTTGATTATATAGAAAACATAAATAAAATTAAAGATTTAAACTTTTTTAATAGTGTTACTGAATCCGATGAAAAAATTTGGTCAACATATATGATTAATAAGTTTTTATCAATGAATGCTAATATTATACACGTTGTTAATTTTATTCAAAAATATAATATACCTAATAATATTTTAAATTTATTTTATATAAAAACAATACCAAAAAATAATTATAGAAGTGAATACATAAAATCAGATAAAGAAAATGATAATAAAAAAATTATAATAAAAAATATTCAAAAATTTTATGATGTGTCAGAATATGATGCCAATATATATTTTTTAATATTAATAAAAGATGATAAAAAAATAGAGATAGAAAGAATATTGTTAAATAATGGGTTTTTACCAAAAGATGTAAAAAAAGTATTAAATAAAATATAAATTTTTATATTTATATAATATAATGGTTATTTATAACAGTTACTTAAAACAAAATAAGGATATATATGAAAAATACCGTAGTATCTAAAAGCGTGGATTTATACTCAAGAACAAGAATTTTAAACAAAGAAGAAGTTAATGTTACAGTATTACCTACAGAAAGTTCAAAGCTTATTCAGGTTATTGATAATAATATTTATTTTACAGGTGATATAACAGAAGAAAGTATGTTATATTTGACAACGGTTTTAAGAAATGTTGTATATTCACTACCACCACAAGCTAATATGCAAACTCAACAAATTATGATTAATAGTATTAATTTATTTATATACTCATACGGTGGCTCAGCAACTGCCGCATTTTCTGTTTATGATGAGATAAGATTATTAAAAAAAGTAATAGATATAAATACAATAGTTAGTGGTATAGCGGCTTCAGGTGGTTCTATATTAGCTATAAGCGGAACAAAACGATTTATGAAGAAAAATTCGTTGATGTTAATACACGATGTATCATACGGATTTTATGGAAAGCTAACACAACATATTGAAGAAACTGAAAATGTTAAAAAAATAAAAGATATGATGAAAAAAATATATTTGGAAGAATCAAATTTAAAAGTTAAAGAATTAGATAAGCTATTAAATAGTGATATATATTTAACTCCAGATGAGTGTGTTAAATATGGTTTAGTTGATGGGATTTTATAAATATGTCTAATATAAGTTATTCACAATATGTTACATATAAGGAATGTCAATATAAATTTAAATTATTATATATTGATAAAATAAAAACAGCACCTGGAAATATACATTTAATTTTTGGTTCAGCATTACATGAAACTTTACAAAAATATTTAGAAATTTTATATAATGAATCTATTAAAAAGTCTGATGGGTTCGATTTTTCTACATTTTTACAAAATTCTATGATTAACAATTTTAAAAAGTGTGGTGAAAATATAAAAGATTATGTTACAGTTGACGAAATGTCTGAGTATTATAATGATGGCTTAGAAATTTTAATGTGGTTTAAAAAACATAGAGCAGATTACTTTATAAAAAAGAATTATGAATTAGTAGGTTGTGAAGTTGAGCTTTTATCAAAAATTTCAGAAAATTTAAATTTTCACGGTTACATTGATATAGTTATAAAAGATATTATAAACAATAAATATACTATAATAGATTTTAAAAAATCTTATAGAGGTTGGTCTGAAAACCAAACAAAATCAGATAATAAGAGACTTCAATTACAATTATATAAATATTATTATAGTAAACAATTTAATGTTCCGCTGGAAAATATTGATGTTGAGTTTATGATTTTTAAGCAAAAAATTTTTATAAATGATTCATTACAATACGCACCTAAACGCATACAGCGCGTTTACCCACCCAGTAGTGAAAGAACTCTTAAAAACGTTATTAAAAGTTTTAATGATGATATTGAAATTATTTTTAATAAAGATGGTTCGTATAATCAAAACTTAACTTTTAATAAAAACAATAAAAATTGTAAATATTGCCCATTATTAAATAATCATTGTGACGGAAAAAATGGCTAGTGTTAGAATAAAAATTGATATTGATGATTTTAAAAAATTTAATATGTTAGAAATGTTTATAAATTTAGCAGAAAATTTAACTATAAATACTAATAATGATATACTAATAATGTACAATAGTGATAAAAATTTAGATTTGGAGTTAAATAAATACTCGAGTAATAATATAAAATTTATACATGATAATTTATTTAGATATAGTAAAGCCAATATAATAATTTACCATGATGAAAGTTTTTCTGGTAAATTTAAATTTGTATATAAAAAAGAAAGTGAAAATGAGTTTTTAACTTGTTTAGTTAACTCAATAGGATTTATTAAAGCGTTTTTAAATAACAATCATCTTTTAAAAAAATAAAGAAAAAAATAAAATGGTTTATATATTTGCTACAACTTCAGATAATTATGAAAATCAATTTAAAATTAAAAAAGTTATAAGTAACATTAAAGATTCGTATAAAAACGATGTTACAATTATAACACGGGGTAATAAATATGGTTTAGACAATTTTATAGAAGAATTGTGTGAATCACACTCTATAGAATATTTTGAAATACCACCATTTAATATGAAGTATGTAAAACATCAAAGTACTTTATTTTTACCTAAATTTTGGTATTTAAACAAATATAAACATAATGATATTGGGATAAATACTTCAATTAGAAAAATAATAGAAAATTGTAATTATTTTATTTTTTTTATGAATAAAGATTATTTAACAGAATATGATAATAAGTATTTTAAATACTTTTTTTCTAAAGTAGATAAAGAATTTTGTAAATTAATAGAGAATTAATATGGAATATGTACCTTATAATTTAAGAAAAAAAATATTATTATTAAGTGATGATATGAGAATACCATCTGGTGTTGGCACAATTTCTAAAGAAATAATAATAAATACAGCACATGTTTTTAATTGGGTTCAGATAGGTTCTATGATAAATAATCCAGACGTTGGTAAAATTATTGATGTTTCGGAAGATATAAAAAATCATTTAGGTTATGATGATATAAAAACACTAATATATCCATCAAATGGTTATGGTAATCCATTTTTATTAAGACAAATTATGGATATAGAAAAACCAGAAATTATAATGATATTTACAGACCCACGCTATTGGGTGTGGTTATTCGAAATGGAATATGAAATACACCAAAGAGGTATAAAAATAGTTTATTATCATGTTTGGGATAATGTGCCATTTAGCTATTATAATAAACCATATTTTGAATCGTGTGATTTAATAATGGCTATTAGTAAGTTATCGTACAATAATGTTAAATATGTTGTTGGTAAAGATAAAGTAAATGAATTAAAGTTAGATAATATTCAAAATAAAAAAGATAAAAATTTAATGTTATCTTATGTACCACATGGTATAAATTCAAAAGATTATTTTCCAATAAATGAAAATGATGTTGAATTTAAAACGTTTATATCAACAAAGTTACCAGAAAATAAAGAGAATTATGATTTTATAATATTTTTTAATAGTAGGAATATTAGAAGAAAATTAATAACTGATGTAATTATGTCATATAAGGGTTTATGTGATATTCTAAAAGATAAAAAATTATTATTATATTTACACACATCAGTTAGCGACCAAGCAGGTACAGATTTAGATGCTGTTATAAGCGATTTGTTTTCAAACTATGATATAATAGTTGATGAGCAAGTATATTCAAAAAAACATATGAATTATTTATATAATATGGCTAATTTAACAATAAGCATCTCAAATGCAGAAGGTTTTGGTTTATCAACTGCTGAAAGTCTAATGGCTGGTACACCAATTTTAGTTAATGTTACTGGTGGTTTACAAGACCAATGTGGTTTTAAAATCGATGATAAATATATTACAGTAGATGATTTTGATGAAATTAAAAATACAAATAATAAAGGTCAGATAACAAAATTACATGGAGATTGGTGTTATCCAGTTTTTCCTGCATCAACAACATGTAATGGTTCTATAGAAACACCATATATTTTTGATGATATTGTAAATACAGAAGATGTAACAAAACAATTATTAAAAGCATTTCATGATAAAGATAACATTGATAATCAAGTTGGTAGACAATATTTGATAGAAAATAATATGGATTCTGATAGCATGTGTAAAAATATAGTTAAAAGTATTAATTTATGTTTAGAAAATAAAATAATAGATAAAAATAAAATAAATATTTTAAAGGTATAGTATGAAAAATAGTTTATTATTGATAGCACCAATTTTATCAAGAAGTGGTTACGGTGACCATGCTAGAGATATTTTAAGGTCTTTATTAAAGATTGATAAATATGATATTAAGATTATTCCAATAAATTGGGGTATAACACCTAATAATTATATACCAGAGGATTTAAAAAGTGAGTTAAATAATTTACTTATACATAGTATAACCAATCAGCCAGATATTTGCGTTCAAATAACAATACCAAATGAGTTTAAAAGAATAGGAAAATATAATATAGGAATAACAGCAGGAATAGAAACAACACATGTTAGTGCTAAATGGTTAGAAAATATAAATCAAATGGATTTGGTTTTAGTTCCATCCATGCATAGTAAAAATACAATTGTGTATACACAATATCAATCACAAGATAATCATGTTTTAGTTTGTCAGAAACCTGTTGAAGTTTTATTTGAAGGCGTAGATACTAAAGTTTTTTATAAAAAAGATTATTGTAGTAAAACTATTAGGGATTTATTAAATAATATTGATAACAAATTTTTATATTTATTTGTTGGTCAATGGATGATAAATAATGCAGATAGAAAAAATGTATCATTATTAATTGAGAAATTCTTAGAAACGTTTTCAATAGGTATGTTTCAATCGGTTAGCGAAAGTGAAAAACCAGGATTAGTTTTAAAAGTGGGTATAAATTTTGGTAAAGTTGAAATGAACAATTTTAACAAAAAAATAAAACAAATAAAAAATAAAATATTAAAAAAATTAGGTAATAAAATAAAATTTCCTAATATTTATATAATAACAGGTGAATTTGATGAAAATCAAATGAATGATTTATATAATCATGAAAAAATTAAAAGTATGATTAGTTTAACTAAAGGTGAAGGTTTTGGTAGACCTTTGCTTGAATTTTCTACAACAGGTAAGCCAATAATAACAACGGCTTGGTCTGGTCAGTTAGATTTTTTAGATATAGAACATTCTATTTTATTACCAGGTACATTAGAATTTGTTGAAAAAAATGCTGTTTGGGATGATATTATAATAAAAGAATCTAAATGGTTTAACGTTGATGAAACTAAAATATCACCAGCATTAATAAATTGTATGTTAAATTATCAATACTTTTTAGAAAAATCTAATAATTTAGCAAAAATTAATTCTGAAAAGTTTTCATTACATAATATGACTAAAAAGTTAGATGAAATATTAACTCAATATATACCAGATATTCCTGTTTTTGAAGAAATAGAATTACCAGAATTATTATCAATAGATGAGGTTGAAAGTGAATAAGGTTAATTTATCTGATGTTAAATTATATATAAATAAAAATACTAATCAAATAATTAAAGCAACTAAAATTTTAGACGAAGACAAAATGATAATATTTTTAGATGAATCTTTTAATAATTTTTATTCTATTGATTGTGATAAGTTTAATGAAAATTATAAACCTTATAAGAAAATTTTGAAGGATTAATATGAAATGTGGCAATTGCAATAAAAATACAAGATTAGAATTATTAAATGATGATGTTGTTGAAATATATTTCTGTGAAAATTGCGGATATACATCACAATCTAATTATAAAAAAAATGATGATGTGTTAGTAAAAAAATTATTAAATTCTAAAGAAAATCAATTAGAATTTATTGTTTATAATAATGAATCTGAATTATATTGGTTTCCATTTACATTAATAACGCAAAAAATATCTTGTTTTTTAGATTATAATAATGAATCACAATTAACATGGTTTATAGTTACATCAGGTTCAGTATTAGAATACGAATTAAATGAATTTAATAAATGTATTCAGTTTATAACAGCATTTTTTAATAATTTAAATATGGTCAATTAAAATGGATACAGCAGGATATGTAAGTTACATACCATTGTATAAAAAATACATACAAAGGTATTATTCACATACTAAAAGCAGAATAAAAAAAGGTAATATTTTAAGAATAAGATATAAAAATGCACCACATAATGACAATCCACATTTGTTTGTATTAAATCCAAATTATGAAGGTAAAATGCACGCTTTGGTTATAGATTATATACAACCTGTTACTTTTATAAGTCTATTATACAATTTAGGAATTAAATATGAACCAAATCCATCTAGAGATATTGTATATACAGCAAGAAGAGTGATGGATTCACAAGACCCTTATTCGATGTATCATGATACAATAAAATCATTTATCAGACGTAGAGTGCCATTATATCGTACATATTTTTTTAATAAAATAAGTGGTGTAGTTGGTGTTACAATGGATGTTAAACAAATATTAATAGACACAAGTCAACATAAATCGGAGCAATAATGATTAGTTTTGCAATAACTGTTAAAAATGAAATTTATGAATTTGATTTATTAATAAATAAAATAAAAGATTATATTAAGGATGATGATGAAGTTGTAGTAGTTCAAGATTTTAGTTCTTATAAAGGTAGTAAAGATGAAATTCAAAATATAATTTTAAATTCAAATTTAAAAAACACTAATTATAAGTTATTCAATTTTAATGGTGATTTTTCTGAATTAAAAAATTTTTTAATACAAAATTGCACTAAAGAATATATATTTCAATTAGATGCTGATGAATATCCAAATAAGTCATTATTAGCCAATTTACATCATATTTTAAAAACAAATAGTAAATTCGATTTATTTTGGTTGGGTAGAATAAATATAGTTAATGGTATAACAGATGATTATATTAATAATATGGGTTGGAATAAAAATGAAAAAAATTATATAAACTTCCCAGACCCACAGCAGAGAATATGGAAAAATAAAAAAGATATTAAATATCAAGGTAAAGTTCACGAAAGATTAGTTGGTTATAAAATCTATAGTAAGTTACCATTTACGGAAGATTTTTGTTTAATGCATATAAAATCTTTTGATAAACAAATTTCTCAAAATAATTTTTATTCAAAAATACAATAGAGGTTTTATGTATAGTAAAGAATTAGAAAGTCTTGTTAAAATTTTATTAAATACAACAAAATTAAAAAACATAGAAATTGCTAAAAAGATATACGAAGAACGACCAGATTTATTAAAAAACATAAAATTAAGCACATTTGCTAAAAGGGTTAGTGATGTTAAAAATGGAATTTCAATAATAAATGAAAAGGAAATAGAAAATTCAATAAAGGTTATAGATTCAGATTTAGAAATAACAAAAAAAGATTGGATTAAAAGAGAATTAAATGAAAAACAACTAAAAGATAAATTAAATGAAAAAGAAAAAATTAATAAAGTTTTAAAACAAGAGATTGAAAATCAAGAAAAAATAATAGATGGGTTAAATTGTTCAATACCTAATTTACCAAATATAGAAAAAGTTCAAAATTTTCAATATGATAAAAAAAAGATAGATGAAGACGTTGTTATGGTTATTTCAGATGTTCATGCTGGTGAGGTTGTAAATCCATATGAAATGGAACATATGGGTGAATATAATTTTGAAATAATGTGTAATAGAGTTTATTTTTTATGCGAAAAAACAATAGAAATAGTAGAAAATCAAAAAAATATATCAAATATTAGAAAATTATATATTGATTTTTTAGGAGATATTGTTCATGGTGAGATACATCAAAAAGAATTTAATGAATTTCCTATAATACCAGTTGTTTTAAATACATCTTATGTTTTAAGTCAAGCAATTGCAATGATGTCAAAACATTTTGAGGAAATAGAGATAACATGTGTTGTTGGTAATCATGGTAGATTAGAAAATAAACCACCTAGTAAAGGTATTTACAATAATTGGGATTATTTAATTTACAAGCAAATTGAACAAATATTAAGTAATTATAAAAATATAAAGTTTAATATACCGCTTAGTCCAGCTATAGTTGTTGATAGAATGGATAGGAAGTTTTTATTAACACACGGTGATAGTATTAGAGGTGGTTTCGCTGGCATACCAGTTTATGGTATGATTAGAAATTTTGCAAATCAACAGGAACTAAGAAGAAGCAGAGGTGGTTTTGATTATATGGAAATAGGGCATTACCATCAAGATTTAAAATTAAAAGATGGTAAATTAATAGTAAATGGCTCATTAGTTGGTAATAGTGAATTTAATCTTAATAGATTAAACACTACTTCAGAAGCTTCTCAAAAAATATATGGCATAAATAAAAAATATGGTGTTAGTTGGGAGCGGAATATTAAAGTTGAACATGCTAATCAACATAAATTCAAATATAGTTTTAATGAATAGTATTATTTTATCACATTTTTTATTAAATCCAATATTTATTAAAAATGAATATTGGATTTTTTTAATTTAAAATGCAAAAAGAAGATACATTAATAAAAGAATACTTGGCTATAGAATATGAAAAATGTGCTATAGACCCAGTATATTTCATAAAAAACTATTGCTATATTCAGCACCCTATACGTGGTAAAATACCATTTAAATTATGGCCATTTCAAGAAAAGGTTTTACTTGAATTAATCACACACAAAAAGAATATAATAAATAAATCAAGGCAATTAGGTATTTCTTGGTTAAGTTCAGCTTATTCTGTTTGGTTAACTCAATTTAAAAATGATAAAAATATTTTAGTAATTGCAACAAAAGAATCAGTTGCTAAAAATATTATACATAAATTTTCTTATATTTATAAATATTTACCAGATTGGATTAGAACTAAGAGAGTTGATGATAATAAATTTTCTCAAGGTTTTGCAAATAATTCTAAAATTACAGCAATAGCAACAACAGAAGATGCTGGTAGGTCTGAGGCATTATCTTTGTTGATAATTGATGAGTGTGTGGCTGGTGACACAAAAATAACAATTAAAAATAAAAATACAAATGAAATTAGATATATAAATATTGAAGAATTATATAAAATATTATGAAAAATAGAGATGAAATTTTAGATTTTGTAATAAATTATAAAAATAATAAATTAAAACGAAATTTAATTAGAAATAAAGTATTAGAAAAAAATGAAATTTATATAAAATCTATATACAATTTAACAGAATTTTTGAATGAATACTTAAATGTTTCAATAAATGAAAGAATATATTATATACAAAATAATATATTTAATGTAGTAATATGTAAATACTGTGGTAAAACTAAAGCTATGTTTATAAAAAGTTCACACAAAATAAGAGATTGTTGTGAATCAATAGAATGTAACAAATTAAATAAATCTAAGCGGGTTAGTGATTGGCATAAAAACATGAGTGATGAAGAAAAAAATAAAATACGCAAAAAAATAGGCATTGCTAATAGTATAAGTTATGAAGATAGGTTAGGAAAAGAACGAGCAGATGAATTAAAATTAATGGCAAGTGAAAGAAATAAAAAAAGAAAACAAACAAAGTCTGAAAAACTAAAACGTGTAAATAGTAGAAAAAATAACAATAGAGTATGGCACACAGAAGAAACTAAACAAAAAATAAGAGAGTCTAATTCGAAAACAATGTTATCTGAAGAATTTAAAAATAAATATTATAAAATATATAAAGATTCTCATATAAAAATTTCTAATAAAATGAAAAAGTTAATACAAGATGGTAAATTCACACCATGTATTACAAATTCATGGACACATTGGGAATCATATTTAATATTAAATAATATAAAAATAAAATATAGAAGTGATTGGGAAGCTTGTTTTCACTTATTAAATGAAAATTTACTATATGAAAAAATCAGAATACCATATTACATAGATGGTGTTTTTCATAATTATATAGTAGATTTTTATGATGATAAAAATAAAATTTTATATGAAATAAAACCAAGTAAATTAGCTGATACAAAAATAAATATTATAAAATTTAACTATTGTAAAAAATGGTGTTCAGAAAATCAAGTTGACTTCAGAATAATAAGCGAACAATACTTTATACAAAATTTTAATTTAATAGATATTAACGCACAGCCGCAACTAAGTAAATTTAAAAACACGGTTAAAAAATGGATGTTAATGTAAAATGTAATACAGATTGGGAGGTTTTAACTGACTATGGGTTTAAATCTTTTGATGGTGTAAAAAAAATAAATAAAAATTTTTATTTTAAAATAGAATATAAGCATAATAATAATATTAACACAATTAAATGCTCATCTAATCATAAAATAAAACTAAATAATGGTATATTTGTATATGCTAAAGATATAACTATAAATGATATAATATATAAAAATAAAATAATAACAAATATACAATATGTAGAAGAAGATATAATATTATATGATTTATTAAATGTTTCAGATTGTGCTGAATATATTACAAATGATATAACAAGCCACAATTGTGCATTTATACCAAATATGACTACATTATGGATAGCATTGCAACCAACATTATCAACAGGTGGTGAAATTATCGTATTATCAAGTCCCGGTGGTGTTGGTAATTGGTTTCATAAAACATATGTTGATGCCGAAGAGAATAAAAATGATTTTAATCCAATTAAATTAGATTGGAGAGTGCACCCAGAAAGAGACGATAATTGGAGAAAACAACAAGATATAGATTTAGGTGAATTAGAAGCTAAACAAGAATATGATGCTAGTTTTATAGGTACTGGTAACTCTATTATTGATGATAAGTACTTACAGTTTTATAAAGAAAATTATGTTACAGACCCAATAAAAAAAGAATATAATGATTTGCTATGGATTTGGTCAGAACCTAAAGAAGAATCAAGATACTTAATATCCGCAGACGTTGGTAGAGGTGATGGTGGTGACTTTTCAGCATTTCATGTTATAGATATGGACACATTCGAGCAAATTGCTGAATACGAAGGTAAAATATCAACAACAGATTATGCGTATTTATTGTTTGAAGTTGGTAATAGATATAATTGTGCTAAAATAGCGTGTGAAAATGCTAGTATTGGTTGGGCTGTTGTTCAAGAATTAATAAATTTAAATTATGGTAATTTATATTATACTGAAACAAATTTAAAATATATTGATGAATATAATATACAAGATTTACAAAATAAATTAATAGATTTTAATAAGAAAAAGCAATTAATACCTGGTTTTACCACATCCTCATCTACTAGACCATTAATTATAAATAAATTAATGGAGTGTATGCGTCAACAAACTGTAGTTATTAAATCAAATAGAACAATAAATCAACTACACACATTCGTTTGGCATAATTCTAAAGCTGAAGCATTATCTGGTTTTAATGATGATATTGTAATGTCGTTAAGTATAGGTTTATATGTTAGAGATGTTATTTTACAATTAGATAATAAATCTGTTGAAAAGAGTAAAAGCATTTTGAGTAATATTTCTTTAAATTTTAATAAAAATAGAGAACAATTTACTCAAAAAATTAACAATGGTATGGTTGGTAATCCAATGTATAAAACTGGTCAAAAAACAAATACAGGTAAAGAATTTATAAATTTAAGTGAGTTTTTATGAAAAAATATTTTAATTTAATTCGTGTATTAAATTTAATTGAAATGAAATGTAAATCAAATTTAAATGAAATGCCACACTATGATTCATATGAATTTGGTTTAATAGATTTGAATATAGAAAAATATAAAGTATCATATGAAGAAAAAAATAAATATCTAAAAGCAAATTTAGATGGTAATTTATATGGTTATTATAAAAATAAAAATATATGGCTAAGATTTGTTAGGTCTGAAGTTTATAAAGTAAAAAACATACCAAAAGATGCTATTGTTTTACCTAAAAATTGGTATGAAATAGCAACTATTTTACCAAAATGATAATATAAAAATATTTTTTTTATATTTATATATAAATAAAATTTAAAATTTTTGGTTAACTTATATGGATAAAAAAGAAAGTCGTTTTGAAAAGATTAAAAAATTCTTTTCACCTGATATAAATGTTTATAACTATCGCGGAACAAATTTAATGAATATTGACCCATACGATAGTAAAACAATGTCAAATTTACCAAATAACTATCTACAACAGCGTTATAATAGATATTTAATGAATTATGTGTCTGATAATAATTTTTTATTTAATAGAAATAAATTTCAAGCTAATAGAACAGCATTATTTTATGATTATGAATTAATGGATTGTGACCCAATTATTAGTTCAGTTTTAGATTTATATGCAGAAGAAACAGTTGTTAGAAACGAATTAGGTAAAATAGTAACTATAGAGCATTCTAATGATAAAATTAAAAAGATATTAGATAATTTATTTTATGATATTTTAAATATAGAATATAACTTATTAGGTTGGGTTAGAAATTTAGTTAAATATGGTGACCATTTTTTAAAATTAAATGTTGTTGAAAGAATAGGTGTTATTGATGTAATACCAATTTCTGTTTATGATATTAATAGAGAAGAGAATTTTAATCCAAAAACTTCAAAATTAGATGTAACGTTTAAATTAACATCTAATATTATAGGTACTGGTGATTTTAATTTTTTTGAAGTTGCTCATTTTAGATTGTTTTCTGATAATAATTATATACCATATGGAAAAAGTTTAATTGAAGGTGGTAGAAGAACATGGAAACAATTAAATTTAATGGAAGATGCAATGCTAATTTATAGAATTATGCGTGCACCACAAAAACGAGTTTTTAAAATAGATGTTGGAAATTTACCAAATAACGAAGTTCAGCAATATATAAATAACATAACTAGTCAAATCAAACAAGTGCCATATATAGACCAAAACACTGGTGATTATAATTTATACTATAACACACAAAATATAGTTGAAGATTTTGTTATACCAGTTAGAGGTGATAGTGCAACAAGTATAGATACATTACAGTCTGGAGAATATTCAGCAATAGAGGATATAGAATATTTAAAAAATAAAATGTTAGCCGCATTTAGAGTGCCTAAAGGGTTTTTAACATTTGATGAAGCAATAGGTGCAAAAGCAACTTTAGCACAAGAAGATTTAAGATTTCAAAGAACTGTCGAGAGAATTCAAAAAATTGTTGAATCTGAATTAATAAGAATAGCTAAAATACATTTATATTTACAAGGTTTTGATTCATTTAATGATTTAAATTTTACATTAAAATTAAATAATCCATCTATTATATATGAACAAGAAAAATTAGAATTATGGAAGTCAAAAGTAGATTTAGCAAATTCGTTCAAAGAACAAAAAATGGTTGATTCTGATTGGGTTTATAAAAATGTTTATAAATTTAATGATGATGAAATAAAAAAATATAAAGAAACATTGATAAATGATTGTAAATTTGAACACAGATTGCAACAAATATTAAATGAAGGTAACGACCCTAATGAAACTGAAATGAATGTTGATTCCGAAGGAACTGTTAGAGATGCAGATGACCCGTCAAATATTTATGTAAAGGGTAAAGATAGTAGATGGGATGATAATGAAGTAAAAAATGATACAAAAATTGATATAAAAAATAATAAAGATAAAGATTTACATGATACTAATTTAGATAAAAGTGATATAAAAAGTTCATATAATAATGGTGGACCGTTAGGTGTATAATTTTTTATAATTTTTTATATTTATAAAAAAATAGTGGAAAATCATGAAAAATAAATTAAAACATAATAAAATTAAAAACTCAGGTGTTATTTTTGAATGTTTGATAAAACAAATAACATCTGATTTAATAGTTAGTGAAAATAATAACAAATCCACAAATTTAATAAAAAGAATTTTTAATAAAAATTCAGAAATGTTGAAAGAAGTTCAATTATATCAATCAGTATTTTCTAATACAAAAATTAATAATGAACAAAATGCTAATGTTTTTATAGAATATTTATTAAATGAATATGATAAAATAAATAAAATTAAATTAAATAAAGAAAAATTTAACGCTATAAAAAACATAAAAGAATCTTATAATTTAGAAGAGTTTTTTAATACAAAAATAGAAAATTATACAACATATGCATCACTATACAAAATATTTTCTTATAGTAAATTAACAGAATCAATAAATCCATCTGAATTAATGGAAAATAGAATAAATTTAGTTAACTTTTTAATGCGAAAAAATAATGATAATAAAAATCAAAAAGTAATAACAGAAAATGAAAAATTGTTACAAGATTTTAATAAACTAACACCAAAAACAAAAGAATTAGCATATAAACTTTATATTAATAAATTTAATGAAACTTATTCAAAAACATTTAATAAAAATCAAAAAAACTTAATTCGTGCGTATATGTTTGATAGCGTTGATTTTTCTTTTAAAAAGTATATTAATGATAAAATACCAACAATAAAGTCAAAATTACTATCAATAAATGAAAAAAATAAAGATAATCAAGTATTAATAACAAAAATAAATGAAATTAATACATTATTAGATAAAATACAATTAAAAAAAGAATTAAAACCAGATAACATTGTTGCGTTAATGGAGATTTATGAATTATTTGAACAGTTTGGGGTGTAAAAATGTTAATATCAAATACTGAAGTATTAAATTATAATGCTGATATTTTAACCGAAGAATTTAATAAAACTAATAAATTAGTACTTAAAGATATGATATTACAGCGTGCTAATGCTAAAAATAAAAATGGTAGAATTTATCCTAAAGAAATATTAGAGTCTGAAATTAATAGATATATTAACGAATATGTTAATGAAAGAAGAGCATTTGGTGAGTTAGACCATACTGATGGTCAATCAACAGATGTTAAAAATGCATCACATATTATAACAAAAATTTATTGGGATGGTGATACTGTTAAAGGTGATGTAGAAATTTTACATACTTTACCAATGGGTAATATTGTAAAAAATTTATTATTAATTCATAAATGTCCCATAGGTATATCATCAAGAGCAAATGGTTCGGTTAAATATGATTCTCAATCTGATGCAGATATAGTTGATAATGATTTATCATTAATATGTTGGGATTTAGTTTCTGACCCATCCACTCACGGTGCTAGTTATAGTATTAAAGAAGATGTTAATAATAAAATTAATTATAACAAAATTAATAATACTATAAATAATATTATAAGTGGCTTAAATAATTAAAAAAAAGTATAAAATATTTAAAATTTTTTTATATTTATATATAATTATAGATTTATAATAATCTATATTTAAACTCAAAAATAATGATTTATATTAATCATTACCATTAAATTCCCACCAAAATGAATTTAAAAAAAAATAACCAAAAACGAGGTAAATATGTCAAATATTTTAAAAGAAGCTATTCTTGATGCACAAATAATTAAAGATATTGCTAAAATTAATGCTAAAGAAAAATTACAAAAAGCATTAAAAACAAATATTAAAAGTTCAATTTTAGAGGAATTAGAAGCAGGTGATTCCACAGACCCAATTGAAACACCAGAAGCTTTTGATGAAGAAGAGGATGTTGTTTCAGAACAAACAGAAGAAGAAGTTGATGACGAAGATTTAGATTCTGTAGTTGAAGAATTAGAATCAGAGTTAGACGGTGAAGATGAAGATGAAGAAGACGATATGACAGAGGATTATGATAATAGTATTGATTCAGTTGCTGAGGAAATTGAATCAGATGACGAAGATTTAGATTCTGTAGTTGAAGAATTAGAATCAGAGTTAGAAGATGATAGCATGGAAACAGAAGATGACGAAGATTTAGATTCTGTAGTTGAAGAATTAGAATCAGAGTTAGAAGATGATGACATGTTATATGATGAAGAAGACCAAACTGAAGATGATATTGTTGAGGAACTTGATGATGAAGAAGATGTTGATGTTAATGATATTTTAGATGAGTTAGATGAAAAAGAAGATGATAAAGTTGTTAAACTTGAGAGCAAATTAGTTAGTATGCGTAAAAAATTAAACAATGCAAATAGAGCAAATAAAGTATATGAATCAACTATAAATGAAGTAAAAACTTTAGATGCTAGAGTTAAATGTGCTGTTAAATTATTTGAAACATTTAAATTAACCAAAGAACAAAAAAATAAATGTATTCAGTTATTAGACAAAGCTAGAAATGTTAAAGAAATTGTTAAAGTATATGAGAGTATTTCTAAAAAACTTAAAAGAGTTGATAGTAAAAAAAGAACTAAAAAAACAATTAAAGAAGGATTTGGAGCAAATAAAAGAACTGGATATATTGGTAATCAAAGAGGTGAAGGAATTTTTTCACAAGATACTGTAAAAAGATTTCAAAAATTAGCAGGTATAAAATAATTATTATAAAATGAGGCAAAAATGGGTAGATATTCAAACGAATTAAGAAGTATGATTAAACCAAACGCAGAGTATAATGCTTTGTTAGAAGCAACAAAGGGTTTGGTTAAAAAATGGAGTGGTACTGGATTATTAAAAGGTATCGAAGATGAAAACAAATTGCGCAATATGGCTATTTTGTTAGAAAATCAAGGTAGACAATTATTGGCAGAATCAACTAGAGTTGGTGGTGATGGAACTGAAGAATGGTCAAATGTAGCTTTACCAATCGTTAGACGTATTTTTGGTAATTTATCAGTTCAAGATTGCTTGTCAATCCAACCAATGAATTTACCAACTGGATTGGTATTTTATTTAGATTTCAAATATGGTTCGGGTAATCAACCTGGATTTACATTAGGAAATTCAGTATATGGTGGTGATTACAATGATGACGGAACTACTGGATTATTTGGTAGAACAAATGGTATAAATGGTGGTTTTTATGGAGCTGGTAGATTTGGATATTCAATGAATGATTATACAAGTGGTTCATTAACAGCCGCTGTAGCATCTGCTTCTTGGGCTGATGTTAAATTTTATTCAGGATTATCTGCATCCGCAGTATCAGATGGTATTAGAAAAGTATCTTTAACGTTAGGTTCAGATGCAGACCCAGATGCTGTTAGAGCATTTAAACCAACTTCAGCAAGTGCTAATGTTGTTTATTTACCAGAATATACTACAGTTAGCGCTAGTGGAACAAATTATGTTGTGACATTTTTAGTTAGTGGTTCAGCCACCGCTTTAGTACCAGGTACAAACTGGGCTGTACAATATTATAAAATGCCATCTGCAGATAATCGTGGTGATTTTGAGGATTTAACAGTTTCTGGTTCTTATTCAACTTTAGATATTCCCGAAATTGATTTACAAATGAAATCAGAGCCAATCGTTGCTAAAACTAGAAAATTAAAAACGATGTGGACACCTGAAATTATGCAAGACTTGAATGCATACCATTCAATCGATGCTCAAGCTGAAGTAACTGATGTAATACATAAATTAATTGCTAATGAGATTGATTTAGAGTTATTAGAAATGTTATTAAACAGAGCTTCGACAGAAGAGTATTGGTCAGCTAGAACTGGTTGGGTTTGGAATGGTTCTGGATTTGCACCTGAATCTTTTGAAGGAACTGCTTATACACAAAATACGTGGTTTCAAACATTAGGTACAAAAATTAATAAAATTAGTAATAAAATTCATCAAAAAACTTTTATGGGTGGTGTTAATTTTATTCAGTGTTCTCCTGAAGTTGCAACAATTTTAGAATCAATACCTGGTTATCAAACAGATTCTACTGGAGATGAAGAGGTATTTGGTGCAGGTATCACTAAAGTTGGTTCAATTTCAAAAAGAGTAACAATTTATAAAAATCCATATATGACAAGAAATGTAATGTTAGCAGGATATAGAGGTAAGAGTTTCTTAGAAACTGGTGCTGTATATGCTCCTTATGTACCATTGATTTCTACTCCGTTAATTTGGGATGTTAATAATTTCACACCTAGACTTGGATTTATCACTCGTTATGGTAAAAAAGTTATTAAACCTGAAATGTATGGTAGAATTATTATTCACGGATTAGATACTATTTAATTATTGATTAGTAAGTATATTATTAAAATAGCGGTACTAAAAATACCGCTATTTTTTTTATTTAACTATTTACTTTTGTTAATTTTTTTATTATATTTATATTTATAAAAAACAAATATTTTAATGAGGAAAAAAATGGATTTAAAAAAATTAGAAAAAGCATTAAATTTGTTAGAAAACAAATTAAACGAAGAAGATGAGTATGAAGCTAGTTACAAAAATTATGATAGCACTAATGAACAATGGGCTATAAATGAATTTAAGAAGTTATTCACTTCTAAAGGAATGCAAGCACCGAATGTTAAAGTTGGTAAAAATAAATTTGAGGAAACCAGCTACTCTCCAAAAATAACAGGTGTTGGTGGATTCTTATTTAAAACAATGACTTTAAATATACAAGCTGGTAGTTATGTTGACGTGGGTGGTAGATATGACGGTCACTCAATGATTCAATTTGTGTTAAATTTTAAATATGAACACCCGAACGGGGGTAGAAATGGTTTTACTAATAGAATATTTTATGATTTAACAGATAAAAAATTAGATGATTATATTATTCAATTATAAATGAAAAATTTAACAAAAATATTAGAAGATATTAATAACAAATTTAGTGAGTTAAATATACCATTAAATATTAACTCACTAAATGATAATATTTTACCTTATATTTTAGATTTAACAGATAGATGTGATAATACTTTTAAATTATTATTTAATGACATAAAATTAATTATAAGTATTAAAGTAAATAACGATGAGAACATTTTAAAAATTCAATTTTATTTTGTTTATAAACACACAAGCGGTGGTAGTAATAGTGATTCGATGTTTTTAAGTTATGATTTAATAAATTATAAATGGATATATTAAAATGAAATTAAAAAATATAATAAGCGATGAAAATTTACTACCAGGTGGTAAAGGTGATAAAACTGATATATCTAATATAGATAAAAATCAATTAATAGTTGGAATTTATGTAGAATTAGAACATACAAATGATAAAAACATTGCTAAAGAAGTTGCAATAGACCACTTAACAGAAAACCCAGAGTATTATAGTAAATTAGTTGATGCTGGGTTAGTAGATGAAAAAGAAGCATTAAGTGTTTATAATAAATTATTTAATATAGTTAACGAGGAAAAAATGGAAAAGAATAAAAAACAATTACAAGCTTTATTAGTTAAAACTAAAAAAGTTCAAAAAATTTTAGAAAGTCAGTTGAATGAAGAAGATGATTTGAAAAAAACTTATGAAAAATTATTAAGCGAATATACAAAAAAACATAAATTTACATTAGAGTCTGCCAGAGATTTATTAGAACTTGTTAAAAATGCTTCACCGCAAAAAGTTGGTACTAAATATAGAGGCAGTATAAAACAAAAAGATATTGATAAAATGCAACTTTTATTAAAAACATTATCTGAACTTGGTGATGATTTAGATTCTAATCTTATGCAACTTGATACCGCTATTAGTGAAAAATAAAAATTAATTAAATGTTTACAAAATGAAAAATTTTAAAATAAAAATAAAAAAACCAAAAATTAGGATGCCTTTACCCACACAAAGACCGTATGTAAAGGCATCCTCTAAATTATATAATAGAAAAAGAAAGCATAAAAAGTTACAAAGTGAATAATTATTTATATTTTTTATATTTATAAATAATTAAATTAAAATAGGTATTACAATGGATATTAATTCAGTAATTTGGGATGATAATCCTGGTGAAGTATCAGGTTCTACACCATTTGGGTATTATGATTCTGACACAATATTTACACAAGATGCTAAAAAAGTTAGTAAATGGATTTGCAGGCGTTTAGGATATCCAATACAAGATGTTGAATTAACAGATACAATATTATATTCAAATTTTGAAGAATCTATTAATAAATTTGCAAGCATGGTTAATAATCACAGTGCTGTAGATAATTTTTTATTATTAAAGGGTTCTCCAACATCTAGTAATCCATATGCAATGGTTAATAATATTAACAATATAATAAAAATAGCTGATTCATATGGAACTGCTGTCGGCGTTGGTGGTCATGTTAATTATTATAGTGCATCTTTAAATGTCACATCAAATGTTCAAACTTACGATTTAAAAAGTTTATTTTCAAGTAGTGTAACTATTAGAAAAGTGTTTCACAATCCAATACCGTCAATAATAAGAAATTATGATTTTTACACAGGAAATGGAAATGATGTTGTTAACTCAATAGCATTTGGTTTTAATTCTTATACACAAGGTTCTCAAATATATTTATTAAGACCAGTTTATGAAGATATTTTAAGAATGCAAGCCGTTGAATTAAATGACCAAATTAGAAAAGCTAATTATTCATTTAAAATTGTGAATAATGTTTTAAAGCTATTTCCTAGACCAATGAGTGATTTTAAATTATGGTTTGAATATACAATAGATAGTGAAGTTTATAGTTATAATGAAAGTACAACAGGTAAAATAAATAATATATCAGATACACCATTTAATTTATTAACATATTCTAATATTAATAGTGCTGGTAAACAGTGGATTTTTGAATATTGTCTAGCTATAAGTAAAATAACATTGGGTACAATACGAGGTAAATTTCAAAATATACCTTTACCAGATGGTTCTGTTTCATTAGATGCTGATTCACTTAGAGCTTCAGGTGAAGCAGAAAGAGATGCATTAATTGAACAGTTAAAAGATAATTTAGAAAAAGTTTCTAAAAAATCTCAGTTAGAAAATAAAAAAGACGAAAGTGAGATGTTACAAGGTGTTTTACAAAAAGTTCCTTTACCAATATTTGTGATATAATTATGCCAAGATTTTTAACAGAACGAGATTATAGATTTATACATACAGTTTCAGACGAATTAGTTAATAAAGTTGTTGATACAAGTGTTAGAATTTATAGAGCAAATTTAGCTGAAATGAGTGATGATATTTACGGTGAAAATATTAACAAAACATATTTAGAGCCAGTTGAAGTAAAGTGTTTAATGAATCATGATTCACCGTCAGAAACTTTTAGTGAAATTGGTGTTAGCGAAACATCAAAAACAACCTTTGCATTAAAACAGAATATTTTTGAGCAATTAGGTTGGTTACCAATGGTTGGCGACTATGTTGAGTGGAATAACTTTTATTATGAAGTTATAAATACAAAAGTTAATCAATATTTACAAAATAGACCAGGATATAATTTTACTATAGTTTTAGATTGTACTAGTACTAATAAATCATTTTTAAATATGGCTTCAAGATATGAATAATAAAAATAAATCAAAAAATATAGCAAAATCTATAAATAATAATAAAAAAAATATTTTTACATTAAAAAATGTTAATGAAACATTATTAAAATACATACAAACTATTATAAATCCTAATATAGTTGAAAACGGTAATATTTATAATGTGCCTGTTAAGTTTCAAACACCTGAAAGAAGTAAAGCTGTTAGAAATGATAATTATATAAGAGATACTAATACAAAACAAATATTATTACCGATAATAGTTATAGGTGATAATGGTTTTAGACCATATGAAGGTTTTAATATACCACATTTAGATTACAATAATACAATAGTTTTTGGTACAAAGTATGGTAAAAATAATCCATATGGTTTATTTAGTTTAATTAATGAACCAAATAAAAAGATAAACTATTATGAAGCAATACCAGCTAAATTTGTTCAAATTGATTATACAATGAATATTTGGACAGCATATAAAGAACATATGGATTCATTATTAACTACATTTTTATTTTATTCAAATAAATATTGGAGCATTGATAATAAAAATCAATATTATGTAAATATTGAATCTTATGATAGTAAAATAAACATAGTTGATGATAAAAGAATAGTTCAAGCCGATTTAAAAATTACAGTTGTTGCTAAAATTTTATCAGATTTTTATATGAATAAACCAACTATAAAAAGAATAATACCAAGATATAAAATTAACATTAAAGAAAATATAGGATAATTAAATGAGTGTAACAAAACTTAAACAAGAAGATATTTTAAAAATAAAAGAAATTCAAATAAAATTATCTAAATTATTTTTAGAAATTGGTAAAAATAAAATTAATATGGAAGTATTAAAAGAAGAAGAAAAAATATTATTAAAAAATTATGATGATATAAAAATAGAAGAAAAAAATATAGTAGAATATATTATTAAAAAATATGGAGATGGTCAATTAAATTTAGAAACTGGTGAGCTTATAAAATAATTAAATATCAAAAAATTTTTTATATTTATAAATATAATAAATTTTATTTAATTATTAAAAGGAGTAAAAATGGCTGTAGAAAAAATAGTATCTGCTGGTGTTTACACAAGCGAAAATGACAAAACATTTGTTGCACCCGGTGTTGGTGAAACAGGTATAGCTGTCATTGGTCCCACAACAGATGGCCCCGCTTTTGTGCCAGTTCAAATACGTTCAAGTGACGAATATGATTTAATATTTGGTGGAAATAATGATTATTCATATACTGCACAAACTGTTAAAAATTATTTAAAAAACAATGGATTAGTTAATGTTGTTAGAGTATTAAATACTGAAGGAATACCAGTTGCAAATGCTAATTCATATGTTGTGTATGTTTCTGGTAGCAATGCCACTGGCAGTGATGGTAAGCAGGTCGGTGTTGTTTTAGCACCAACAATAATTAATAGTGGTTCATTGTTAGCAACATCATTAACAGTTGTTGGTACTAATAGTTCCTTTATTATTAAAAGTGGTTCAGTTGGTGTATCAGCATCTTTTTTAACATCTAGTCCTAATTATGTAGCAAAGGTTTTTGGTAGTTCACCAACCAGTACTAATGGTAATGATATTTCTAAAAACTTTTATTGTTATAAACTATTTTCAAATAATTCAAATATATTTGCATTAGCATCTGGTTCTGTTGAAGTTACTGGTAGTAATGAATCAAATGGATTTTCATTTGTTGTTAATAAAAATTATTCGTACGCATCAACACCTTATATTACATCACAAAATAGTGTTTCTGGCGGCCCTTATAATTTATTTAAATTTGCAACAATCTCCGATGGTGATTATGCGAATAAAAAAGTTAAAGTTGTTATCTCAGATGTAAAAAAACCAGCATCTGGTTCATTAGATTATGGTACATTTAATGTTGTTGTTAGAGATTTTGCTGATACAAATAATCAACCTGTTGTTTTAGAAACGTTTTCTGGATGTACATTAGACCCTAATTCTGAAAATTATATTTGTAATAAAATTGGTACACAATATACAACATTTCAACCGTCAACTGGTAAAAAAATAATAAATGGTGATTATCCAAATAAATCATCATTTATTAGGGTTATTCCGTCAGATAACTTAAATTCAATACCAAATGAAATTGTACCATTTGGTCACTCAAGTTATTTAACACCAACTGGTATTAATAATGTTTCTGCATATTATCCAAAATTAGCATTTACTCAATATCAAGGAAATTCAACAACATATAATTCAAGAATACCATTTGGTCTAGATTTTACAAACACTGATAACTTAGAATATTGTTCTTCAATATCAGATTCTGGTAGTGCTGTATTAAATATCAGTGGTTCGTTTAATTTAGACAATTTATTTGGTCATGCCAGTTCATCTTTATTTTCTGGTTCATTATCAAGTAGTTTAGCGCCAACTGAAATGTTAAAATTTGCAGTAGGTTTTCAAGGTGGCTTTGATGGAATAGCTTATAATAAACCAAAATTTGTTGGTGAAAATATTGTAAATACAAATGTTTTTGGATTTGATTGTAGCACAGCAACATCAGCAGGTACTATAGCATATAAATATGCATTAAACGCTGTATCAAATGAAGATGAATATGATATTAATATGTTAATATTACCTGGTATATTAAACAATAAACATCCTTATGTAACAGATTATGCATCTAATTTAAGAAGTGATGTTTTTTATCCAATGGATTGTTGCGGATTAAATGATGCAATACAAGATGCAGTTGATTCTGTATCAGGTATTGATAACAATTCTGTAGCAACATATTACCCGTGGGTTAAAATATTTGATAATATTACACGTAAATATACTTGGGTGCCACCGTCAGTTGTAATAAGTGGTGTTATTTCTTTTAATGATAGAATATCAGCAAGTTGGTACGCACCAGCAGGTTTAAATAGAGGTGGTGTACCAGAAGCAACTGATATTAGAACAAGATTAACACAAAAAGAAAGAGATACTTTATATGAAAATAGAATAAATCCAATTGCTATATTTGCTAATCAAGGTATATCAGTATATGGCCAAAAGAATTTACAAAAAAGAGTATCACTAGTTAATAGAATTAATGTTAAACGTTTATTATTAACACTTAGAAAATATATTGGTAATATTGCAAGATTATTAGTATTTGAACAAAATAATAGTGCATTAAGAAATCAATTTTTAAGTTTAGTAAACCCATATTTAGAAACAGTTAAAAATAGGTCAGGTTTATCTGGTTTTAAAGTTGTTATGGATGAAACAAATAATACACCTGATGTAATAGATAGAAATGAATTAATTGGTGCAATTTATATTATACCAGTGCCATCGGCAGAAATTATAAAATTAGATTTTAATATTTCACCAACAGGTACAACTTTTTCAGAATAAATTACAATAATGATACTGTAGAAATATGGTATCATTTTTTAATTTTTTTATATTTATATATAAATTAAACGAGGATTAAAATGGCGAAAATATTAGAAACAGATGAAATGTTTTTTAAAGACTTTGAACCTAAACAAGAGCACCGATTTAAAATGTATATTAATGGAATACCATCATATATAATAGAATCATCAGATTATCCTAAAATGGATTTTGATACTGTTAGCTTACCGCATATAAATACGACTAGAAAATTAGCTGGTAAAGGTACTTGGCAACCGATAACTATAACATTATTAGACCCAATTTCACCCAGTGGCGCACAAGCCGCTATAGAATGGCAAAGATTATGTTATGAGTCTATAACTGGTAGAGCTGGATATTCTAGTATGTATAAAAAAGAATTGCGTTTAGAGGTTTTGGGTCCAGTTGGTGATGTTGTTAGTGAGTGGAGAATAGTTGGTGCTTTTATTAAAAGTGTTGATTATGGAAAAGGTGACTGGAATAGTACAAACACAGTTAATAAAATTCCTATTACCATAGAATTTGATTATGCTGTATTAGAATATTAATATAATGCGTCAATAAAATGGCGCATTTTAAATAGTTATATAAATAAACGTTACAAAAATAAATTAAGGAGTTATTAATTGAATATCGAAAAATATCCAACAGAAGTTATTAGTTTACCAAGTGGTGGTAAATTATATGATTCTAGTAGTCCATTGAGTAAAGGCACAATAGAATTAAGAAAACCAACAGCAAGGCATGAAGATATATTATTAAGTAAAAATTTAGTTACTAAAGGTGTGGTATTGGATGTATTTTTAAAATCTTTAATAGTTGATGAAAATATAAAGTATAGTGATATTTTATTATGTGATAAAAATGCATTATTAATAGCTAGTAGAATTTTATTATATACTGAAATATATGAAACATCTTTAAAGTGCCCACAATGTAATGAAACAGTTCCATTGAAAATAAATTTATCAGATTTAGATATTAAAGAAGTTGATGAAAGTGTAGTAAGTAATTCATTCAGTTTTGTATTACCATATAGTAATGCCACAGTTGATTTTAGTTTATTAACAATTGCTGATGATGAAGAAATTGAAGCAATGTTAAAATCATCTAAAAAATTTAGTAATGTTAGTGGTGAAATTACAACAAGATTGATTAAAATGATAAATAGTATAAATGGTGATAGCAAAAAAGAAAATATTAGAAATTTTGTTAATAACAGATTATTGGGTTCAGATTCATTAGCTTTAAGGAATTATATAAGTAAAATTACACCTGGTATTGATACTAAAGTTTTATATTCATGTGATAATTGTGGCCACGAGGACACAGTTATGATGCCGATGGATATTAACTTTTTTTGGCCTTCCAAGTGATTATAGATTAGATTTGTATAATGAAATTTTTTCATTATCATATTATAGTAATGGTGGTTTTACTTTTGATGTAGTTTATCAAATGCCGACAATATTGAGAAAACATTTTATTAAAAAGTTACAGGATGTTAAAAAAAGTGAGAAAAAAGAATTAGATGAAATAAATGCCAAAACTAAATAAGTTTTTGGCATTTTTTATATTTATAAAAAATAAAAGGTGTATTATGAAATTAGAACCATTATTAAAAGAAGGATTTATAGATAAAATACTTGAAAAAATTATTTATTTAACATTAACTGGTAAATCTAATAAACTACAAAATGCTTTAAAAAATAATCCTGATTTAGAAAAAGTTCAACAAAGGTTAGATGCTGATTTAGAATTATATAAAAAACATTTAAGTAAAATAGATATTGACCATGAAGATTTTTTAAAAACATTTTTTAATGTGTAATATATGCCTAGACATGATTTTGATGATGATAGTGATTATGGATATTCAAGAGACAGGCAATTTGAAAATTCAATACAATCGCTTAGTAAAAAATTAATAGGGTTTACTGACCAAATATTAACCAATATAGATAAATCACTTGATTCTGTTGTTTTTGATATAAACAAAACAATAAATAAAAGTAGAAATAGTAAATCAACTAAATCTCAATTAAATAAAACAATTGAATCATTAACGTCTATACCAGATATATTAGGTGATTTAAATATAGAAGATATTGCAGAAAAATTATCAGAATCAGCATCAAGATTAAATTCGGTAAACGCATCAGCGGAATTAGATAAAATAACAGATAATTATAAAACGATGATATTAAGTACAATGTCATCTTTAAATGCTATTGATAAAACTAAATTATCTAGTGCCGCTAAAAATATTTTAAGTGATTTGGAAAATAACTTAAATTCCTTAACAGATACTATGAAAATTGTTCAAGATTCTATAGTAAATGCAATAACTATAAAAGAACAAAAAAATAAAATAATAAAAGAATATTTAAATATATTTGATTCTGTTTTTTCATATATTGAAAAAATACCGTTATTTGACTTATTTAGTAAATTGTTTCCTAATATACAACATGTTAAAAATAAATTAAAAACAGATTTAACACAAATTTTAGACAGTGCTATAACAATAACAAATGGAAAAGTAAATATTTCAATAGATGCTATTAAAAATGGTTTTATGATTTTAGCTAAATCATTAAAACCAATTTTTAGTATCATTTTTAATCCAGCTATAATAAGCATGAGCTTAATTGTTGGAACATTAGCTTTAGCATATAATCAATTAAGTAAAATAGATGAGGAAACATTATCAATACAAGATAATACTAATTTAACTAATAAATCAATGAGTTCTATAAATAAAATATTAATTAATAATGCTAATTCAATGCGTGAATATAATATAGGTGTAAAAGAATTATCAAAATCGATAGAAAGTATTTATGAAGGATATTCAACTATAAATGTATTAAATAAAGATTTATTAAAAACAACAGCATTGTTAAATAAATTAAATATAGAAAATGCTGGTCAATTTTTATCAATGACTTTATTATCTAAACAAAACACAGATAAAATTGCTAAAAATTCAGCTTCAATTTTAGTAGATTTCTCTGAAATAATGGGTATAGCACCAAATGAATTATTTAAAGAAATAAATGAAAATTCAGAGTTAATATCAAAATACATGGGTAATAATTTAAAAAATATAACTAAAACTGTTATAGAAGCTAGAAAATTAGGTTTATCATTATCTGATGTTTCTAAAATTGTAAATAAAATAATGGATTGGGAAAGTTCAATAGAAAATGAAATGAATTTAACAGCATTATTAGGTAAGCAAATTGATTTTAATACAGCAAGATATAAAATATTTAATAAAAATGTTGAAGGTGGTGTAAAAGACATAATTAACCAAATAGGTTCACTTGAAACATTTAATAATTTAAATTCAATACAGCAAGAAGCTATTGCAGATGCTATTGGTTTATCTATAGATGAATTATTAAAAATGTATAAGCAACAGGAAATTATATCAAAAATGACTGTTGGTCAAAGACAAGAATTTGATAAAATTTCAAAACAATTATCAAATATAAATAATGAAACAGTGGATTCATTAATAAATCAAAAAAAATATGCAGTATCTACACAATCAGTTGAACAATCTTTTAAAAATATTTTAGGTTCTTTGGCTCAAATTTTAACACCAATTTTAAATGTATTAGCACCAACATTAGAATTTATAGCAAATTTAATAAGTAATATAAATACTGATATATTATCATGGGTTGTTGGATTAACATTAGCTGGCTTTACATTATATAAATTATTTAAAGGTGTAATGTTATTAAAAGGTATAATGTCTGGTTTTTCGTTATTTGGTGCAGGAGGTGCGGCCGCTGGAGCCGCTGGTGCATTAGGTGGAACAGCTAAAACAATAAGTTCTGGGATTGGTAGTGCTATGTCATCATTTAGTAAAATAAATCCAGTTTCTTTAATAAAGGGCGCTACAGCAATATTAATTTTGGGTGGTGCATTAGTTGTTTTTGCATACGGATTAAAACAATTTAATGGTATAGATTTTGAATCTATGATGATAGGTTTATCAGGTGTTGCAACAGCTTTATTAATATTTATTCCAGCATTAATTGTATTAGGTCAAGTAGCAACAACATTTAGTGCTGTTATTGTACCAGCATTTTTATTGTTAGCTGGTATTGGTGGTGTATTAATGATTTTTGCTTTTGCTTTAAGTTTAATTTCAAAGAGTATGATAGGTTTAGCAGATAAATCATCTGGAATAGCTTCAGCAACAAATAGTGTTATAGGATTAACAACAGCATTAACAGCACTTTCTATATTTAATGGTGCAAATTCTATTTTTAGTATAGTGTCTGGAAATCCATTTAGTGATTTAATAGAATTAGCTGATAATGCACCTAAGTTTGAAAAACTAGCAGTTGCATTAGGTAGTGTAGCAACATCATTGTTAACTATAAGTAAAGTACCATCTATTGATTTAACAGGTATAAATAATATAAATACAGATAAGTTAAATGAAATAAAAGATAACCAAAATAAAGCTTTAGTTAACGAGTTAAGTAAAAAATTAGATAATGTTGTTGACGCAATTAAACATATAAATATTTATTTAGATAATAAAAAAGTTAATACACAATTAGCAACAAATTCAATATCAAATAGAAAAACTTAGGTATAATAAATGTCAAAATTATTAGATTTGTTTAATAGTGGTGTTAATAAAAGTGTTAAAAATGAAACTAATTTTTCTTTAGAGATTTATTATCGTGATAATTATAATATTTTAAATACACCAAATATTATAAATTTAAATGAAATTTACAATAAAAATATAACAGAAAATAGAAGTTTTTATATAGATGATAAAATACCAGAACAGAATAATCTTGTTAAAATATATAATCAAAATTTTTCTTTATCTAATGGTATAAGTGATATTGGTGGTTTATTAACTGGTAATATAACACTATCAACATTTGCTGATAAATCTATAGGCAGTTTAACAAATGTTGGTGGTTTTACCAAAACATTAACAACAGCTTTTACAAATAATCCAACAATATCATCACAAATAAATAGTTTAACTAACGATTCTTATAATGGTATTAAAGAAGGTTTAATAATAAATCAATTAGTTCCGTCTGATTATTTAACATTTTTATATAGCCCGTATCCAGAATTAAGAATAAGTTCTGATTATAAAGATACTATAATAAAAAATTCATTAAAAACCAGTTTTGATAATGTTGTTAGAAATTTACCTGGTGATTTATTGTCTGGTAGAAATCCCAGTAAAACATTATTAAAATTAAGTTCTGGTTTAGTTGAAGATTCATTAAATGGGTTATCTATTATTCAAATGGCGCAAGAAGGTTTAAAATATACAGAACGTTCGGCGATATTTGATATAACAAAACCAACATGGGATAATTATTTTAATGTTGATTTATTTAATACTAAACCAATAAATACTAATTTTGTAACATTATATAAAAATGGAGTTATTGGTTCTATAGATAAAGGTTCATTATTAACTTTTAATAAATATAGTGGATTTACATCAACTGGAACAAATAATGACCCGAGTGCTAGAATTTATTCAAATTCATATGAGCAACATACAACTATGTTAGTTAGATATGATATGCTAAATTCAATGCAATATAATAACGATACTCAAATTTTATATGGTGATTCTTTGTTTAATTTTGGTAATTTAGCAACACATCATTTAGCTTATAATGAAATGAAAATACAAAATTATACACCAAATATTTCATTAATAAAGTTACCAAGTGACCAGCTAATAAATCAAGATAATAAAATAAAGTTTAGCTTTGATGATGTATCTAAACAAGATTATAAAAGCGATTATGATATAAAAATACAGAAGAGTAATATAGTAGGTTTATTTGATAATTTACAATATTATAATAGATTTAATAAAAACACATCTGGTTCTAAGAAATATGAAGAAGTTATACAAAACGAATTAGTGAAAAAAACATTATATAATTCGTATGGATTTTCTTATGATAGACCTAGAGACCCATTACAATCTCATATATTTTTTAATGATGATTATTTAGATAAGTTTAATATATTAGATGTTGGAGAAGATTATGCAAATATGCAAGCAAATACAGAATATTCGGCTAGTGCTGATTTAATATATAATGGTGAAGAAATAAAAGATTTAATAGATTTTAAATTTGTACATATTAATTCAAATCAAAATAAAAAAGAAATACCTATAGTTTTCAGAGCCGCTATAAATAATATAGATGATTCCGTTAATGCAAATTGGAGTGATGTTACATATGTTGGTAGAGGTGATAAATCATATACTTATGATGGACACGGTAGGTCAATTTCACTCGATTTTACAGTTTATGTAACAAATCCAAAAGAATTGATACCACAATGGAGAAAAATTAATTATATGTATGGATTGTGTTATCCAAGTTATTATTTGCAAGGAAAAACTATGGTTGCACCTATTGTTAAATTAACCATTGGTAATATCTTAAATAATATTCATGTTAAATTTAATAGTGTTAATTTAAAAATTAATGATAATTCTATGTGGGAAATACAACCAGGTTTGCAATTACCACATATAGTAACATTATCAATACAAATGGATGTTTTATTAGAAGAAAATAATAAATTAGCAATAACAAACACAAAGCATTTTAATAGTAATTATATTACTAAAAATAATTTTGATTTACCTAATTATTTAAATCAAGAAGTTAAATTTAAGAATAGTGTGATAAATGGATAGATACCAATATAATAAAATATTAATAGATGAAAATAATAAAAAATATTTTAGTACAAATATTTTACCAAATTTTCCTAATAGTGAAGATGATACTTATATTATTACATATAAGGGAATGCGATTAGACATAGTTTCTTATAATTATTATGGTGATTCAACAATGTGGTGGATTATAGCATCAATAAATAATAATTATGATTCTATATATATAAAAGAAGAAAAACAATTGAGAATACCATCTTTAGAAAGTATAAATAATTATATTGCTAATATTATTAGTGAGAATAACTTTTAATGGCTGTAGATAAAGAATTAGTTTCATTACCAAATACAAGTATAAACATTATATCTGTAAATACTTATACAAATAGTGCAACGGGACCTAATAAATTCGATTATAGTAAATCTAAAGAAGATGAAATTGCTAAGTTTATTGGATTTCCATATATAAAAAATATAGATAATGATGTTATAAAAGAATTAAATAAAAGAAGTCAAATTTCTGATAGATTAAATATTAAATCACCATGGGTTAGAATAACATCTGGTGCACAAGAAATTAATAAATCTGGTGAAATTTCAAATTCATTTATGTTTATTGAAGGTACATTAAATGGTCAAAAAGGAAATCCATATATAGATGACGGTAGACCATACACAGGTGTAACTGGTTTAGAAGTAAAATATTATGGTAAGTATGGTGGTACTAAAAAAGCAACATATAAAATAAGTGTTTGGAGTGAAGAAGAATTTCAAAAAATAACACCATATTTTGTTACAAACGGTGTTACTAATGTTATAGAGTGGGGTTTTAATGACCCTAGCATTGTTGGTAATTCTAATGTTTTATCAAAAATATTAATCAATAATTATGTTGATGAAAACTTTGTTAGAAATCAAAATTCATATTTTGATAAAATGAAAAAATTATCAAATTATAATTATGATGGTATGTTAGGTATTATAACAAAATATGATATTTCTATAGTTGGTGTTGGTAAGTATGAAATAAGTGTAACAGTTAATAGTATTGGTTCATTATTTTATGGTGTTAATTTAACAAATCAAGCTACACCGTTGGGTGAACCAAAAAATAACTATAATGATGAGTATATTAAAACTATTAGAAATTTTATAGATTCTTCAAAATTAGAAGATATTGTAACAAGAGATTCTGTATGGATAACTGATGTTACAAATGATTTACCTGGAGCTGAACAAAAAAATATTATAAAAGTTGGAATGAGTAAAAATGAATCTACAGGTAAATCAACAAGAGATATTTATTATTCTTGGTCATTTATTGAAGATAAAATAATAAATGATAATATTGGTTTATTATCAAATGGAAAAAAATTTTTTGAAATAAATAGTTATGGCATTAGAATATCAGCTTCCCCATCATTAATTAGCACAGACCATACTGTTGGTTTTTTTATACCAAATAACTTTTATCCAACAGAACCAAATGATGATTATGGAAATACTGGATTTATTAGAAGAATTTTTATACATGAAAATTTAGTTAAAAGTGCATTTAAAAATATAAATAATTTATCAGATGCCATTTTAAGTATATTAGATAAAGTTAGCGGTGCATTTTTTAATTTTTGGAAATTTAGTTTAAGAAATATTGATAATACAAATTTAATTGTTGTTACTGATGAAAACATGATTAGTAATAGTAATTTAAAGGATTCTAATATATACACTTTTAAATGGGGTTCTGAAAGTATTTTATTAGATACTAATGTATCATTTAATTCATCAAATGCTGTTGCATTAAATACATTATATAATAAAAATAAAAACCAAGATGATTTAAATCCCGTTTTATATAATGATAATTTTAATTATTTTAATGATATTTTTGATAGCGAAAAAAATAAAATATATTTTGATGTATTTTTTTCAAAATTAAATTATGATGATGAAAAAATAAAAATCAAGAATGACAAAAAAATTGGAATAAGTTTAAATGGAACAGCTAAAGCATTATTTAATGCTGGTCTTTATTATCCTGGTGAAGATGATTTAATAAAAAGAAAAATATTTAGTGGTAGCACAAATGGTTTAATAAATTCTAGAACTTTCGTGTTACCACCAATAGAATTTAATATAAAAATTTTAGGTATTTCTGGAATTAGAAGTGGTGATGTTTTTTTGGTAGATGCATTACCGAGAGAATATAAAAATAATGGTGTTTTACAGGTAAAATATGTAGAGCATGAAATTGATAATTCAAATTGGATTACTAATATAAATGTGTTATACAGGTGCATTGATTATAATAAAAAAGTAACAAATATTAAAATAAATGCACCGTCTAATGAGACTGTTGAATCGCCGTTTAATAATTCAATAAAATCTAGTAAAAAAAATACAGAAGTAAACATTAATGAAATGTGTTATGAAGAAGAAACACAAAAATTTAGTATAGTTTTACATCATACCGCTGGTTATGGTGTTGATAATGCAATAAACACATTTAAGCAAAGAAATTTAGATGAGGGCCCAGTTGCAACACAATATATAGTAGATTATAATGGTTCTGTTAAAAATGTTTATGATGATAAGTATTGGGCTAATAATTCATCTAGAGGTGGTAATAGAGCTTATAAAGATGTGGACGGTAAAAAAATATATGTGGGTGGTAATCCACATACAATAGGTATAGAAATGATTAGTATAGGTTGGTTTGAAGGTGCTGGTGCATATGCTAAAAATTATGAACAAGCATCTAAAGCAAATAGTTTTGATAAAATACCAGATGGAACTTATTTTTTATATTTTCCAACTAATAAATATTATGGTCATACATACATACCAATGTTTACAAAATCTCAATTTTTAGCAACATATCGTTTAATAAAACAAATGTGTGATAAATATAATATACCAAAAAAAGTTATATTTACAGGTTATAAGTTTGATAGTAAATTAATATCTTTAACATCAGGATTGAAATCACTAGGTGCTGGTATAGTTAGACATGGTGATATTTATCAAGGTAAAGTAGCTGAAATAACACCAGGGTTTAATTTACATTTATTACAAAAACTATTAAATAATTCATTAAATGAATCTAATGTTAATGACTATTTAAATATTAAAAAACAATATACCACGGATGAAGTTGTTACTGATGGATTTTGGTATAATAATTGTGAAATAGTTAAATTAGATAAAAATAAAAAAGATTTTGTAAAAATAAAGGATATTTAATAATGTTTACATATAATAAAAATATTAATAAAAATTATATAAGTAAATCGGATAAAATACAACCGACAGATGAAGATTATAAAAATGGTTATATTAATAGATATTTTTTAAAATCTACATCAGATAAATATTCTGGTATTTTTGAAGTAAATGAAAAAAATTATAATAAATTTAAAAATAACCAATATTATAAAAATATTATTATAAAATGGTTCATATCAGGTGATAAAAACACAGTTAGTGAAAAAAATTTAAAAAATATCAAAAATAGTTTAAAATTTGAACAAGAAATTTTATATTTATTAATAAATTCACTGGAGTTTTATAAATAATGGATTTAAATAAAATTAGTGATTATACTGTTATAGAAAATAAAGAACAACCAGAAGATATTAATGAGATTGAAAGTAATACAATTTTATATAAATTATTATATGAAGATGAAAATAAAATAAATGATGTTGTGAAAAAAAGAAAAAATTATTTAGATTTTAATATTAATAATATAAATTTAGACTTAAATGAGTAAATAAAATTTTATGGTTACAATAATTGAAGATAAACAGTTATTATTTAATATTGGTTATAATATAGCAATAATACCAATTTATATAGATAAAAAAATTATATGTATTTATGTTTTGGATATAGATACTAAAAATTTTTATATCATACCTATAAACACATTTGATTGTTTAAATTTAAAATATAATGATGTTAGTGATTTTTTAAAAAATAAAAAAATTATAACATTAGATAAAAAAAGATTTATTAAATTTTTTAAAGATTGTCAAAATGTTATAGATATTAATATATTTATGATGTTTACAAATAATCGTGATTTTTTTAATAACAATAAAAAATTTAATAATAAAACGTTTGTTATAACTGATTGTGAATATTATTTAGATTTATTAAAAAACATGATAAATTATTTTAATAGATATGAAATAAATTTAGAGAATTTTAAAATTTATAATGATGATTTTGTTTATGTTTTTAATAAAATTGAACAAAATAAAATATTTTGTGATGGTAATTATTATGATTTAAATCATAATTTATTAAATAACGCTGGTAGAGTCAGTGCTACAGGTAGAATAAATTTTATGAATTTACGGAAGAATTCACCAATAAAAGATAAAATTTGTAGCAGATTTGGTGATGATGGTATTTTAGTATCAGTTGATTATAATGCTTGTGTTATGTATATGTGTGCTGATATTATTGGATATAGTTTTGAAAAATATCCGTATGAATATTTTAATGAAGTTTTATATAATAACGAGTTAGAAATATCAGAAGTTAAAAAATTATGTTATACAGCTATAAATGGTAATTTAAAAATAGAACATGAATTTTTTAAAAAATTAGATGATTTTAAAAAACATTTAGAAATGTATTATAATAAATATGAAGTGTTAGTATCACCATTTGCTAATAAACCTATACAAGTTCCAGATAAAAAAAATATATTTAGTTACTTTTTACAGAGTTATGAATCTGAGATGATTATACTAAATATTAAAAAATTATTAGATATAATTGAAAAAAATAATTATAAATCAAAAATAATTTTGTATATTTATGATTCAATTTTAATAGATTTTAATTTCGAAGATAAAGAATTATTAACACATATTAGTAGTATTTTCGAAAATAATAAATATAAAATAAAAATAAAAGCGGGAGTTAATTACAATAACATGGAAATTTACGAATAGGAGACTGTAATGGAAAAAATGAGTTTATTGTGTACATTTACTACACCACAAAAATTAGAAAACACAGTAGAAGAAATTAAAAAAACATATGGTATGGTAAAAATATTTATATTAGGAGATAAAAATGATAATAACAAAATAATATGCACATATAATGTACTAAAGGATGTAACTAAATTTTTATCAAAAACAATTTTAGTACATAGAAAACAAAAATTTAATACTATATATACAATAAACGCATTAAATTTTTTGATAACATCATTAAATGATGGTGAATATAATCCAAACTACTCATTAAAATGGGATGATTACAAAAACACAATATTATTAGTAAAAGATAACGTTTTAGAAAAAATAGAAACATTTTTTATAAAATATCAATAATTTTTTTTATATTTATTAATCAAAACAAATAGTCACATATTAGAGGTAAACATGTCAAACTTAAGTAAATTTAAAATGAACTTATCAAAAGCACAGGAAACTTTAACAAATTTAAAAAACGGTACGGAGGGTAAATCAACTAATTTTGCAAAATTACCAGTAGGTAAGCACGAAATTAGAGTTGTTCCTTCTTTAGCTAATCCACAATGGCCATTTTATAAACTATTTTTCCATTATAAAATAAACGGTAAAACATTATTATCACCTTTAACTTTTGGTGAAAAAGACCCAATACAAGAATTTGCTTTTGAATTATATAATTCAAAAATTGAGTCACAAATGGAATTTGCTAAAAAATTATTCGCAAAAGATAGATATTATACACCAATTATAATCAGAGATGAAAATTCAACAGAATTACCACAAGTAAAATGGTGGGCATTTAGTAAAACAGTTTATCAAGAATTGATGGAATATGTTAACGACCCAGAATATGGTGATATTTCAGATATTTATGATGGTTATGATTTAGTAGTTACGGTTCAATCCGCAAAAGAAACAGGAACGGGTTTTGAAAAAACCACTTTAAGACCAAGAAAAACATCATCAAAAATGTTACAGAGTGATGCTGATATGGAAAAAGTTATATCTACTCAAGTTGATTTGATGTCATTATTTCAAAAATTAAGTTTTGATGAATTAAAGTCAGAATTAGAAAAAATGTTAGATGGTGCTGTATCGACAGATGGTGTAAAACAAACTACACAAGATGATGAGAATTGGGTTGATAAACATTTTCCAGAAAATCCAGAACCAAAGAAAACAGAAGTTAAAGTAGAACAAAAACAAGCACCTAAAGCAAATACAGGTAATGCTAGTGAACAATTTAAAAAATTATTTAATGAAAAATAGAGAAAAAAATGGCTAAAAAATCAACACCAAATATAGACCCATCTGATTTAGTTGGAATTATACATGAAACAATAAATAAAAATGATAAAATGAAATCATATTATTTATCCAATAGTTCTGATAATCCAGCTAATGTTAAGGATTGGGTTTCAACTGGAAATGAGATTTTGGATTTAATTATAAGTAATATACCTAATGGTGGTTTACCATTTGGTAGGATGGTTGAAATTTATGGACCCAACTCATCTGGTAAATCATTAATAGCTGGTCACATTTTAGCTGAAACTCAAAAAAGAGATGGTATTGGTATTTTATTTGATACTGAATTTGCATTACATGAACAATTTATGAAATCAATCGGAATAAATCCAGAAAAATTATTACATATACCATCTGAATTTTTAGAAGATGTTTTTAGTGAAATTGAAAATATTGTATCTGTGGTTAGAAAAAATAATAAAGATGTATTAATAACAATTGTTGTTGATTCTGTTATGGGTGCTAAAACAAAAAATGATGATGCAACAGGTTATGAATTAACAGGGTATAATACGTATAAAGCAAGACTAATTTCACAAAGTACGAGAATGCTAAGTTCTTTATTAGCAAAACATAAAATATTATTAGTTTTTATTAATCAAGTTAGAAGTAATGTTGGCGCATTTGGTCACGCTGATAAAAATATAACATCAGGTGGTCAAGGAATACCATTCCATTCATCTGTTAGAATAGCTTTAGGTACATTAGGTAAAATAAAATATAAAGATGAAGCTGTTGGTGTTTCGGTTAAAGCAACTATTAAAAAAAATAAAATTGGACCCCCATTTAAATCAATAGAATTTGATATATTTTTTAATAGCGGTATGGATTCTTCTAAATCATGGGTTAATGCTGGCAAAAAAGCTAATGTGTTAGTTAAAGCTAAAACAAAAGGTTATTTAAAATTTTCAGATGATGATTCGAGTGATGAAATTACAATGTTTAGAGAGTCTGATATTAAAAACAAACTTAAGGATGTTGAATTTAAAAATAAATTATATAATTTAATTTCAAATTATTATATAATGGAGTATAGTGACCCTAATAAAGTTTATAATGAAGATGAATTAAACATAGTAAATGAAGAAGATAACGAGATTTTATTAGAAGAAGATGAAGATTAATAAATAATGGCTATCTTTTTAGATAGCCAATTTTTACATTTATGAGGTTTTATGATAGATTATTCTGTGATATTAAAAAACATCGTTAAGAGCGAAGAAGATTTAGATATTAATAACAAAATAGTTATAATAGATGGTTTAAATATATTTTTAAGAAATTTTGTAGTTAACACATCAACAAATTTAGATGGTGTTCCCGTTGGTGGTACAATTGGTTTTTTAAAAACGTTAACTAAAATGTTAAGAATATTACAGCCAACTAGAGTTATAATTGTTTTTGATGGTGCTGGTGGTTCAAAAAGAAGAAGAGCAATATACGAAGATTATAAAAGTAATAGAAAAGGTATTAATATAAAAAATAGAATATATGGTGATGAATTTAATAATGAAAATTTAATAAAATTACAAATAATAAAATTAATAGAATATTTAAAATTATTACCAATAACTATTATTACTATAGATGATATTGAAGCAGATGATGTGATATCTTTTATAAGCAATAGTTTACCAGAAAAATGTAAACATGCTTATATAGTATCTGCCGATAAAGATTTTTATCAACTAATTGATGATAATTTAAGTGTATTTAGCCCTACAAAAGATAAAATTATAAAAGAAAATGATGTTGTTGAAGAATTTGGTATAATTCCAAATAATTTTAATATTGTAAAATGTATATTAGGCGATAAAAGTGATAATATACCAGGTGTTAATGGTATAGGTATAAAAAAAATTAATAAGTATTTACAATTTTTGAATGAAAAATCATATAATATGAGTGAGTTTTTAGAAAAAGTTGAAAGTTTAAAAGATGATGATGTCGTATATAAAACATTATTAGATAATTCAGATTTATTACATAGGAATTATAAATTAATGAATTTAACATATAATGATATATCAGCGTCAAATAAATTTAAAATTTTAGATTATATTAATGAAGTGCCAAAAAAATCAAATGCAATGGAGTTTAATAAATTAATAATATATGATAGAATGAATACACATTTTGATAATGCGTACTCATGGTTATCAGAATATTTTACTAAATTAAATAAATTTGCTAAATAATTGAGAGACTTATCATGGTAATGAAAGAATTAAAAGATTATGGTTATAATTTTCAAATAAAAATTTTATATATATTAATAGTTAATCCTGATTTTTTAAAAAAAATTAACACAATAATAAATAAAGATTATTTTAATAATGTTTATATGAAATGGATTGTTGAAATAATAATAGCGTATTATAAACAATATAAAACAAATCCATCATTAGAATTTATAGCAACTGAAATAAAAAAACAAGAAAATGAATCTTTTATAAATAATTGTAAAAAAATAATATCTGATATTTTAGAATGTGAAAATTCTAATGATTTAAAATATGTTTTTGATGAATTTACAAATTTCTGTTATAAAAGAAATCTTGAAAATTCACTAATAAAAGCATCAGAATTATTAAGAAATGATATGTATGATAATATGAAAAGCACATTAATAGATGCTTTTAGTGCATTGATAGAAACTGATGATGGTGTTATGTTGGAATCAACAAGCGTATCTAAAGAAAGTATTGAAGAATATAGAGATGTAATACCACTACCATGGGACTCAGTTAATAATATAACTGGTGGTGGTATTGGCAAAAAAGAGTTATGGGTTTTTATAGGTAATAAAGGTTCTGGTAAATCTTTTGCTACAAATAATGTAGGATTGCATGCAGCTAAGCTAGGTTATAATGTTATTCATATATCTTTAGAATTATATACAAATACTGTATTAAATAGATATTATTCTTTATTAACTAATACACCAATTAGCCAATTATCATTAAATATTGATAAATTAAAGTTTAAATTAGATAAATTACCTGGAAAAATTTTAGTTAAGCACTTTCCAACTAAAAAAGCTTCTGTAGATACTATTGAAAATTATTTAATGAATCAACAATCAATGAATAAAATAGATTTAGTTATAATAGATTATCCAGATTTATTAACATCAGGTCAAAGTTTTAAAGATGATAGGTCACATCTTAGATATATTTTTGAATATTTAAGGGGTGTTGCAGATATAAATGATGTGGCCATATTTGCACCAACACAAACAAATCGTTCTGGTGATAACAGTGAAATTGTTGAAGGTTCTCATGTATCTGAAGCATATGATAAATTAATGATAGCTGATTTTGTTATGTCTTGGGCTAGAACAAACACTGATAAATTAAATAATGTTGGTAGGTCATTGATTATAAAAAATAGATTTGGACCCGATGGTATATTGTTAAACGGTAGATTTGAGGGTGTTGTTGGTAGATTAGAGTTATTTTCACAAAACACAAAAGAAAGTATTATGATTGAAGAAAAGTATGATAATAAAAAACAAAATGAGCAGTTAGCGATAAAAAATTCATTACAGAATTTTATAAAAAATAATTAATTTTTATATTTATATAAAATATAGGTCAAAAATATGATTTTAAATATTATTAAAAAAACATTACCAACAACAGAATATTACGAACAACAGACGATAAAAAAACAAATAGTTTTACATCACACTGTTTCAGATGGTTCTGCAGATGCTGTTTTAAATTGGTGGAAAAATGATGGTGTTCGTGTTGCCACCGCTTATATTGTTGAAAAAAATGGAAATATAATAGAAGCTTTCGACCCAATTTATTGGTCTAATCATATTGGTAAAGGTTCAACAAAGCAAAATAATATGTCAACAATAGGTATTGAAATAGTAAACGAAGGTTGGTTAACGAAAAATAATAATGGTGATTTTAAATGGTTTGATAATAAGAATAAATATAAGGGTTCTAGTATTATAAATTATTCTTGGCGTGGTCAAAATCATTGGGCAAATTATACAGATGAGCAGATAAATAGTGTTGCTTTATTATGTTCACAATTATGTGAATTATTTTTAATACCTAAACAAATATTAGGTACATTTGATTATAATAAAGAATTTTTTAATTATAGCGGTATAGTTGCTCATTGTAATTTAAGAGCAGATAAAACAGATGTATCACCAGCATTTTCATATAGTAAATTACAAAATAAATTAATATAGGGTTTAAAATGAATATTAATAAAATAAATAATGAATTAAAATCTATAATAAAAGAATATATTAGTTCTGAAAAACAAGTTAGAACGAGTTCATATTTTAAAATCAATGGTAAAAAATTAAGTGCTGAATGTTTTGTTGAAAATATTTTACCAGTAACAGTTGATTTAGAAATAATGTTCAAATTAAAATATATTACTGAAAAATTACTTACTGATTATGGAAATTATGATAAAGTTATAAAAACAGAAAATGATATTAGGCAAGAACGTGAACGTGCATGGAATATTCAAAAGCAACATTTAGTTGGTATTAAAAAGAAAAAAGAATTAGAAAATTCACCATCTTTAAAAAGCACAATGGACCCGATAAAACTAAGGCAATTAAAAATTGAGTTTGATAAAGAAACAGATGAAATTGTATCAGATGCAATTAAGAAAATACCAGTTAAACGTGTAAAGTTCGAGGATTTTTATTATGATGTATTATCAAAACACTTATCAGATAGGAATTTGTTATTAAAAGGTAGAAAATTATCAAACAATGATTTTAACTTACAATTTGTTATATCTGATAGTGACAGTAGCTTAAATACACTTGACCCAAATAAGCCAACAGTCCCTAGATATACAATAACATTTTCATTTGAAGCTAAAGATAAAAATAAAAATTTCGAAAAAAACTATTTGGAAAAATTATTTTCAAGCGTATTAAAAGAAATTGAAAATGAATTATTATATGACACTGAATATTACACAATAGGAAAATAAAATATGCTAAATAAAATTTTAATATCATTAATTGTTATATTAATTGGAATTATTATATTTTTTAAAGTTAAAAGTGATAAATTAAATTTACAACTATCTAAAACAAATGATAGTTTAAATATATCAAATCAAAATAATTCAGCATATTTAGATAAATTAAAAATGAAAACTGATAGTGTTCAAAATTTTTCATTATTAGTAGGTGATTTACAAAATCAAAAAAATAATATAAGTAATAAATATAATATATTAAATGGTAAATTTAAATTATTAGTAGATAGCATTAAAATTTTAGGAGATGGTAATATAATAAAACAAAATGATAGTGTTTTTGTTGCTAATTTAAATGGTTATATTAAACCATATTATTATAATGGTTTTGTTAAATATAATTTATACGTTAATACATATGTTTATAATCTATCAATAAAATCTGATGATTTGCTTATAAATAGCTATATTTATTTAGACAGTAATAATATTATAAAAAATAAATTAATAACAAATTATGGTAAAATAGATTCTGCTGAAACTGTTGTTGATAAGAATGTTTATTTAGCAATAAATAAATCAAAAATTTATACAGAAATAAAGAAAACTTTTTTAGATAATTTGCAATTTCCATTTTATGTTGAATATAACAAAAATAAAGAATTAAATTTAAGCGGTGGTATTTCTTATGAAATTTTAGATAATACTAAAATTTATATAAAAAATACATTATACAATATGAATAATAATGAAATATCAATTGGTGTTTATCATTCACCATCTTTACGTCAAATTTTTAACGGAGGCTTATAATGTATGCAACATATGATAAAAGTACTAAAACATTATATTTAAAAAATTTAAAAGAATATACATCAGTAAAATTAACATTAAATAACACACAGTTTGAAATACCACTAGAAAATGGTGAAGCATCAATAACAAATATTGATTATAATGGTGAATATTTAAATTTAGTGCTAATACCAGAACCAACATATATAACAGTTAGCATACAATTATGAAACAAATGCAATTAAAACGTGGTAATAATATACCAACATCAGCATTAACTGAATCAGAGTTATATTTAAATTTAAAAAGTGATAAATTTATTTATGTTGATAAAACAAAAAATAAATTTTATTATATTTCTAGAAAAATGTCTTATAACACTTTAACTGAATTAAACGATTCTATAGGTAAATTAAATATTTCAATTGGTGATTTAGCTGTTGTTAGTGATATTATATATGTTTATAATGGGCAAGTTTGGAATCCAGTTGCATATGATGTTGAAAAAATAACAAATCAATTTGAAAATAATTCTATAACTGATAATAATATTGAATCAGGTTCAATATCATTAGATAAATTTGATAATAACTTACAAACAATTTTTAATCAAACTTTTGATGAAAAATATGGTATTAATTTAGATGGTACAAATGAATATTTAACTAGACCTATTCAAATAATATCAAAAACTGATTGGAGAAGTTTATCAACATTTAATAGTGTTTCAAATGTTACTGGTAGTAATTCTAATATAACAAATGATTTATCAAGACCATATGTGGTACCACTTAGTTCATCATTATTTAATTCAAATGGTTATATTGGAGTTACTGGTAGTGCTGGTTTAATAATAGGAAAGCGTTATATGGGTAGAATAACTTATTATAACGATAATGCTACAGATTTTAGAATAGGGCCAACAAATAGTAGTAGTGCATATAAATTATTAGATAAAAAAAGTAAAAACTGGCAAGAATCAGAGTTTAATTTTATAGCTACTAGTACAGACTTTTATGTTAAATTAAATGGAACTGGTACAGGGTATGTTCAAGAGTTAAGAATAAAAGAAGATACGGGATTAGATTTAAATGATTCTGAAATGATTTGGGATAGACAAAGTAGAAAATTTAATCAAACTAATACTGAATTAATTACAAACGGTACTTTTGATACCGACTTATCAGGTTGGTTAGGATATGACACAGGTGTTATTACATGGAATTCAGGGAAAGCAAGTTATAATGGTGGAGCAAGTAGTTTCAGACAAACAAAACTCACAATAGGAAAAAGATATTTAATTTCTTTTGATTGGGTTAGAACAAGTGGTGCACTTGTTCCTTATCTTGGTAATGGCACATATGTTGGTATAATTAATTCTGGTGCATCTGGGACATTTTCTGCAACAGGAATCTGTTTAGGTAATCAAAATATTGACCTATATTCTTCAAATTTTTTAGGAACAATAGATAATGTTTCATACATCGAAATTCCAACACAAACATCAAACGGTAATCATACTTTTTCAGTATCAACAGATTCACCCTTCACCGCTGGAGGCGTAACAGGTAAAACTCAAAGTGGTAAAATAGTTGCTTCAGGTGCTGGTGATAGTACTACAAATTTTATTGGACTTCCTTCAACAAGTTTTAATGTTAGCGGTTCAACTGATTCAAGAACAAAAATACTAAGCGGATATAAATATTTAATTACATTCCTTGCTAAACCTGTGACTAATAATACAACTATAAATGTGAATATTGGTTCAAAAACAGGAACAGCATTAACGTTAGCGGATAATACTAAATGGTATTTATACACTTATCAATTCCTTGCAACAAGTTCAGAAGTTGATACTCAATTAAAAATATTCTTAGGTAATGCTGATACGGTTTATATTGATGAGTTAAGTATTACAAAAGCTTATGATATGCTAATAAATATTTGGGATAGGAATATATATAATAATTATACAAATATTTTAAATTATGGTACTGGTGGTTCATTAAATTATAACGGGATTGCTATATGGAGAGAATTAAATACAAATATATTATATTTTGTATTGCAATGTGTTGAATATACAAGTGTACAAAATAATTCTACTTTTTCATATAATGTACAAATTAACAATAATCTTGCAAAAATAAAAACCACATTATTCACATATGAAAATATTAAAGAATATGAAAATAACAGTTACTTAGGTGCTGTAATAAAGAAAATACCTTATTTGAATAATAATTCAAATAATATTTTTTTGGGTGCATATAATGGTATTTCATCAAAATATCTCGGTCTAATAGGTCAAATCCAATTTGTTAGATTCAACAACGCTGATTCTTTCAATCCTCTTGATATTGACGGAGCAGGTACAAGCATATATGAATATAGTCAAACACATAAAGGTTATCCTGCAACTTATACAGGCGGTGAAATAGTATTTTGGTTTGATTGGAATGGAAAAGATATAGATTGGTTAAAAGATTTAAGTGGTAGAAATAACGATTTAACTGGATTTAATATAGATTATATAGAAAATAGAAAAAGATATATATTGGAATGATAATATGAATATTAAAAAAACATTTTTAGAAAAATTAGAATCATTATTACATGATTCATCACAAGATTGGCAATGGTCATCTAATAGATTTGGTTTTTTATTAACGGTTGTTTTAAGTAATTTTTGCTTTTGGTTTCCATTTTTATATTTATCATTATATTATGGTAAAATAGTTGATGTACCCAGTAATGTTGTTACAATATATATATCTATTAATGGTGTTGCTGGTGCTTATAAATATTTTCAAAAAACTAAAGAAAAGCAAGACTAACTATTTACTTTTGTTAATTTTTTTATTATATTTATGTTTATAAAAGCGAATATTTTAATGAGGATAAAAAATGGATTTAAAAAAATTAGAAAAAACATTAGATTTATTAGAAAATAAATTAAATGAGATTAACTTATTTAGAAAATTAAGCGATTCTGAATTAAAACCATATGTAAAAATCATTAAAAATACACAATATTATATAGACAGCATTAAAAATGGATATGATATAAAAATACAAATTAACGATAACGCTATTAATTTAATTAAACAGAATCCAGGTATTAAAGAAAAAAAATATGCCGATAAATTCAATTTTATAGTTAATAATCCAACATCGTATAAAAAAGTACAAAACGAAGTTGTAGATTTTATATGGAAAGAATTCCATGAATACAAAGATGAATTTTTTAAGGAAATAAAAGATATAACTAAAAAAAATAAAATTAATTTACGTATAAATTTTTTTATAAAAAACGATTTACAAATAACACAATTTGAGTTTGTTGACGAATCATTACAGCTAATGTATAATGATGTTAAAAATTTTATATATAACATAAGTAATTCTAGCCGTGATAAGAATATTAATTTTGACACTGAACATAATCGCGTCGTGGTTACAGTTTATGATTTAATAGAAAAATATTATGATGGTGTAAATGATGAGGAAAAATTTGATTCGAAGCAAGTGAAAAAATTTGATAATTTATTTTCAAAATGGATTAAATCACAAACATGGAAATCAAAGGTTAAACATTTCGACATGACCATTTCTGAGAAAGGTATGGTTAGTTTTATCATTGATTTAAAATAAGAAAATTATTAATTTATATTGAGTAAAAATGAAATTACAAGAAATGTTAAATGAAGTTGAAAGTGAATCATTTAATCACTCCATGATTATGAAAAAAGGAGGTAGTTTGATAGATAACGTTAAAAAATCAGCTCAAGAAAATGGCGGTAGTATTAGATTTATTACGTACGTGGGTGTTAAACATAAGTACGCTAAAAATGACACACCGAGTTTTCGAATGTCTTCGGCGTATCAGAATTAGAATAGCACTATGGTCGAAAATAAATCAATTTAATCAATTAACTGGTGTATTTTATGATAGATATTGTTATAGCAAGATATAATGAAAATTTAGATTGGTTACAACAAGTAAAAACTAACCATTATAATATTAAAATATATAATAAAGGAAATAAGTTAGATAACTTAAATTACACACAATTAGAAAACATTGGAAGAGAAGCACACACTTATTTATATCATATAATTAATAATTATAATAATTTAACAGAATATACATATTTTTTGCAAGGTAATCCATTTGACCACTGTAATAATATTATAAATATATTAAATAATTTTAATACTAATGATTTTTGGTTGTGTAATTCTATTTTTAAATGTCAAAAATCTGGTGCACCACATCATTATTTGAAGTTTGGATTAGATATAATATATTCTGATGTATATGGTAATTTAGATGAATTTAAAGAACCAATTGAATTTGGACCCGGTGCTCAATTTTGTGTTCATAAAGATAAAATTTTAAAACATGATAAAAATGTTTATATAAATGTTTTAAATAATTTAATAATAAATCACTATGATGCTTGGCAATTAGAAAGAATGTGGCAATTATTTTTTAAATAATTATTAAAATTTCTATCATAACTATTTACTTTTTGAAAAAAATGTATTATATTATATATGTAAATTAAATTAATTATTGAGGTTACATTATGAAAACATTAGAAACAATAAAAAAAGAATATGATAATTTAATTAAGCAAAAAAAGGAATCAATTAAATTTGGTGGTCTATTAGATTGTCAAATTAGAGCTTATGACACACAAATTCGTGCGTTAAGTTTTTGTATAAAAAATTATGATGAAAACAAAATAAAAGACTGGATAAAACAATCAGAAAACACACTAAGAAAAATATTTGCTACAATTATTAGATGTAATGGTAATTCGACATTGAATCAGTATTATAAAGAAACTGAAATAAGAGAAAGAGTTAGTATATTAAATTGGGTTTTATCATAATGAAACCTAATATTAAACCAAACTTACCAAATCACTTATTAGGCACCTTATTGGTGCTTAAAAGTGTCTGCAAACCACTTTTAGTTGGTGGTTGTGTTAGAGATTTACTAACAAATAAAAAACCAAAGGATTTTGATATAGTTCAGGAAAAGGATATTAATGAATTAAGAGAACCATTATTAGAATCTGGTTTTATTATAAGTGAGGTTGGAACTAATTTTAAAGTATTATTTGCACAAAAAGATTTATATACGTATGAAATAGCACAATTTAGAAAAGATGTGAAATGTGATGGCAGACATGCTATAGTTGAACCAGGTGATATAACAACAGATGCATTTAGAAGAGATTTTACTGTAAATGCTTTATATTATGACCCATTTAAAAATAATGTTATAGACCCAACAAAAATGGGTTTAATTGATATATATAAAAATATTTTAAGATTCGTTGGTAATCCAAAAAGTAGAATAGAAGAGGATTACTTAAGAGTTTTTAGATTTTATAGATTTTTGTCAAAAGGTTTTGTACCAGACAAAAGTTCATTAAAAGCATGTAGGCAATTTTTTGATGTGGCTTATAAAAACACAACACCTGAGAGAGTTAGATTAGAATTAGAAAAAATTATTTTTTAACAATAAATAGGAGTAAAATATGTTTATTTATATTTTTATATTAATTAGTTCCTTATATTTAGGATATAAAATATATACTGGATATAAAAAATATGACAAATAAAAAAACTTTATTATTTTTAGATGATGATGTTAATAGAGCAGAATATGCTTCAAAATATTACATAGATTTTGAGGTAGATTTCTGCTTTAATGCCGAACAAGCTAAATTTTTATTAAAAAATCATAAATATGATTATATATCATTAGACCATGATTTATTAGGTGTTCCATATGCATCATCTGACGAGAAAAGTGGATATGAGGTTGCTAAATATATTTGTGAAAATAAAATTACTGCTGAATTTATTATAATACATTCATATAATGAAATAGGTTCTAAAAAAATGCTAAAACTGTTAGAACAAAACGATTATGATTGTGCATATATACCATTTGGTTCAATGATAATAAAATATTAATTAAAAAACGTTTTAAAATATTTTAGCTAACTATTTACTTTTTATAAATAATTTATTATATTATATATGTAAATTAAAATAGGTTATGCAATGTTAAAAGTACAAAGACTCCAGAAAGAAGTAGTAACAAAAAAAGAAGAATTTTTATATCAAATGACTCACGTACCATTTGGTATAGATTTGTATGTTACTAAAACAGAGTTAATAAAAAATGATGAAATATCAATAAAATATTGCATAAACACCTTTTGTTACAAAAGAGGTGTTAGAACAGTTAATGTTAAATTAAATGGTGAAGTAGAATTTAAGAATTTTATAGATTATATAGAAACCAATTTTAGAAGCCATGAAAATTTAGTAATTTTATTAGATTCATTAAGATATTTCAAATTTAATGAAATAAAATTACAAGAAAATAAAGATAATTTTGAAGTTAAAATCGTAAGAAAAAATGAATTAGAAGAATCCTTGTTAAAAAATGTTACATCAACTGTTAAAAAATATAGAAAAGATGTAGTGTTAAAAAATAAAAGTATTAATGTAACTAAAAAAAATACAGAAGTTACATTAATTTATAATAAAATTAAAAACGAAGTAAATAATAATTATTTGTAGGAATAAAATGACACAAATGGAAAATAAATTATTAATATTAAAGGATTTGTTCGGTAATTATGAACAAATTGATAGAAATACGTTTAGAGTAAAATATTATTCTAAAATAGATTCAGCGTTAACGTTAATGATAACTCAAATTTCTAGACATTTTGAGATTAATATTTATACGTGTGATATAACAGATTTACCATATTTTTCAATAACTTTAAAAATATATGAATGATACTATTATTTTTATAGATGTTGATGGTGTGCTAAATACATTGCGTTCAGTTTTAGCAAGCGGTGATGAAAACATTTTTGACCCAATTGGATGTAGATTGATACAATTAATTTTAAACGAAAAAGAAAATGTAAAATTAGTAGTATCATCAACTTGGCGTTTTGACACAAATTGTATAGAAATATTTTATAAAAATGGATTTAAGCAAGAACATTTTCATAAAGATTGGAGAACAGGTTATATAAGCGTGTGTAAAAGGGGTGAAGAAATTCAACAGTGGTTAGATTCACATAAAGATATTAAAAATTATTGTATTATAGATGATGATTCCGATATGTTGGAAAGTCAAAAATATAATTTTGTTAAAATAGATAGTAATTTTGGTATAACATATGATGACTTTGAAAACATTTGTAAAATTATATTAGAAAAAGACTCTCTTAATGAAGAGTTACAAACATTAATGACAACAAATTTGAGAAAACATAATGAATTATGATAGTAATGATTCTGGATTTTTATCTGGATTGGCGTTAACAATATTTGTTTATTTAATAATATTTTATATTATTTTTCACTAACTATTTACTTTTTATAAAAAATGTATTATATTAGTATTGTAAATTAAATTAATTATTAAATACAAGAGGTTACAATGATTAACGTAGTAGTATTAAGACCATATTATTTATATAACGAAGTAACAGCAAACACTGTATATGTTAATGGTGTTAGGTTAAAATATTCTGTAGCAGAAGATGATGAAAATGACGGTAAGTTTATGACATGGTCATATAAAAATCAAGAAAAAAAGACGTTTAATACAATTGATGAAGCTGTTGTTTTTCTAATAAGTGAACATATTACACAAAATAAAAAAACAATAAATGATTTAGAAACAGAAAATGAAAAATTAAGTTCATCATTATATAATGAACGTAAATATCATGATGATGGTGGTGAAGTATTTTTATTATAATTTTTATGGAGTGATATTGAAATATAAAAAATGTAGTTGTTGTGAAAAAATTTATAATAATAAAAATGAAATTGTATTAAAAATTAGTAAAAATATAAAGTTTGCAATTTTTACTTGTGTTAAATGTAGTTATCAAATATATTTGGATAAAAAATGAAAACTAAATATGAAATAGAATTTGCTAAAAAGCGATGGCTTATGAAGTGTGATATGGCATCTATGATTGGTGATGTAGATGCTATAAATTATTCAAATGGTGCAATTGATGCATTAAATTGGGTTATAGAAAAATCCAATTTTAAAAAAGAAAATAAATTTAAAATGTTTTTATTTAATTTGAAAAAAATTTTATACAGATATAATTAGGTGATTTATACCACGATATATTTTTGATGATCCTGATGATTTTTATGATGGTGATGATATAGAAATTATTAAAGCAAAAATAAAAGAATCTGAAGAAATGTTAAGTAAATAAAAGAATATTATACAATTGCAAGTAATATTAAAATAAAATTTATGAAAAATTAAATTAACTATTTACTTTTTATAAAAAATATATTATATTAGTATTGTAAATTAAATTAAATATAAGAGGTTATTATGTTATTATTAAACTGCACTCCACACGATATTAAACTAAACAACGGTGAAGTTATTAAAACAAATAATACAATCGCTAGAGTTAGTAGTTCGTTTACTGAATTTGATGAAAATAACATTTGTTTACAAACATTTGGTGATATTATTAATTTACCACCTAAAACAGAAGGCGTGGTATATATAGTATCAGCATTAGTATTATCTGCTGGTAAGTTAATAGGAAGAGATGATTTAGTTGCACCTGCAACAGGTCACAAGGATTGTGTTAGGAATTCTGAAGGTCATATAGTATCTGTGCCTGGATTTGTTAAATAATTAAAATTGGAGTTAGTATGTTTAATGAAGGTTGTCTTGATTTTATTAAACTTTTGTTATCACCAAAAAATCAACATGATATTGAATCACCATTAATATTTAATACAACAAATATAAATAATAATATAAAATGTGTAAAAATAAAGCATGAATATTATTTTATAGGTTATGTGAATAAAAAAGAAATTGATTTTATAAAATTTTATAAACATGATATTGGAATGATTTCTAAAGTTTTTATAGACCAAAAAAGATTTAGAAATCATCCAAATATTAGTTTATTTGATGAAAATGGCAAAAATTATAATAGCAATGAAACTATAAAATATATACAACACTCCAATGTGTTTGATATAAATTGCGGATATTCTTTATTTTATAACAAAGAAAATATAAAAAATGAATACATAGAAAAAATGGAGCCAGTTTTAATACCTATTGATTTAGTTAATATAACAACAGATTATTTTATATATTGTGAACAATTTATTATAATGAATGAAAAAATAAAAAGTGATATTAAGGATATATTATGAAAAATTATGAACAAATTTTAACTAAAATATCATCATTGGAAAATGAATTAAAAACAAATAAAAATATCTCTTTTGAAGAACAGTGTCTTATTTTGGGTAAAATAACAATATTAAAATGGGTAATTGAAGAAAAAATGTGAGGTAAATTATGTCAGCGATATTTGGTAGCACATTTGATGAAGATTTTACTATAAAAGAAACAAAAATTAAAAATGTTTATGATATAAATAATTCAATAATAGAAAATATTATTAATATTATACAACCGAGTAATTTTTCAAATAGTATAAATATAATAGATGTTAAGAAAAATAGTTTTGGTATTTACGTTTATTATATTAACAATAACATTGAATATAGTAATAGATATGTGTTAAAAATTTATGAAAATTTAGATATAGAATTAAAGAGATTTGATAGTGTGAAAGGTGAATATATTTTAACACCGATTAAAAATTGTAAAAAACTATATTTTTATTTAAATAATAAAATGGCTATGTAATGTGGAAAAAAGATAAAAATCAAAAAAATACTTTAAAAATAAATAATTATAATTTAATAGAATTTTCAAGTAAAAATTTATCTAAAGAAGTTATCATTAAAATTTTAGATGTTGTTTATACATTAAAGTTCCCTGAATCACAAGAAGTTACAGAAAATTTTGTTAAAGAAATTTGTATTAAAATATTAAAAGAAGATTTAGATAAAATTTATGAAAAGTTAAATTAAGTATTTACTTTTTATAAAAAATGTATTATATTTATATTGTAAATTAATTAAGAGGTTACCATGAGAAATGAAACAGAAATAATAAGTATCATACATAACATTTTTAATGAAATTAACACATCAGTTGAAGTAAAATCAATTGGTACTTATTCAAATGTGAAACTTTTATTATTAGCAATAATGGAAGTTAAAAAAGAATCAAAGATATCTTTTAATGATTTTGATTCTGTAAAAAATATATTAAAAATATATAAAATAAATGTTGATGAAATTGTGTTAACATATGAAGATAATGTAAAAATATTTTTTAAACTTGAGTGTGAATTATAGAGGTAAATAATATGAGTATATTGTATGGTTACAACCACTTTCCGATATTGATGTCAGCATGGTATCAGCATAAAGATACTGACAAACCAACTTTCCCATTAGTTCATGCTGTTTTGACGTTTGATAATGCTACAAAATGTATATATAATGATTTATATCAAGTCTTGTCATATGTTGACAGAACAATTAAAGAATAAATTAGAAGAAGAAAATAATGAAAATAGAATTAGAAGTACACAAATGTTCATGTTCTACAAAAATATTTAAAATAAATAACATAGAGGATAAAAATGAATATACATTTTACATATGGAGAATTAAAACATATAATGATTTTAACTTTTCAAAAATCGTATGTAACTAATTATAGATACAAAAAACATAAATTTTGCTTGGATTGTTATACCTATCGAAATGGAATAATGTTTAAAGTACCTTATGGTATCGGTGTTGAATTTAATGATGATGACTATAAAACACTTTTTACGCTTTTTATTGATGATAATTATGATGTGTTTTTAGAAAATAGTAATAATGACCCAATGCATATCCATAACCAAACAAAAATAAGAAAATATATAAATTCTATAATTAATAAAAAGATGGTAAAATGAAAGAAATAGATGTTAATGCAACAATAAATATGATAACAAATTATTATTTTTATGATAATAATAAGGATTATGGTAGCACATATGATGGTTTAATTATTAATACTAATAAAGGTGAAATTAAAATAGGCATTGATAATAGTCAGCAGTGCTGTGAAAACTGGGGTTATGAACTTGAATTTACTCCAGATAATATAATTTGTGATTATGGTAGTGATTATTATGAAAAAAAATTACAATACTATGAAAATCAGCATATAGATAAAATTATATTTAACTCTTTAAATGATATTATTGTTATAGAAATATACTTTAATAATAAAAGCAAAATAATAATGAATATATTTAATGAACATAATGGTTATTATGCTCATGAATATTTAGTAGAAGTATTTGGTGAAGAAATAGAAAGAGATTTTATTTAATTAGAGAAATAAAATGAAATCAGAGCAAGAAATAAAAAATATGCGAAATCTTTACAAAGAAATAGTTACATCAGGAAGTAAAATCACCAGCGACAACAAAAGCAAACAGACTAAAATTGCAATAGAAGAAAACAAAAGGATAGTTAAAATGCTTGATTGGGTTCTTGAAGATAGCGAACCGAAACGAACTATATTTGATTTAACTGAAGAAGAATTAATCGAATTATGTGGAATAATTATATCACAAGAATATTGCACAACATCAACTATTAATCAAATGCAGATTAATATAGAACATATATTCTTTTGTTATACTCAATATTGGTTTAATCAAAATAATCGAAAAGAAGAATTACCATATTATATCAGTTTAGATGTTGATTTAGGTATAGAAATAGAACTATTTGGACAATCAATAGCTATGCGAAATATAACTAAATACTCTGATAGAATTAGAGAAATGTTAAGCAAACCAAAAGAGGAATAAAATGAAATATGTAAATAAGCCAACAGAACCAATACATTATTTAACAGAAGAACAATTAATCAAATTAGCAATAACTGGAATGTGTGGGTATTATTATCCAGGAATCAATATTGCTAATTTTAGCATTACAGATTTTGGATATTTTGAATCAGAATTTTTTGTTGAAGATAACCTAATGCAAGATGATAGCAGTGGTGTTTATTTTATGTTAAAAAATGAAGATGAAAAACAAAAAATGTATATCGAATTTAATTTAAATTATAATTCTTGTGATAAAGTTTTTCTGTTAGGCCATTTATTTATCTCTCATGCTGACCCAGTAATCCCAATTTGTGTTTGTGATATTCAATTTGACAATAATGAAAAAGTAATTAATAGTGATTTTGAAAAGCTTTATTATCAATTTTATAATGAAGCTTGCGAAAAATACGAAAAGAAAATAAAATTAACAAATAAAATTTAATAATGGAATAAAATGGAAAAATTAATAAAAAATGTGATTAAGAAAATTAAAATTGCAGAAATCAAATATCAAAATGAACCTAAAAATAAATTAGAATTATTAGAAAATGAATTATTAAATCTTTTTACTGTTTATAATATACAAAGATATTACAATGTCACACCAGATTATGGAATAGCAAAATACATAATTAATTTAATAGAACAATTAAAAAATCAACATAATAAAAAAATTTTATATAAGGAACAAAACAACTTGTTATGATATTAAAAAAAGAGAGCAATAAAAATGGAAAATATAATAGGATATACTAGAGATTTAAAAAAAGTTATAGTAATAGAAAAAATAAATTCAAAAGATATTATCGTGCAAGAAATTTATGAAGCAGATGGAAACGAATTTCCAAGCGGTGAAAAATTTATAGTTAGTGAGGTTTTTAACGAAAAGCCGATGACTTATAAAGAAAAAACACTTAAAAATTTAGAGGAAGATTTAGATAAAAGAATAAATATTCTAAAGGATAAAAATGAATTTTATAGAAAAAAGATTGATAATGAAACAAGCACATTAAGTGAAATTTTAGAAAATTATCAATCAATATTAAAGAAAATTACATCAAATAAACTTGAAACACTGATTAATTTTTTAACAGGTAAAATAAAATATGTTGTTATTTTTGATTGTACAAATGCTGGTATATATGATTTTATTGAATTTTTTAATTTTAAAGACCATTTTGGTAATATAAAATTAATATCACTTTTTGGTGATAGTGAAGGTGATTTAACATATAAAATTAATTCATATAATGATGGTAGTGGTGGTTATAGTCAAGTTTATTTTTTTACTAATAAAAAAGAAGCTAAAGAAAAACTACAGGAATTAATATTAGATGCAAATATTAGTAATTTTATTATTAAATTGGCAGAAGAATATAATTTAAAATTAGATGAAGAAAAATTGCAAAAATATAAACAAAAGCAAATGGAATCAATAAATTCAGACATAAAAAGAAAATTATTTGAAGCAGAAAAATTAAAAAAAGAATTAGAATTAATTAATTCTATATAAATTTTAAAAATTTTTATCATAACTATTTACTTTTGTAAAATAATTTATTATATTAGTATTGTAAATTAAATTATAAGAGGTTACAAAATGAAAACACCAGAAGAAATTAACAGTATATTAAACGAATATTATGGAACTGAAAATTACTACAAATTACCATTTAGTAGATTAGTTTGTACAGATGGTGTTGTAAGATTGGCTGAAGAGTGCCAATGTAATTGGTTTATTAATGAAATTAATATAGCAATTACAGAATTAAATAGAAAACGTTGTAGTGATTTTTACTCAATTACATTAAGTAAGAGCAAAAGAAAAAATAACTCATCAGCCAAAATAACCATAACTGATGGAAATGGATACACATTTAAAACTAAAAATATACAATTTACAGATTTTCCACTAGATGAATATGAGGTATGGTGTATTGATAATGTAATAATGTTAAAATCAGAATATTAATAGAGAGGTTATATTATGAGTTTAAATTCAGTTTTATATAAAAATGAAAAAGAAGCATTAAGCTGGAGAAATAATCATTTAATTGATGAATATTTTTCAGCAGTAGGTGAACATATTGATGAAAGAACGTATTTAATAACAGGAAAACATGTTAAAAATTTTATAAAAAACTTAAAAAAACAAATTAGCGAAAAAAGTTATGATGATACTTTTTATATATTGAAAGTATTAGTCAATAAAACAGAATGTGAAGATATTATAAAGGATTTTAAATCAATTTCAAATTTTGATGAAAGTAATGATAAAGATATTTATATTTATAATTCTTGGTAAATATTTTAATTAACTATTTACTTTTGTAAAATAATTTATTATATTAGTATTGTAAATTAAATTAATTATTAAAACAAGAGGTTACAAAATGGAAGAAGTTTTATTAATATGTGATGTTAATTTAGAAACAAAAAAATTATCTGTTTTAAACACAGATAGAAATATAGTAATAGATTTTAAAAATAACTTAAGATTTGAGGAATCTATTAAAAGATTATTAGGTTACTATAACGATTCAAACGCTATAGAAATTAAAATAAAAAGTTTTGATAAAACTTTTACACTATACTGCAAGGATAAGGTGTGTGCAGTTGTTGAAAAAGGATTTGATTATACAATACGAGGTGCTAGGAAATATTTTAAACATCGTAAGATTGAAGGTGATGAATTAGATAGATTTAAAAAATCTTATAAATCATATAGGACTTGGAAAAGAATTTGCGAATCATTTTTTAAATAACAAATAATAAAACAAAGAGGTTATTATGACAATCATAGTTAAAATTAAATCTTACGAAGAAACTAAAAATGAAATTATATACAAAGAAGAAGGAGAATTTGAAACATTTAATGTTGATGTTATTAAAAGTTCCAAAAAAATTTTTATTGAAGCACATGGTATAGATGGAAAATGTTTTTATCCGTATAGTCATGAAGTTGAAGTGAAAGAAAATACAACATATATTGTTGAATGCGAATCCAGAAAACGAGGAATCGTTAATATTTATGAAATTGTAGAAATGAAGCAAATTAATTAAAAATGAGGTTATAATGAATATACATGATTTCAAATCAGCAAAAGAAGTTATTGAATTTTTTAATATAACAACATCAGATATTATATCAAATAGTATTAACAACAGTTTATTTGAATTAAAAAACAATAAAATAGTTTTTAAATCAAATGATGATGTGGTTGGTCATTATTCACCAAATAATCCAGATGGTGGTAGATTGTTTCATCGTGCTGTTGTTATAGAAAAACCTGAACATTCTGTGACCATTATTTTTGATTATAGAGAAAAATGGTACACTGGATTACAATTAACATTAATAATAGATAAAGAATGTGTTAATTTTATATATGATGAAGAAAGCTGGCCTGAATGGATTATTTTAAATGATGACTTTGTTGATTGGTTTGTAAAATTTTTTGATGTTGAAGAAGATTAATAAACTTTGGAGTAGTGTGTGAATAATTTTTTAATATTATTAATATTAATATACATATTATTATTATTTTTAGCATTTATTGTTGTGCAAATGTATCACATGATAAACAATAAAATAAATATGTTGTTTAAGTATAGTAAATCATTAAATGAAAGTGTAGAAGCATTAAATGATTTAAATTTTATTAAACATAGTAATGATTTAGAAAAAGTAAGAGAAATTTTAAAAAAATATGAAAAATAAAATTATAATTTAATTAATAGGTCGTATTATGAAAAATTGTTATAAATATATTTTAACTGATGAATTTATAGAAGTTTTTTATAAAAAACTTTATAGAATAAAATCATTAATAGATTTTTCAAATGTAAAAGCAGGCGGTTTAGGAGGATATGTAGAATCTGAAAGCAATTTATCACATGAAGGAGATTGTTGGATTTATGGTAATGCCAAAGTTTATGGTAATGCTAGAGTTTATAATAATGCTATAGTTTATGATAACGCTAATATTCATGGTGATGCTGAAATTTATGATAATGCTAGTATTTGTAATACTGTTGTAATTTATGATAGTGCTAGAGTTTTCGGTAATGCTATAGTTTATGGTAATGCTAGAGTTTTTGGTAACGGTAAAGTTTTTGGTAATGCTAGAGTTAACGGTGATGCTAGGGTTTTTGGTTATGGTGAAGTTTATGATGATGTTGGTATTTGTGGTAACATTGATATTTATGATAATGCTAAAGTTTATGGTCATTCTAAAATTTATGGCTATGTTACAATTTATGATAATGCCGAAGTTTATGATAACGCCGAAATTCATGGTAATGTTAGTATTTTTAATAATGTTAAAGTTACAACGAAAATAACAAATTTAGCAAATTGTTGTAAATGGAATGTAGTTATGACCGATTATCATTTAATAGTTGGTTGTAAAGTTAAAAGATATGATGAATGGATTGATTGGTTAGATAATTCAACAGAAGAGTTTTCCACACCACGTGATTCAGACGATTTTATATTAATAGAAAACGCTATTAGATTTGCAGTATCGCAATATAAATTATTAAGAAAAGTTATAAAATTAAAAAACACGTATAAGTTTTCATTATAAAAAATATTTTAATTAACCATTTACTTTTTATAAAAAATATATTATATTAGTATTGTAAATTAAATTAAATATTAAATATAAGAGGTTACAAAATGAAAAACAACGAACCAAAACCAATACCAGCAAAACTAGTATTTTCTGGTTTAACAAAATCCGATTTAAAAAAAGTTGTTGAAGCAAGAGAACAAGGTTATGGCTATATGGTAGCTGGAAAAAATACATTTTATTATGAATATAAAGATTTACCTAAAAATGTACATTATGTTGATATATCAGATTTATATTCATTACTACTCGAAAGAGTGTTTTTTGGTAAAAAATAATTATTTATTTATTGTTAGTTAAATATGCAAAATATGAATTAACTAGTTATTCACAATACATTCAAAATGATTCAGAATTTATTATTACTGCAAAAATAACAGAGAAGGAGTAAAAAATGTTTATAATTATTTTTTTAATAACCATCGCAATATTAACATTATTATTCCAATATTCTGGAATAGATATAGTTTATGAAAAATTACATAGTAAAGTTATTTTTGCTATATTATCTACTATTGTTTTTATCTCATTATTTCTTTCAATGTGTTTTATAAAGTTATTAATATTTAATAATAATTTAGAATTTGTAACGTATAAAATAAATAACAAATATTACACAGTTGAATATAATATAGATGATGAACAATTTTTAAATAATATTGAGTTACAAGGTGTATCTAACACACCAGAACAATCGGTTAGTAATTATATAAAAGCTGTTAAATTAAAAGAAGAATATAAAGATTCATTAAAAGTATTGAAAGGATTTAATAATAACAAACCATATAAAAAATAATTATTTAAATAAAATAGATAAAATCATCATGAAAAATACTATAGATTTAGTGAAAAATGAATTAAATAAAATAAATGATGAAATAAACAAATATGAGAGAAAATTAGATATTAATCAATCTGATGATAATTATTATGATACTATTAATATTCTTAAAGATTTATCCGCAAAAAAATTAGAATATATTGAGTTTTTAAAAAGAGAATCAATAATTGAAACTATACTAAATAATATTTTAATATCAGATTCAAACAACACACATTGCTCACCTAATTGCATTTATTTATTATCATTTAAGAGTAGCGAGCATTGTTCATTATTTTGTAAAAAGGTAGTACTGGATGAAAGATTATCTGATTGTTATTTATTAAAACCAATAAAAAATTAAAAATAGGTATAAATCATGTGTTTACAAACAATGACTAATAAAAATTACTTTTTAATAAGATTTAGATTTCCAAATATATATAAATATACTGGTTATATTGCTAATAAATTTTTTAAATTAGATGTTAATAGTAATATACCATCTCTTAATTCATTATACATTAATTATAAATATAAGCTTAATAAAAATAAAGCAGGAATAAAAATAAAATCTGATAACAACCTACAATCAATAGACCAATGCGTTAATGTCGTAAATTCTATTAATGATTTTGAAAAGAATAATAATATTTGGAAATCTAAACCATATGAGTGTAATTTAGGTTACCGTGCTGAATTAATTAATATTAAAACTAAATATAAAATAGAAACATATTGCACTGCCAAATCATTAACGTATTACCACATTAATATTCCAATATATTTTACACACGGTGATATTCAAATAATAGGCGATACTAGTATAATAATTAATGAATTTACAATATTATCACCAAATAAGCTAATTAATAGTAATTTATTAGATTTTATGATAATTGAAGAAAAGAAAGAATTTATAGAAAAATATAAAAAAATATATAAATATCTATTAAAAATAGAAAAAGAACAAAATAAGGATAACTTATAAATAATATGAAATATATAAAAAACAAATTAAAAAGATTTTATTACAATGCTGATTTTATCATATTATATTTTTTCCATATGATATTATTATATTTAATATTATTTACACCATTTTTATTTATTTATGAAGGTTTTACAACAGAAAATATCAGTGTATGTTTATTTCTTATTATAACCATAATATTAATAATTATATTAGGAACAAAACAAAATACATATTACACAAAGCAATGTTATGTAAATGTATTATTAAATAATCCAGAAAAAGTAATGAACATTATAAAACTAACCACAAAAAATTATAGATGTAAATGTACTATTTGTGTAGATGGTGATAACAACATAAGTTATACACGCAGTTTTATAAAGAACACTGAAAATATATTTTATATTGATATAGATATTAAAGGAAATAGTTATATTGATATATATGGTAAAATAATAGAAAAATTAAATAAAAAATATTTTAAAAGGAGATAAAAAATGTATATATTAACAAATTCTAAATCAGTAAAAATGAACAAAGATAACCACTTTCATAACAAATTATTTTTAGATAGCATTAATAACAAAATATATTCAAGCGACCAATACATAATAAAAAACTTTGATATTGAATTAACAGAAGAAGAAAAGAATTTATTAGGTGAACACATATATAACTTTGATGCTGATTTATTAACTAAAATAAGAAAAGAACAGTATATAGCAATAGTATTAGAAGATAATATATTATATTTAACATTTGAAAGTAATAGAAGCATTAATAAATATCCATTAGAAAAAGAAAGCGTAAAAGTTTCAGACCCATATAAATTTGTAAATAATAATAAATTAGTAATTTCAATACCAAAACACATATTGAAAGAATTAGCAAACAAAGAAGAAAATGAAAAAGAAAACATATTATTATGCTTTGATACTGATAAACTAACACCAGAATCAATACGTACATATGGCATATATAATAATGGTACTAAAGGAATGTTTGTTTATAAAGTTAAAGATTTAAAACTTGATGATTACTTTGATTTTCCATGTAAAACTGAGTAAAATATGTATTATACAAGATTATATTATATTGATGTATTATTAAACAATCCAGTAAAGTTAATGCATGAAGTTGAAAAATATATAAGTGAACATAATAATTCTATTTGTACTATATATGTAACAGAAGAAAATGATATAGAAGTATATTATAATAGTGATTGTGATTGTAAATATACATATGGATATAATGAGTATTTTTATTTTAATATTATAGATTGTAATAATATATATGATAAGATAATAATACAACTAAATAAAATACGTAATAAGTATTTAGAAAATTGTAAATATTAGTAATTTTATGTACATTTTTAGACTGAGTGGTCATATTTTGGAATATATGGTCATTTATTGAACTGGTGAGTATATTTTAATATAGTGAGTGTGTGTTTATTGTTTTAAATGTGAGGTATTATGATGTAGTGTGAAAGAATGAGTTATTCATTTGTCAATTTTACGTTAGATTTCGCAGTTAGGGTGGGGTAAAAATAGTATGATAAAAAGTTTTTTATTATTTTGAAAAATGAGTAAAGTAATAGTAAAAACAAAGCGGAAATAAATTAAAAATTACTACTCACTCAACCGCTCCACCCAAAAAAAATTCAAAATAAAAAATAATTATTACCAAACAATTATTATTTCAATAATAATTAATAAACCAAAACAGGAGTCACCAGCAATGTTACCAAGAGATAGAATAAGCAAAATACTCACTCAAACATTTGAAACCCAATTCAATTATAAAATAGACACATTATTATTCAGCAACAACTCTACAATCTTAATCAGCATCACAAAAGATATTTTTTACATAGACCAAACAATAATAACAGGCATACACACCAGTTTAGCAAATCAATTTAGAAAATTAAATCACAACATAAAAATACAGAATATAAGTTACCACCGCATATCTGATACAATAATGATGAACTTCTATTTTAATATATATAAAATAGAAGATAGTATTAAATTAACAAAATTAAAAAGCACAAACAATTTAGACCGAGTTACTTATAATTCAAGTTTAGATATTGATTATTCTAATATAGTTAGTATATTAGATAAAGAACATATATTAGAGCAAACTTACAGAGGTTTAGTATGTGAATGGAGATTCAATATATACGATAATATTAATGTATTTAATTATAATAATGAAGTAGTGGTATTGTATTGCTGGAATATTGATTTAAGTATTAATATTAATAATTATAAAAATATAACTAAATGGTATATAGCATCTTCTTCTAATAGAGCCGCTGAGTTATTTAAAAATTATTTTAATGATAAGTTAAATGAAAAATAATTATTATGATAATTTTTTTTTACTAACTATTTACTTTTTATAAAAAATGTATTATATTATATATGTAAATTAAATTAATTATTGAGGTTATAAAATGGAAGACATGGTTAGAAAGATAATGAATGAAAATAAAGAAATAGTTATCACTATGTATCCAGTTATCGGTGAGTTCTTTTGTGAAGAAATGGAGTCAAGTAGTTATTACTTAGTTTTTCAAAAAATAGATGATAGTAGCTGGAAGTATTTTATTGTTGATTATAATGATGATGATAATGAAACTAGAATAGTATCAGATGAAGATACATATAATATAGTAAAAAAGTTTTATGATACTGAAGATAACTCAGCAATATATTATAATGCTTCAGTTGATTACAATGAAGAATTTACTTTTTAATACATTAATATAAGAGGTTACAAAATGAAATACACTGTTAAAAAACAAGATTATTCAAGAATAGAAATTGGTAACACAACTGTTGAAACTACAGTTGTAGTAACGGAAACAAGAGAGATTAGCCAACAAAAGATTGATGAACTTTTTGATATTGGTGTTTATAGTAATTTATTTGTTGTAGTGTTAAAAGGTACTAAGTTACCAGAAGATGCATGGATAACAACTGATGATGAAGTTAGATTTGAACCAGAAAACTGGAGTGACGATATATATTATGCCTACAGTGAAAATTCATCTGAAGAAGCAATTAAATCATTATTAGAAAGTTTAGATTTAGATAAATTTAAATTTTAATTATTGAGGTTATAAATGAAATATATTGTTCAAAAACGAGATTATTCAAAAATTGAAACTGGTAATATAATTACCGAAATCAGCACAGTAATAACAGAAATAAAAGAAATCTCAGATGCAGAGATAGCTGAGAGATTCGAAGTAAAAAAATATGGTTGTGACTTATGGTTAGTTGCACCGAAAGGAACTGACATGCCGATAAACGCATATTTACGTGATACTAAATATGGTGAAGAAATTTGTTTCTCACCAGAAAACTGGAGTGATGATTTTATTGAATATAGTTACGGAAATACATTAGAAGAAGCTATTGAGGATATGTTATCATAATGAAAAGAGAATATTCTGAATTAATATATACAGCAGACTGGAAAGTTAATTATTCAATTTTATTTAATAACTTGAGTAAAAAAAACCGCAGTACAATTAAACAAATAAATAGAATTATATATTTAGCTAAAGCATATGCTGAGTTAGAAGGAGATGGGCTATTCACTTGCTAATTTAGAAGGAGTTGGGTATGAATAATATAAAATATTTTAGATGGAAAGGTTCTTTTAATAAAACATTTGGTATAAATAAAGATGGAATGATTGATTACCCAGATTATTTGAGTAAATATACTAATAATTGTAGTAGTAATTTATTTTTATCTACAGATATATTAGGAAGATTAATATTATGTGAAAATAATATTGATACGTTAATTGCACATGATGGTGATTATGTTGTATATGTAGAATCTAAAGATTTCTTTTCACCAGTATCACCAAAGTTATTAAACTTTTTAATTGATAGTTAATTAAACACACTTGATAAAAAATAAAATAATTATTATGATAATTATTTTCACTAACTATTTACTTTTTAATTATTTTTTATTATATTATATATGTAAATTAAATTAATTATTAAGAGGTTACATTATGAAAAAAGTTGAAAAGTTAACCAGAGTTGAATCAGAAGTATTGGCAGGAATTTTACTTGACACGCCTAATGCAAGATATAAAGAAAAATATTTATATAGTGGTGCGGCTAAAGGATATATCGTTAAAGCTTATAAAACTGAATATTTAATAAGCATTTACGAAAATTTAGATGCAACTGTTGTTGAACTAGGTTGTGTTAATGCGGTTCAACAGTTAAATAACATTGTTAAGTATATTGATAAAATACATGAATTTTTAGCTGATTAAATACAAGAGGTAATAAAATAATGCAAATACACCATGTTTTAGCCATGTTCTGCTTAGCTACAGTAATAATGTGTGTTGTAGGAATAATGCAGACTAAAAAATGAAAATAAAAGATAGTAATACAGCAGTGGGTGTTATAGCAACACCCACTGCTGATAATATATATTTTTTAGAAACTCTTATAAAAAACAATAGTAATTTTTATAATGAGTTTCCTTTTATTTTATTCATAATAAATGATTATGATAAAAATAATTTTAAAAATATATTAAAAAAGTATATTAAAACTAATATACAAGTAATAAAATTAAAACGTAACTTAGGTCACACCTTCGGCACAATTGACATGGATAATATGGTTCATAAATATTTTTATGATACTAATTTTAATTACTTTATAAAAATGTCAATTGATTTAATAATCAATAAAAATATTTTAGAGTATGAATTAAATAATTCAAATGATTTTTATTACATTAACAACATTGGTTATAATGCTCTCAGTGATGTTAATTTAATAAATAAAATACATTCTCAAGAATATTTTTACCCGCAAACAAATTTTTATATAATAAAAAATAAATTATTTAAAAATTTATATGATGAAAATAATTTATTAAAATATTATAATATATATATAAATAATAAAGAAAATAAAAAAGCATGGGAGTTATTCGATGGATTCTGTAGTGAACAAGTTTTAGCTAATGCTGTTAGTGAAATAAGAAAATTAAATATGCTAAATGATTTAGGTGTTAAAAAACTTATTAACTTTATAAAGTTTTTTAATATACATGATGGTAGCCATAAAAATATTATGTACCCAACTTATTTAGGTAATATGGTTCATTATCATGGTGGTAAAATAATAAAATTATTATGATAATTTTTTTTACTAACTATTTACTTTTTAATTATTTTTTATTATATTTATAATGTAAATTAAATTAATTATTAAGAGGTTACATTATGAACAAGCAATTAGAAAACATATTAAAAAAATATGCAGAAGAAAATAATCACAGCATATCATACTGGTCATCACACTGTTGTAAAGTTACATCATTTTATGATGTGTATACGACATATTTAGGAGATGGAAACTCCAGAACGATGTGGATGAAAATGTGGATGTATAATGGCGAATTTACCGTTAAGTTATTTATTTTAGATAGTAAAAGCGAAATAGATGATGTTGAAATAACTAATATTGATATAGAACAGGATGATATAAATACAGTTAAAAATTTATATATAAATGGTGAGGTTTAAAATGAAACTTGAATTCCATGTAACTAGATTTTTATGTTATCCTTTAGTTTTCAAAATAAACGAAAAGCAAGGTTCAATAAAAGATTTTGGTGTACATAAATTTGATAAAGAAGATAAATATTCATGCACTAATACAAAGTTCATTGGTAGCACAGATGAACAAAATATTAGAACACAATGCGAACATTACAATATAACAAAAGATGAATACCTTAAAATTATTCAATTATTAGAAAAAAAGTTATCATTTGGTAAATGCAACATGTGTTATTAAAAAATAAATAATAAGAGGTTATATTATGAAACTAAGTGAAAAAAGATTAAACGAAGAAAATAATATTGAATATGATGTTTATGAAAATGATGAATTTATAGGAACTATTGAATATTACGAAAGTATGTATGATGATGGAATTCCACCAAGTTGGTCATTTACCATTAAAATTAAATCAAATGATTATAAAACAAAAAAAGAAGCTATACAAGCTTTACTTAATTTCAATAAAAAATTGGAGTAGGAAATGAATAAAATAATAGAAAACTTATTATTGCCAAAACCCAATTTTAAAGTAGGACAAGTTTGGGGTGATATAAATACAAAATATCAATTTGTTATTACTGATGTTACTTATGCAAAATTTGGTATCGTAAGAGGATTAATATTAGGTGAAAATAATTTTGGTGATAAATTTGATGTGTTATTAAAGAAAAAAAATTATCCGAATATTTTAACCAGAGACCGCTGTACTATGAGAATAACAGACGGGCCAATTTATGTTAAAATGTTAACACAGTATCATTTTAACTTAACTGATAGCGATATGAATAAATTAACTAAGTCATTATTAGTTCAGGATTATGAATTTGAACATATGCAAGAACTGATAAATGCAAAATATTTAAAAAAATTAAATACTTACCATTTTAAAGCTATTAAAACTTTAGAAAAATTTTAAATAATAAAATTAAACAATAAGAGGTTATATTATGATTTTAAGATTTTTAGAGTTAGTTGAAAAGTTATTAAGAGAATATATAAAAGATTACCACGTAACGCATTTAAGTTTACGTGCTAATGAACCGCTTGGTTTTATATTAGAAATAGACCTAAATGAATCATTCTTAATAACGTCAGATTTTTTTGATGATATTAATAAATTTTTAATTAATGAATTTGCTGAATTAAA